AATGGGAAAAGCGTTGGCAGAAACTCTACACCTGTGGAGGAACCGGCTATGTCAACGTCATCTACAAGAATCATCTCGATGACAAGCTGACCAGCGATCTGCTGCTTTAGTATCTCGCAAAGGAGGAGAAGAAATGATCTATCTCATCGTTGCCATCATCTTTGGGGTTCTTTGGCTCGAATACGAGATCAAGGACCCCAATGGAAGACTCTACGATCTTTTCCACGATCCCCGTGATTAAGAAATATATTTGAGGAGGTTGTTGTCGTGTACTACGTATACGTTGACGATCACATCGATACGCAGTTCCGCAGCCCTGTGGCTGCGGAACTTCGCGTTAAAGAGCTTCTTCGCTCCGGAGAAGACGCCTATGTCGTCTTCGATGAAGGAGGGAGGTAGCCGTATGAAGATTATCGTCGCTGGAGGTCGCGACTTCAGCAACTACGAGCTTCTCTCCAGAAAGCTTGATGTCATTCTGTCCAGGCAGAAGGATATTCAGATCGTATGTGGAGAGGCTCGTGGAGCAGACGCTCTCGGAAGAAGGTACGCAGAAGAACGTGGCTACACAGTTCTCTCGTATCCTGCCAACTGGGAGAAATACGGAAAGTCTGCTGGGTTCCGGCGTAACGAGGAGATGGCGCGTGTCGCCGATGCTCTCGTTGCTTTCTGGGACGGGAAGTCCAAAGGCACCTGTAACATGATACAGCTTATGAAGAATAGGCCTACCAGAGTTATCAGGTATTAAGCGAGTTGTGCATCGCTTAGAGTTTGCACAAGGTTAGCCGCCAAAGGCTTTTTCTGTTTACCAAAACTACAAACTTGAAGGAGGCAAAACTATGGATACTATCGTAAAGTACAACGTCGCCAGCAACACTTATGAGAAGATCGCCGTCTTCTCTTCCGAGTTCACTCGCAAGCTGGAGACCATCGGCGTCGAAGACGCCATCATCAAGATCTGTGCCGAGGTTCCGTCAGGCAAGAAGTCTGACGTTGAAGCCAAGGAAGCCGAAGCCAAGAGCAAGCTCACCCATTGGTGCGCTCAAGGCTTCGACCACAACGGTCATCGGTATTTCCCGTTCGAGGCCGGCTCTTCCGATATCAGGAAGGCCACGTCCCTCTGGCTCCGGGAGGAGCTCCTGCCCATCATGGGCAAATGGTGCCTTTGCGGCCTCAAGACTGCAGACATCAAGCTTGCGATCAACAAGTACATGGCGTACTTGGGATTGCTGAGTTCTGCTTCCAAGCCTTTCGTCGAGGTGTTCGGCAGAACTATCGATATCCGCCGTGTGGCGATCATCCCGGATGGCTCAGTCACTGTTAACTCCGTCGTTGACCTCGTCAGCGGCGATGTGACCCATGACGTTGATCGTTCCTGCGAGATCAACGCTTTCGATGGATTTGGCATCATTCGCAGAACGCTGACTAACGGAGAATCCTGCACTCTTCGTGGCCCGTGGCTCAAGGCGTTCGTGCAGGCAGTGAACTTCAAGGATATTGCCGCGTTCGCCTACGAACATGGCATCAAGCCGGAGTTCAAAGATTTCTGGGGCAACACCGTTCGCCTTGCGGACGTCGATGTTATCCTCACAGAGTCCTGCTTCAAAGCAGCTAAGCTCTATCAGAGTTGGACTCAGTATCAGGATGCTTTCGAGCAGATGGGTCACACCATCTGCGTGTGCGTTCGTGAGCACAAGCCCCGCCTCAAGGGTATGCCCTATCAGCAGGGTCAGACCCTGATGGGTACTGAAGACGACGCTCTGCATTTCATGCAGCACGCTAAGGCTACCGTCTTCAAGTATCACGATCCGCAGGAAGCCGCAAAGCTTCTGCGTGGTGAGCATCGTCTCGCTGTCCGGATGTATCCGGCTCTCCTGAATGAACGGCATACCCGGAAGTCCGTTCAGGAGAAGTATGCCTCCAAGCGTATGGACATGCTTGGTGGTCGTATTCCTGAACTGGGATACAACGCTTTCCTGGCTCCGGATATGGTTGCCTTCGTTGAGCACCTCTTCGGTCTCGAGATCAAGGGCTTCCTGAAGGCCGGAGAATGCTGCTGCCACGCAGCGCATGAAGGCCCTGTAGACGTGACAAGGAATCCTCATCTGGATAACGCTCACGTCGTCCTGATGAACAACATGGATATGCCCTTCTGCGAAGGTCCCACGATGTTCATCAATATCTTCGACATGACCACCATTCAGATCCGTGCGGATTATGATGGAGACCATGTCTGGTACAGCCAGGACGAGTATCTGCTCGATCTGGTTAATCGCACCTTCGAACAGCTGAAGAATATCCCGATTGACTGGGATGTCGGTAAGGCAGAGAAGGTTGCGATCACGAAGTCTGCGATCTGCAGCTTCATCACCAATCTTCTTCATGGTTCTGAGATCGGTATCTATGCTGACACCATGACGAAGATGTGGAACAGCCAGTACAACCGTGATACCTGCGACTGGCTGACCTATGCGGGTAATGTGCTGATCGATGCTGCGAAGCACGCGGCTGTGAAGATCGATAAGCCTGAACCCGTGAAGGCGCTGTCTGCAGTTCCGCTGCCTGAGTTCGCCCGTTACGCGAAGGCTGATGCAGAGCATCCTGCAGATGATCCCTATTGGGATGAGATCCGCAAGTACACGGGCACTCCTCGTGTGCAGTATAGCGGCTCCTTCCTAGACATGTATTCCAAGGCCGTCAAGGAGAACGTCCCGGAAGAACTGACCATCGACGGTATCGAAGATGAGATCTTCGACCCGTACATGCTGAAGATCAAGGCTGATCGTAAGCTGGTTCCTGGTCTGTTCAAGAAGGGCAAATTCAACATGGAGCTTGGTACCTATGAGGATACCGGGCTCTTCAATCAGATCGCGTTCCGTCACTCTGACGAGTGGAACGCTCTGATGAGCACCGCCGACGCCAAGATGCATCGTGACGAGTGGGAAGAAGCCTGCAAGCATGAAGCTCTGCAGGAGATCGTGTACTACGTCCGCAACCTGTATGCGGATCGCGATCTGACCCGCGTCAGCGATGACAGCATTCTGGACGCCGCTTACGATTCCATTGTCACGCTCATGTTCGCTTCGAAGATGACTGATGGCATGGACACCGTGACCAAGCAGTGCTTCTGGCGTGTGTTTGGTGATCGGGCCGTTAAAGCCCTGCAGAAGAACGGCTGCTTCATCGAGCGTGCCGAAGACAACTTCGATGAAGAGTTCGAAGACTTCGACGACGATGACGAAGTGTTCTCTGCTGACTAACGTTTACTTTCCCGTCCGGGCTAAAGCCCGGGCGGGTACTTTTGATTATTTTGAAGGAGGATGCAACATGTATAAAATCTTTGTAACAACAGACCGTGAGTTTGGCGAAATCGACTGCATAGAAGAAAACGACAGGAATACCGCCAACATCATATGGAAAAACTTAATGAGCCTTGGATGCCCCATCATCACGGTGAATGAAAACTCGTTTAAGATATGGAACGCTCGCCAGAATCATCAGCCGGAGAATCTGAAGAGTTCTGATTGGCCTGAGTGGGCAACTGCCGAGTGGGAAGGACGAAAGTCCGACAGCTACCTTGGCGCAAAGCTGATTGACTGGGACAGCCTGGGATGCTTCGAACTTAGACACGCCACCATGACCGATGCTGGAGCAAAGAAGCTTGACAGAGCGTTCTACACGTACCGTGGAATCAAAATGTTCTCCGTTACAGAGTACGATTGAATCTTGATACACGGGAGCCTCTCCGAGATGGCCGTCCTGGGCAGGACGTTAAACTACCCAATCTGAATAGACCGCCTCCGATGGAGACGGCCTCTTCAGGTTCTAAATTCCTTCCAGACCTGGACGTCCAGATCTGGAATTTTTATATATTTTAAGGTGAGCCCATAGAGGTGAGCCATATATTTTTTGCCGTTTAATCATACTTTGTCTATATCTCATTGTTGTTTTGTTTTACCGGGCTGAAGCCCTGCTTGGTACTGGTGACAGAGTTCGCTCTGAATAATGTTACTTGGAGGTAGCAGTATGGTTCAGCTTATCGCAGTACATCCAGACGGCAAACAGACCGTTGTCAACAACACTCAGGACTTGAACTTCCTCGACAAGATCGTCGAAGCCCGTGACGGAACCATGTGGATTGGCTCCGACCTCTGTGACCTGCGGGTGCAGGTAGTCAAATGACCTTATCGTAGCTGGCTGCCGCTTAATAGCCGGTCGGTTACGCTTCTTCATGAACCTCCTCCTTTTGTCCCGGACATGACGCTAAACTGTCCGACACCTCCTTCAGCGGCAACGGATTAAAGACGTCGGCGAGCGTCTATCCGTTGCCATTTTTTTCGATGCTCGTTTCCGGGCTTCTAAGGGGCCTTCCGGCGCTTCCAGCTTTCGGATGAGTATTTGGTCGTCTGATTACGGAGACCCATCCTCTGCCCACTTTGAGCGCCACCAAAACGCATCCATTTCCTGCGGGAAAAAATTACCCGGCTACGCTCCCCTTAATAAAAAATTTTCCCGCCGGGCTAAAGCCCTGCTCGGTACTTATGACCAATCAACGGTCACTATATAAAAAAGGAGTTGAACCCCATGTATCAGGTCACGATTCATACCGATGGCGCCTGCTCCCATAACGGGGCTAAGAATGCCATCGGCGGCTACGGTGCGATTCTTGTTTTCGGAGAGCACGAGAAAGTCATCCGCGGAAACGCGATTGGCACGACTAACAACAGGATGGAGCTCACCGCTGTGATTCAGGGTGTACTCGCTCTCAAGATGCCGTGCCAGGTTCAGGTTGTTACTGATTCCCAGTATGTTGTTACAGGCTGTAAGTCCATGAGGGCGTGGCTGAAGAAGAAAGATTTCCCGAACAAGGATCTCTGGATTCAGCTGATCGAAGCCGGCAACAAGGGCGGCCACAAAATCAAGGTCGTCAAAGTTCAGGGTCATTCCGGCGAAGTTTATAACGAGCGTTGCGATGCTATCGCCCGCGAGCAGATCAGGAAGGTGATGCGTGGATGAACTACGAGATTGTTGACGACATCTTCACCGGAGAAATGCCGGATGGAGATCTGACCCATGACGAAGACGAGTTCTTCGACGCGTGGGCAGAAGAGTATTTCGACGAGTATGTCGATCCATGGGAGGATTGGCTATGACAGCAGTAGAGTTCGTTACGATCCTGATTATTACGCTGTTTCTCATAGTCTGTTCTTTTATTTCCGGTCTTACGCTGGCAGAACGGTTTCACAAGCAGGCAGAGGAAGACAGACGTTATGCTCTTGAAAAGCAGTATCTCCGGATCAGAGCAAACGCTGACGCTGACGATCCTGTCGGCCCATACGTGTCCAGGCACAAGATGCAGTTGCCTCCCGAATTCGAGGAACACCTCCGGCAAAACGGGAGAGCAACGGTTTCCATTAATTCCGATTCATAATATCCCTATTTTCCAAACATTCCTGTATCGACCGGGCTAAAGCCCTGGTTGGTACGAATGAGGGAAACGAAAACCCTCACGCTGCGCAAAACAAACAAAAACTTTAAATTTGAAAGGAGAAAAAACTATGAATTGCGCTATCATGACTGGTTATCTGACTGCTGATCCCATTTCCAACAAGGTGAAGTCCGGTGATAAGGAAGTTACCGTCACCAATTTCACGATCGCCGTGCGTAACAGCTTTGGCGAAGGTGCCGAACCCGAGTTCGTGCGTGTCAATGCCTGGCGTGGTCTGGGCGACAGCTGCGCGAAGTACCTGAGCAAGGGTCGCCGGGTTGAGGTGCGTGGTCCGATTCACCTGAACACCTACATCAACAAGTACGGTCAGCCTGGCGCTCGCCTGGAACTGCGTGCTGACATGGTGGAGTTCAGCGGTGCCAATCCGAACGGTCAGGCTGCTGAAGCCGGTGAGACCGCTGCGGAGCTTCCCTTCGAGGAAGAGTAAGTAGAACCCGATAAACAGGGGCATGGCCGATTGGCTGTGCCCCATTTTTTTCTTCGGGAAATTCCACCATTCGAGAATGCCTATATAGGAGAGAGAACAGCCATGCCTTTGCTTGGCTCTATTTTTTTGATGAGGCCCCGCTCTTTTCCAGACCTGCTGCTTTTCAGACCGCTCCTCTTTTCCCGGCCCCCAATCTTCCACCGGTTCGACTCGCTTAAAAAATTTTCTCGCTGACCAGGCCGGCACTCTATTAAGCCAGGTCTGCCGTCATGCAGTGACACGACAGTCTTAATGCAGGGCTCGTCTCCCTGCGCTGCCAATTTCATACAGAGTAATACAGCAACTCAGGCGACATCACCTCTTAAGTCCGGATAGCATATAAAATTTGTCAGGCTTACCCGGACGATGCTGATGCGAACCAGCGTCTCTCGTGCTGTAGGGAGTCGGCACGGCATCTCCAACGCATTATGCTGCTTTTTAGTGCGTACCTCGTGCCGTGTGATTATATTTGATCAAATGTTTTTTCACACATTCGAAAATGGCTATATAGGAAAGAGAGACCCGTCTCACAGCGAGACGATTGCATACGGGGTGAATATCCCGTAAGAGAGGACTCAAGCTTGCAGTCAAAACCTTCTTTGTGCCATAAAAGCATCACCTCCTTTCTGTAAGGGCTGGCGGACTGTCTGTGAAAGTCTGTATTTCTTCTCTCTGTTCGGATCACATTGCGTCATCCAGCTCCTGCGCAGGCCATATGGCTGTGACAGACCGAATCTCTGAAGAAATATTTCTTATTTATATATAATATATATAATATAAGAAGAATTATTCTCTTTCTAATAAATTATTCAACAATGAATGGAAATATTGATTATATTATTTAACAGGATTAATTGAATTACTGATAGGGAATTATATAACTAAAAATATATCTTCCTCCTGTATTATAACTAAAAAAATATCTTCCTCCCATCTAACAATTAAAAATATATCTTCTTCCTGTATAATAACTAAAAATATATCTTTCATAAAAATAAGAAAACAATCTTTTATTTAAATCCTCTATAATAACCGGAAATTCATTTTTTAAATATGAATATATATGAATTAAATTCTTTTTCTATAATAAACTTAAACATGACTGATAGTGTGTTATTAGATTATTACTTAGATTATTTTGTAATGACTGAAAATATAGTTTATAAATTTCTTTTTATCTTGAGAGGGAATTAGTATTCCCATTCAATTACCGAAGAGAATATATTGCAATTACTGCATATAGTAACTTATATCGTACTACTAGAATAACTTATCTATTAATGACTGGAAATTCATATTCTAAAAAATAATTTATTTATTTAAATACTATAAATAAGGAGGAAGCTGTTGTGCGCTTTTATAAGGCCGGGGAGAAGAACTTAGCCGGGTGGATAGAAGATAGTCGTCTGTTTATGGACGCATACCATGCGGCAAATAGAGACCAAGGGCTGAAGAATGAAATTAAAGAACTTGAAGCAAGGTATATAAGAATGTACCTGGTTAAACTGGCCGGGGAAGAAAGTGCAGACAGAATTATGGCCGAGTTTCAGCCGGAGAAAGGAAAACTATGACCACCGAAGAAATGAAAGCCTCCGCAAGGAAAGAAATGGAAGTTATGGTCCGGATTTTGACAAACTGTTACCCGTCAAAGTTCGGCGACTTGCACAAGGCAAGGGAAGAGCTGATGTCTAATACGCTGAAACGGCTGAAAAAGATGTACGAGGAGATTATGAAAGAGAAATGGATCTATGATCCTGAATCTCCATGGATGAGGTAAAAAGAATGAATAAAGAAAAAATTTTGAAAGCAAAAAAGTCTGTAGAGCTGTGCAATATGACAGCTGAAGATGACGTATGCAAACAATGTCCATACTATAAGGATAACGATAAGTTATATGGTTGCATAGATCGGAGATATAAAGACCTGATTGAAATTCTGGATTGGGGCATTTTGACAATAGAGACTTTGGAGGGCTTTCTCAAGGGAGAAAGGTGAGTCCAATGCACTTATGCCGAAGGCCGGTTTACAGAAGTGTTAGTGAATGGCTGAGGGATACGCAGATCCTTCATAAAGCCTATAGAGACACAAAAGAAGACAGCCGGCTTGATGCTGAAATAAGAAAGCTTGAATATAAATATCTGAAAACACATCTGATTGACAACGTAGGAGAAGATGAAGCCGAGCGTATCCTTTATGAGCATGGCTTCGAATCATCAATATGACTGGGGTGGGTCTTATGGAACGAATGTTTCACGGAAAGACACGGGCAGAAATGAACTGCGTGCTTAATTACGTATGTTTGTTGAAAGACAGGCTTCAGATCCCAAAGGAAGAACAAGATGATTTTAATATCGCAATACAGTGTGTTGCGACAATTGTTAACCGCATGGCAGATAACAAGATGATTGAGTGGGATTAATGTGCTTGTAGCTGAGCTGAATACAGAACAAATTCTTGAAATTGATTTTGATAACTGTGATCTGATTAAGAACATGATGCAGACCTGCTTTGCTTATCCTGAAGATTATCCGTTAGTTGACTTTGAAATAGCGGGTAAACAGTTTCAAGCTTGGTTTGTGGGCTGTAAGGCAACCGGAAATCGAGTTTTTATGATGAAAAACGGCATATGCATAACAGAAGAGAAAAAGCGAATCAAAGACTTATCGTCGATTATTTGGAGATTAAGGCTTGAACGTGACTGAATTTAAAAATTCGGCATTTTTTAAATAAGCGTGACTGAAAACCGGCATGTTAGTTTAAAAAATGCCATTTTTTAAAAGTAAGCGTGACTGATTTAAAGTTATTTTTTGAAAAAACACCGAAAATTTACCAAGTTGGCAGACAAGTTGATGCTGAAAACGGAAAACCTGTGACTGGCTTTCCAGGTTTGGAGGAATTATATGACTGAAAAAGCCGAAAAACAACATAAAAAGTATGAGGCATTTGGAGAAATTGACGGTGACATGTACTGGATGGAAGCTGACGATTTAAATGAGTTTAATGACTTTATTCGCGAGCTTAACTGGTTTCAGATTTGGGATCAAGAGAACGAAACGCCTGTGGCGTGACTATTTCAAGAAAGGCAAAAAGATGGAAGACATTAAACCGTGTCCGATTTGCGGAAAACAGGCAAAAGTACGATACAAATTGCCGTATACCTGGATTGAGTGCAAAAAGAAATGCACAAAGACTGGCTATTATGCCGACTGGGATGAGCAATGCGATCCTCAAGCAAGATTAAAAGCAATTACAGAATGGAACGCAATACCAAGAAATAAATAAAACAATGATTTAAACCGAGTGTCTGGACCGAGTCTACTTATGTCCAGCCGAAACGCACAAAGACTTGCGCCTAGAGTAGGGGTAGAAAAACAGAGTGGAGCGAAAGCTAAGAAGCACGTTGTATGGCGAAAGGACAGACCGGAACCATACGAAGAAGCAAGTTGCCGGATTTACATCCCTGCGGTTTACCGGCTTTATGTCGCTATCTCTAGCCTGCTAATAACGGATAGTGACTTTCAGCCAATGCCTCCTGAGCGGGCCCTGGAAGAAGGATTGGCATTTGCTGGTTTTGAAGCTATGGCGAGATAGGCTTCATGTAATAGGTTCGGTATGATTCCTTCCAGCGTTTATCGAGGATGTGGTGTAACGGTAACACGCGTCGCTTGGGACGACGAGTAGCAGTTCGACTCTGACATCTTCGACTCTAACCGCCGATGAGTGTCGTACATCTTGGCCAGTCTTGCAAAAGCAAGTGGGCGGTATATAAATTGAACTCCTTAACTATGTGTAGGTACGACTGCATATAGCTGTATGTATATATGACGGAATCGGCTTTGCTTCTGTAACTTAATGGGAAAGTTTGGAGTGGTCTCTGAAACAGCGGGATACAACTGGAACACATGTCAACAGTAATCCAGGTTCGAGTCCTGGCGGAAGCTCTTTTCAATATCAGACAAAAGGAATGAAAACTATGAGCTATCACAATAGAATAAATTCGAAGCTAAGAAATAACGAAGCAAGAATTTGCGCAAACTGTGAGCATTGGCACCCGTGTGATGCAACTGAAAAATGGGGTAACTGTGATGTTGCTTTGAATTCTGGTTTGTTTATGAATCATCCTAAAGGACGAACACCTTATATGTGTCATCATACAAACAACAGATACCGTTCTCAAAAAGGATGCAAAACAAGATTTGTAAGGAGATATTACGATGTTTGTAACATTTCCAATGTTTACTCAGAGCGAGATGAAGACTTTGGACAAATATGCGGCCATGATATTTGGATGCAAATATAACGACCTATCAGACAACGAACAGAAGCTGTTGGTCGCCCATGTCCGCGACCGGGAACATGACTTTCAGAGGCGCAGGGGGATTGTATGAGCTATGCAATTGGCGATCACGTAAGAATTAAAGCGGCGAACGAGCTTAAAGGAGTCAAAGTTCAGGGCGGTTCTGCTATTGATAAGTGGCAGAACAAAATATGTGAAATCACAGAGGTACGAAAAAATATCGTCGGAAGAAGATACAAAATCTCTTTTTTAGCAAAACCTGAAAGCCGACAAGATGAGTTTGCGGCAGGAGTTCATATAAGCCAATACATGTGGGAAGAGTATGAACTTGAGCTTCTTGATATGTCTGTGGCCACAGCCAGCATAGAGGAAAAAGCATACGAAGCGCTGTTAGGAGGCATACAATGACTGGCTGGCAAAAAGACATTTTCGAAGGTGATTATGTAAGAATAATTACAGTAGACGAATATCTTAAAATGAATGGCCGTCTTAACGACAATAACGCTAGAGTTTTAAAACTGGTAGGTGGTAAGGTATACAAAGTTGAAGGATGTAAATACAATGGAAAAATATTACTGTCTGGAGATGATTCTCACGCTTATCCTCCGGAATATCTTCAGTCGTGGCATAAAGACGATCTTGATGGCAACGTTTCTGAAATCGATTTTGCAAGCTTAATAGGAGAAGATTATGAATGAATATGAATATACAGTTGAACTGTATGCTGTAAAAACATTGCGGGTAAAAGCAAATAACAATGAAGAGGCCGATAAGCAGGCTGATTTGATTACAACAACTGAGACTATACCCGTAACTCAGGACGACATAATAGAGATTAGAATTACAGATGTCTACGAAATAAATAATGAAGATACTCCACTTTATAAGAGGTTTGATGTTTAAAAACAGATCTAAAAAAATGTAATACGGTCTTTAATTGGGACTTGGCAACACAATCGAAAAATGTTGGAGGGAAAAATATGAGAAACAAGGAAGGGTATATTGACTCTACAGCAGGAAAGGCAATGAATCCGATACATACACCACAGCGGCTTAAGTCGATCACAGCTCCTCCAAGAAAGAAACCTGAAAAAAGAGAAGGAGAAAAGAAAAAGTTCGTTTATTATTCAATTCCTGTATATACATCAAAGTAAAAAATTTTGCTTGAATAAAAAAATATATACAGTATTACATAAATGAATTTATCAGACAGATAGAAACAACTGAAATTCAAGATGTTTTATTCTTCTGAAAATTTTAATCTTGCTTTTTTACGCAATGCCAAAATCCTTAAAAATCAACGTTTCTACATTTTTCAAGTAATGTTGTTTTCAATTTCTTTTTTAAATTTCTTTTTTATTTTATACGTTTGAATCTTCCCGGGCTAAAGCCCTGGCAAATACGAATGACTTGGCTAATCTAACAAAAACAAACAACGTCTATGGTAAAACCTCTATGGTTAATTTATATATCGTTTTTAAATATTTTCATATATAAATGAATCAAATTTTATTTTAACAATTGCCTTCCGATTCATATCTCCGGATCGGAATATTCGACTACGGGAGCCGTTTGCAATGGGGAGCATGCGGCTTCCGATATTATCAAGGAGGAATTATGTACTATCTGATAAACAACGACCCAGATCAAAGATATGATGATGTTGATGATGTACTTGAAACATGTATTTCCACAGATTATTGGACAGACGACACCGAAGGTTTTGATGAATATCTTGACGATAGCGATAGAGTAGAAGTTTGTGGATACGAGTTTAACCCATCAGATGTTTTAAAAGAATTAAACTACGATGGATATATGAATGAACTTAGATACTGGGCTGAGAATAGGGCAGAATCTGAAAAAGAAGACTGCGGCTACTCGCTTGAACATGCAAGAAACGGAGAAAGCGTATTTATCTGCGGATATGACGTTTATTGCTATGAAGAAGACGATGAAGACGATGAAGACGGATACGCAGATACAGACGGAGACGACAGGCTTGTCTTTGAACAACTGGAAAAGAAGATTATGGAACAACAGGAAGCCGAAGCTCTTGCAGCAGAAAAGGAAAATGCTGTAGGAAATGACTTTCTGTCTGTTATCGGAATTCAGGTAATTTAAAAATTTCATGCTTGCTGTGGCTTTGCGGGAGCATGTTGTTTTCGGCAACGGTCGTCGTAAATGACCGCTTGGAGCCGCCTCTGGAAAATCTGGAGGCGGTTCCGTTTACTCATTCCCAAACTACATTTTAAAAGGAGAAGAAAACCATGGTAAAGATCACCCTCATCACTAACGCAGGACGTAAAACCGTTATCGCCAGCGAGGCTAAGACTCTTCGTGAAATCTATGAAGAGAATGACGTCAATTACGACTCCTGCACGAACACTATCGACTCTGTGCCGCTGCGCGTTGGCGACCTGAACAAGACCCTCCGTGAACTGGGTGTCGGAGAGACCTGCCGTATGTCTTCTATCGTGAAGATGGACAATGCCGCAAAGATCATTCTGACTGGTGATGCGTGCATTATCAAGTCTGGTGTGAAGCTGGATGACTGGAAGAAAGTTCTGAAGTTCGAACCTGACTTTGGCCTGTACAACGAGGACAATGAGCCCATTTTCCTGGTTGCCATTGACGAGAACATGGGGTCGCTGAACAACAATGGCGCTGTGTTCTCCACTCGTGCTGATCATGACGGATATGCTGTTATTACTACCGTAATTGATCCTGCCGTAGAAGATAAGGTTCAGGCTGTGACTGACAAGCTGGGTACCGCTCTGCTTCGCCTGAACGAACTGGAAGGCAAAGTGCCTGAGAAGATTGAAGCTGCAAACAACAAGGAACAGGAGATTCGTGAAGCTATTACGCTGATGTAATCTCCACCCGACGGGGGAGAGGACTGTGATCCCTCCCCCTATTTTTTCGAAGGAGATTATAAGATGTTTAATCAAACTATTTCTAATCCGATTGCTCCACTGACAACAACATATGTAAATTCTTTAATGAGAGTTGCGCAAGATCCTGACTTTTCTCTCATTAGTCTTGCTACTGCACTTATTAAACCAAGAGTAAACAACTATAACGGTATAACGGGCGCTTATCTGTATGCGTCCAATGAACAGGACGTACTGAACAGTATTGACGACTGGAACAGAGTTCGTTCAGAGTCGAGCGAAGAAGTCGTCAACAATATTCCTGCGTTCTATTATTTGCTTGTCAATCTTAGTGCAAATAATCTGAATGCAATAAGAGATCACGCTAAAAACATAGGATTGAAAGAGCTTATTTCAGTTGAAAATTTTATAGCTCAACAGCTTAATAACTCTGCGTATCTCGTGTTTATTAATCCAGAAAACAATGCAGCATTTTTGGTGGTGAACTCCACTTCATATGCGCTTTATCATTTATCAATCTCGTTTATTCCTTTGTTGTATCCGGCTTTATTCAAAACTCATCCTCTTACAAAAGAGGAAACAGAAATTTTGAAAAGTCTTACAAATAAAACAACGACAAACTTTATTGAGAAGACTTCTGCTGTTCTCCAGTATATGAAAGCAGATCTGCTTCGTCAGGAGCTTACTCAGTGTTTCAAGGGTTTCAGGCAGGGAAGAATCGACAGGTGCCGTCAGGAGCTCGATAACGTCAACGATAGGCTTGACACCATTATGAGCGATTATCGCCATATGATGGAAAGATATAACGAACTTATTGTTCAGTTTGAAGGACTTCAAGTTGTCAACAGCGACGGTCGAAATCAGGAAGAACAGGAAGCTATTGACTATCTGTCCAGTTGTCCGAGGATTCACGATATTCAGTATATTGACGGCACTCTGTGTTTCTGTGCGGATAATCTGTTGACAAACTTCGATCTGAATAAGTGGAATAACGCTGTTCGCAGATATAATATCTATGACAGCTATAGATTACCAGAAGACAGCATATTCAGAGACAAGTCGAAAAGAAAGCTTCTGTTGGATAACATCTTCAATAGCAGGCCTTTGCTGTATATCAGAATGAAAGGCTATATTGAATTGAAGATTACTCTGTGCGATATGATCGCTCAGCGCGGTCAGATGATCGCAGAAGACAATCCGTCGTTGAAGAACTATATTACAAATCCGCACTTCAAGATTCATGGATGTCCAGGACGAAACAGAGAGCAAATCTCTCAATGCTTACGCAGAGCGGATATTATGTCTGCAATCGAATGTTCAATCGCGGCTATTGGATCTGTGAACATTGATGAAACTGAGTACACGTTCAGGCCGTTTCTTCAGGAAGTTTTGTCCTCAAAGAATAAGATTATCCAGAACAATGAAGGCGTTGCAATGACACCGGAAGAAGCGCTTTTGTGGCTGTCTAAGCAGAACATGAACGATCAGGAATAATCATGCCGTTCTAAAAGGAGAATTATATGAAACCGATAACACTAAGTAAGCAAGCTAAAGAAACTCTGCTTAATGGAATGGTAAAAGAGTTTATTAAAGCTTTAGATGATTATGAGTTTAATATCAATGAATCAAAGTTTACATATGAACAGAGCTTTTCTGTAAAAGCTAAAGAAAAGATGATCATTCAGTTTACTCCGCAGGCATATCTGCGGTGTCTGGAGATGGTGAAGAACTATTCTTCAGAGATTGGATGGTATGGTTTGATTCGTAGGCTGGACGCAAAAAAGTTTCAAGTATACGACATCATCGTCTGTAACCAGAAAGTATCTGGTGGTCGCGTTGTAACTGATGATGACGACATGATTGAATTCTATGAAACTTTAAGTGATGAGCAGGCAGAGTTCCTGCATTTTCAGGCTCATTCTCATGTAAACATGTCGACAAGCCCGTCTTCTGTAGATCTGGAGAATCAGGCTTCTACAGTAAAAAATATGGGTGGAAAAGGCTTTTATCTATTTCAGATATGGAATAAATCACTTGATATCAACTCGTTCCTATATGATCTGGATAATAACCTTTTCTATGATAAAAATGACATTGAAGTTATTGTAGAAGATGATGAGTTCGGATCTATCACAGAATTTATTAACAGTCTGAAAGATAAAGTTACAAGCATGACTTATTCAGGAGGTAATCAAACCTCATATTACGGTTATTCAGGATATTATGGCGAAAGCAAAGTCAAAACATTTGAAGATTTTGCTGGCCAAAAAGACAAGAAAGCTGATAAAAAAAAGGAAGAAGAAGAAAAGCCAGAAGGTAAAGCGTGGTACTGGTGTGACGGTTTTGGACATGAAGGGTGGGATTAACAATTGAACTTAAGCAAATCTTTTGATTTTTTTAACCCTGATGAATTTACAGACCGCATCCATATTATTGGGTGCGGTTCTGTAGGATCTACTGTGGCTGAACTGCTGATTCGGTTTGGCCTGAAAAATATTTCTTTATACGACTTTGACGTCGTAGAAGACAGGAATCTGGTCAATCAGATGTTTACAGGTGATGATCTGTATAAACCTAAAGTTGAATGTGTAGCTAACAATCTGATCCGCATTGTCCCAGAAGAAGACCGTAAAGACCTTACTGAATGTCTTGAGCTATTTGGCGAAGGATGGCAAGGAGAAAAACTATATGGGTATGTGTTTCTGTGTGTAGACAATATTGAACTGCGAAGAAAGATCGTTACTGAAAATAAATTCAACGATTCAATAAAAGCTATGTTTGATTTTAGAACAGGTTTAACAGATGCTCAGCATTATGCTGCTGACTGGTCAGATATGTCTCATAAGAAAGCCTTGTTAAATACTATGGATTTCACACACGAAGAAGCTCAAAAAGCTGTTCCGATGTCGGCTTGCAGGGTAAGTCTTTGTGTTGCTCCGACCGTTCGCATGGTGTGCAACGTTGGAGTATGTAACTTTATTAACTTTGTCAAAAAGCATGAATTAAAACAGGCAATGATTATGGATGCCTTTAATTTTATGCTCGAAGAAATTTAATGCGTAATGTCGTTCTGATAGTTATCTATCAAGCAGTTTATGTAATGAGCTGTATAGCCTTGCTCAGCGAATAATCGCTGGCTGTAGGCGCCGGCTGCTGTTCCCTGGATCTATTAACTCGGGTAAAGCTGGAACTTAACGCGTTTTCACATCAAAACAAGAAAATTAATAAAATCAAGTTCCAAAAGAAGTACTATATTTATAGACCAAATCTCGTACAAGTCGTGAAACTTACACTAACATTCATTATACTTCAATAAATATACTCTTAAACTCGAATATAAATAGACTGGGTCCCTGCAAGCTTAAACGCCTTCAATTATTTTTAGATTACGCGAGGAAGATTATAATGATTTATGTAACTGTAAAACAACATAGAAAACCAAAACAACTGAAATGGGAAGACGTATTATTTGAAACCGTAAATCCAAATCAATTAAATGTTGAATCTGATTCTTCTGCGACTATAACCAAACAAATGGCGTTTATTCCTTACGATATTATGAATAAGATAAACGTATCTCAAATGATACACGAGTTTAAACGGTTCAATGAGGATTGTAAACATTTATTCGAAAAAGAAAGATCCTCAATGTACACAACATTCTATATTCCTAAGGCGACTGGTGGATTCAGACGGATAGATGCGCCATGCGATGAATTAAAACACGCTATGTCCAGATTATCGGCAATTCTAACTGATACATGCGGCGTTTTATATCATACATCTGCGTATGCATACATCCCTGGCAGATGCGTACAAGACGTTGCTAAGAAACACGTAAGAGCAAAGTCTCAGTGGTATCTGAAAACCGATCTGTCAGGATTCTTTCCATCGACAACTCTTGATTTTACTATGAAAATGCTGTCAATGGTATTTCCGTTGTCTGAAATAATTAAAGACAAAGACGGAAAAGAAGAACTGAAGAAAGCTCTTTCTTTAGGGTTCCTTAACGGAGCATTGCCACAAGGATCTCCATTAAGTCCGACTCTTACGAATATGATCTTTATTCCTATTGATTTTAAGCTGGCAAACGAATTTGCAAAACGGAAAATGGTTTACACAAGATATGCCGACGATACTCATATTTCTGCAGAGGAAAGATTTCCATATAAGAATGTTGTCAAATTCATGATTGATACATTTAAAGAGTTTGATGCGCCGTATACAATCAAAGACGAGAAAACGCATTTCGGCTCGTTCAAAGGCCAGAACTGGATGCTTGGCATGATGCTAAATGGGAATTTTGATATCACTGTAGGATATCGTGCAAAGAAATATTTTAAGGCGGCATTATGTTCGTTTATTCTCGATACAAAGAACAAGAAATATTGGGAGCTCGGAGATGTTCAGCACCTTCATGGTGAAATGAACTGGTATATGCAAATTGAGCCAGACTATTTCAAAATGGTTGTCGACAAAGCAAATATGAAATGGGGCGTTGACGTCAAAACAATGATGAAAGCTTATATTTCTGGGAAAATCTAATCTGTATCTAAAGCAATGAGGTGTTCTATATAGAACTCTTTTGCTGTCATCGAAAGAATAATGATATGGTTATGCTAACGCTCTGCAGGCATAGGCGCCACGTTCATGGGTTGAAACCCAGAACAGGCGCCTTAAACCCGCATTCGCTACGCTACTGCTCGGACCGTGTGCGACGTCAACGTCGCCACCGTCCAGCATCCGCTGATAGAAACGGAGCTTTTATCATTTCGTTCCTGAAATCAATTTCAGGAACTCAAGGATCGCAAGCTCCGTTTCTTAAATACTTCGTATTTAGATTGCGGCGATACAGAGGAACTATGCGGGTGCCGCCAGACAGCGGTGCCCGTATTTTTTTATATTTGATAAAACATAATTCCACCATTCGAGAATAGATATATAGGAAAGGAACACCGTTCGTTTTAAAAGAAGATCATTTGAAATTGAAACATTACGGTAAAGGAGGAGGACGATGTCAGATAAGAGCTATCTGAAAAATCAAATCAGACTGGTGTCGCTGACTAACTATGATTTGTTTACAGATCAGGAATATGATCTGTATATGAAAATCGTAGAAGCAAAGAATGAACTTAACCGACTTGCGGATAAAGATCCTGCAAACGAAAAAGTTCCTTGGTTAAAAAAACAAAAGAAAGATGCCGTCGACAAGCTGGTTGCACTCGTCAAACTCCATAGCGGTAAACCAAGAACAGTACGACTGAAAAGTATTTTATACAATAAAAAAGACAGCGAACCATTTCCCGAAGGAGCAACGTGGAAAACATTAAAGTTTTCAAAGAAAATAACAGAATTTTCATCAGAGCTATCAAGAGCAATGGGATTATCGCATCTTGATTATACATTTGATAAAATCGTGATTAAATGGAAGTCTGCAGATGTGCTACAGCAGCTTGTTCTTGATGGCTTTTATTTTCCGATTTTAAATCCTGACGGTACGGTATCGAATAAACACTACAGATGTTTTACTGCGTCCAGCGGGCAACTCAGAAGAGATAAATGTGTATTTATGTCTGATGATATGTGGAACAAGATTCATGAAAGACTGGAATGCGGATTATCATGGGATAAAATTAACGAAAAGTCTGGTGCGAACGTAAACAAATATCTTGCGTATGTAGCGCTATCAAGTTCAGCCTCAGACGAATGGACGGATTTTGATATAGATCGATGTATTGTAATACCTGAATTTGAAGGTGAAGTTACAGACCGAATGATGTATATCAAATCTGACTATAGCTGTGAAACAGATATAAGAACTGTTGTGATTGATCATACAGATGGCTGCGGTATGATGCTTCCGGCCGTATCAAGAAGTAATTTCATGATTCGTGGCCCATGGTTTAAAGGACTTCTTGCTTCATTCGACTATATGCGGTTTTGTAAATTTCATAACATTCTGCCTGTCTTAACTGACGCTTGGGGTTTAGAGCACGATCTTGAAAAAGAAAATATCCAGATTGTATTTACAACAAGTCAGTTTAAAATGTGGAAATACTATGAGACATGGAAGGAATATAAAGACAACTTTAAAAAGTGTGGAGCAAGGTTCTGTAAAACACAATATGAAGAAGAAGACATTGAAGAAACATATACAAACTATCAGATTCTGCAAACACTGGAAGATATGACTGACGATGAAATAAACAGGTTTACGCACAGAGAGCATGATCGAATAAGCAATTTAGCAAAAAACAAAGACGCAATGTTGCGAACGCTTCACGCAAACGAGCTTTCGGAGTCGCCTTATAAGGCGGCTCTTGCTTTATATCCAGAGTTGTTAAGAGAAGCGTATACCAGAAATCAGCTCAAAGACATTCGAAAACGAATGTTGTATGACGCTAAATCAGGAAAAATAAAAACAAACAACAAAAGATTGTTTGCAATACCGGACATGTATGCAGCATGCGAGCACTGGTTCCTCAAGCAGGAACATCCCCAAGGCTTGCTAAAAAACGGCGAAATTGCATGTTTGATATTCCGCAGACAGGATAAAGCCGATGTGCTGCGTTCTCCTCACTTATATATGGAGCATGCAGTGCGAAATATATGTCATGATAACAATGTATATGAATGGTTCTATACAAATGGTGTTTATACATCATGTCATGATTTAATTTCAAGAATTCTTCAGTTTGATAACGATGGAGACCAGCTAAATGTTGTCGTAGATCCCCTAATAGTAGAGATAGCGGAAAGAAACATAAATAAATACGATGTTGTCCCTCTATTTTATGACGCAAATAAAGCTGCTCCTGAAGTTATTTCAAAGGAAGGACAGTTTCATGGGCTTAAGAGAGCACATGACTGTTCAGGAATTGGAGAAATATCCAACATGCTGACAAGATTGTGGAATAGAGATAAGCCAGACAGGCTGGCTGCAGCTTGGCTTACATACTACAACAATCAAGTCATAGACGGCGCGAAATCAGGATTGATTAATACATATGAAAAATATCCAGAAGTTGCAAAAAGAATTAGCAAAGCCGTCGGCGGAAAGCATGGAAGACAACCATACTTTTTTCAATTTAGCAGAAACGGAAGAAAACAAGAACCTGGAAAACCTAAGAAAAACTATGCAAAGCCAAACGCATCGACAATGAATAGAATTTGCGCATCGTTTACAGATATTGGAAATATAGATTTGAATTATGCCGGTATTTTAAAGTTCAATTGGAAGATGTTGATATCAGAACCATGCGTTGTAATAAGACCAGAAATTCCGCAACTGTTCTGCGAATTCGATAATATAAATATTTCAAACGTAATTGAATCTCAAGATCTTCCATACATCAATGAACGCGAACAGATAGCCGGTTACGAACTTCTTGCTGAAATGATTGCGCAGGAAATGAGAGAGGCGTTTGGCCCGCTCGAAAAATCATATCCATATATTGTGAAGTATTTATTTGCCGGAGAAAATGTTGATAAAGCCGCACATAAACAAATGTTCTGGAGAGTGTATGGAGATATAGCTCTTCAGAATATAAAACGCAATTTAATATCTTGTGATATCTGCCCTGACTGCAAGTCAAGAGTTCCATCGTGGGACACCAATCATGTATGTATTAAGACTTCTCATGGTTTCTTTGAGTGTGAAGACTGTGGAAAAACATTTGAACGACTGAATTCGCGTCAATGCAGATGTGAATCATGTCAAAAGAAACACAGAGAAAGCATCAAGAAAGACTACGACAGCAGAAGATACCGCAAGAAAAAAGAGGAGGAGTCAGAACGTATTATTTCCTTGGCATTACGCTTCGGAAGGACATAATAAAGGGATCGTTCTGGCCCTCATATGTCTTATGCAAATCCTGGCTCACATCCCCAAATAGAACAGGATTAAGAATTGTTAAATACTATGGCGGCATACCGACATCAAACATTCCAAAGGTTCTTGTGACAGATCCTAAAAAACATCAGGACCTTGTAAATTACATGTCTGTTTATCAGACACAGGACGGTTTTAAAGGAAAACACTACCATCCAGAAGGAGCCGTATGTTGGTATGAGTGCAATGCATACGGTGATCCTACTGGAAATCTGATCTATGTTCACAAGGTTCCAATTGAAGACTTGATGTGGGATTTCAACAGAAAACGAGAATTTAAAAGAATTAATCCCGACAAACCCGAGAGGAAAACGATACCGTACCTGTTTTCGCATGAGCCGAATATGCTCCAGAATTTCAGCTCAAGCGTTAAACCAAAGATGTATCAACCTCCGGTTTTGAATAAAACTAAACTGAAAGGAAAAAAGAAGAATGGCACCAAGAACAAAAACTGAACAAGCGGAAAAGCCGAACAATCCGAAACTTGATCAGAACATGAGATTCTATGGCGAGGTTCAGGACACGCCACAAGAAGCGCAGAAAGCATTCAATAATGGTCGCTTCTCCGGAACGGATATTAATCCGATGTGGCGAATTAAGAAGCTTACAGAGATCTTTGGGCCTGCTGGGTTCGGATGGTGGACACAGAATGAAAAGTTCGTGTTTGAGACGTGTGAAGCGACTGGTGAAATTGCTGCATTCTGTACACTGGAACTTGTTGTAGTTGACCCTGCAACAAAAGAACAGTCGAAGCCAATCACTGGTATTGGTGGCAATAAGTTTCTTGTGTCTCAGAAAAGCGGAAAGTACTGCAACGATGAAGCATATAAGATGGCTTATACCGATGCTTTGTCTATCGCATGTAAGTCGCTTGGTTTCTCTCATGACATTTATTTCGCTTCAGATAGGACGAAATATACAATGTCTGGAGATTCACAGCCGGCATCAACAAACATTCCGGCCCCGACTGAATCTATTCAGGATGTGATCAAGAAGGTTGACGCCCATGTAAGAAAACTGACCGCAAGCATGGAACCTGAGGAAAAGCGTAAATTCGCTAATGACGTCATTATCAAACATATCGGTCAGGCAAACTATTTAAAGGCTGATGATCCGGTAAAGCTTAATGCGCTTCTGGAGGCGCTTGTAAAACTGGACAAAGCAGGATAAGAAAAGGAAGGTAAAATATTATGCCAAACAATGCGAAAATTACCGTACTGGGAAATCTGATTAAGGAACCCGAAAAGAACACTGTTAACAATAATACTGTGGTGTCGTTCTCTATTGCCGTTTCTACAACTTTGAAGAAACAGAATGGTGAAGATGGTTACGAACCCAACTTCTATAATGTTTCTATCTGGGGCAAGCCTGCCGAATATCTGTTCCCGAAGCTTCAGAAAGGCACTCAGATTTGGGCAACCGGCGAGCTGATCGCTCAGCCCTATACGAACAAAAAGACGGGTGCTGCCGGGCAGTCTTTGAACATCAAGGCTTCCTCTGTTGAACCTGTAAATCGTGTAAAGACCGCCCAAAGGGGCGAATCAAATGAAGACTCTGATACGTTAGTCTTCTAATCTGCTATGAGCAAATTTCCTGCTTGGTGTAATCAACAGAACTACAAAGTCTTAACATAGCAACGTAGCGAAGCCCGTCTCCGCCTCCACTGGTTGCACCAGGGAGGCGGAACTGGCTCGCACGTTGCTCTTCAAAACAATTTATGACCTAAGGCAAACGATCATAAATTGTTTAGATAGCAGATAATATATTTATAAAACTATACATATCTTACTAAAACTAAGTGAGTTTGTTATGTCTTGTTCGAAAGAACTCTGCTTGGTTTCATCGACAGATTAACATTGTTCCTTCTTGCTGACTGCGTGCGTATACTTGCGCACGCAGTCGGTTAATTAAATTTAATTATTCTGAGATTTCAATCTGAAGACATGCCCGAAACACAGTCTCGGGACATGCTTCAGATCCAAATCACAGCACAATTAAATTGAGATAACAACTCACAAATGAAAGGAAATAATAAAATGGATGCTATTGCTGCTGCCGTCATGAGTCTGGCGGAAAAACATTTAGGCAACTTCAGAATAAAGAATGGCCAGGTTAAAGTTGAATACTGCCCGTTCTGCAAAGGCGGACAGAATGGAGATTATGACACATTTGCTATCGGTCTGCATAATGGCGCATGGAACTGCCTAAGGGGAAAATGCTCTAAGAAAAAAGGATCCTTCAAAGAACTGGCTGACTACTTTGGCGAAGACGCGTCTGATGTGCGCGGTCTTGGAAAAGTAATGGTTCAGACAAAGAAAACTTTTGTTAAACCAAACCCGGATGATCTCAAAGAGATTACGGATGAGATTATAACTTATTTTGCTGGAAGACGTATTTCAGAACAGACGCTGAAAGACTTTCACATTGCGGCTGATAAGGATGGAAATATTGTATTCCCGTTTTATGATGATAAAGATGTTCTGACTTATGTTAAATATCGCAAGCCCAAGAAGCATAAGAAAGAAGACGGCCCAAAAGAATGGCAGATGGCCAACACTATGCCCATTCTGTTCGGAATGAATATGGTTTCTTTCAACATGCCTCTGGTTATTTGCGAAGGAGAAATTGATTGCCTGTCTCTGTATGAAGCAGGATGCACAAATGCGGTTTCTGTTCCTTCCGGGTGCAACAATCTTGACTGGATTAACAACAACTGGGAGTGGCTGGAAAACTTTAACCAGATTATTCTGTTTGGAGACAACGACGAGCCTGGTATGGATATGGTTTCCACGCTGATGAAACGTCTGGGTGAAGATCGGTGCATGGTTCCCAAAGAATATCCCGAATTGATCTATGAAGGAAAGGATTATAACAGAGCTTGCAAAGACGCAAATGAAATTCTGTTCGCCTATGGTCCGGAAACTCTGAAGCAGATGGTAGACGGTTGTGAACCTGCTCCTATCAAAGGAATTCTTGACCTGGCCTCTATCCCGTTTGTCGATCCTGCCAGCATTCCGCGGATCATGACCAAGATTCCTGAGCTTGATCATATGATTGGTGGCCTCGAAGAAGGCGGTGTAAGTGTATTTTCAGGAAAGCGCGGAGAGGGTAAATCAACCCTTGCCGGCCCTCTGATGCTTCAGGCTATACAGCAGGGTCATAGCGTATGTGCCTATTCCGGCGAATTGCCTGCTTACAAATTCCTTGAGTGGATTATGCTTCAGGCTACTGAGAGCAAGTACATCTCTTATAAGATGGATACCAGATCTGGAAAGAACATCTGCTTTGTATCTCCTGTGATTCAGCAGAGGATCAAACAGTGGCTGTCCGGAAAGTTCTTCCTGTATGACAATACAGTCGTGCAGGAAACAAGCCAGACTGAATCTATTCTGAAGGTGTTTGAAGCGTGTGCTCGTCGTTATGGTTGTAAGCTTTTCTTAGTTGACAATCTTATGGCTGCACTTACTTCTGCTGACGAAGAAAATAAGGCGCAGGCTAAGTTCACCGCGCAGCTCAAAGCGTTCGCAAGTAAATATAAGGCTCATGTGATCCTCGTCGCTCATCCCAGAAAGGAGAAAGCCGATTCTGTGTTCTCAAACGATTCTGTGTCTGGTTCGAGTGCAATTACAAATCTGGCTGATGTGGTTATTAATGTTGAAAAGTCTCCTAAAGGAATTAGGGTTACTAAGAATCGTTCCTTCGGAATTACTGGATTCATCCATTGCAGTTACGATCCTTGCAATCGTCGTATTTATCAGTCTTCTACTGGTGATCGTGTTGTGTATGGTTGGGATCATACGGACATTCCTCTTCCTGAGAATCCTGCCTGCACGCTTGATGAGTTTAAAATTCAGAATGGCGTCGACGAAAACAAACAACCTTTCTAAGGAGTATATGATGAAATATATAGCAATATTGATTATGCCATCTGGGAGAATATCGGACAGATTTCCGACAATCGCTCAGGCAGAACAATGGCTGGATTCACAAAACAACAACCATGAGTGCACAACAGTCATTGGTGAAGTTGACGAAAATGATAGGATTGTTGATTCGTTTATCTATACTGTGGCTGCGTCATTGGATAGAGCAAGAGACATCATCGGAGAATAGAAAATGAGAATATGTCCGAAGTGTAAAGGAAAAAGGTTTATTGCCTGTGGTCATGTAGTGCAGGAATGGTTGCTGGATGAATATGGATTATGCACAGAAGTAAAAGACGATTGTATCTGTGTAACGCATGAACCAGATGATCAGGACTTGTGGCAATGTTACGAATGCGGCTATGAGGCCGCAGGCAAAGAATTTTATGTCGATGAAATCCTGATAGAACAGAGGTGATTCCGTTGGGATTAATACCCGAAAAACATGTGTATAGTTATTCTCAGCTGTCCTCGTTCGACGAATGCCCTTACTCATTTTATCTTCAACGTATTGAAAGCGTTCAAGAAACAGTGTCAAATGGATTTGCCGAACGAGGATCTTTAATTCACGATCTTCTGGATAAGTGGGCAAAGAAAATTCTTACGAAAGAAGATATGGTTCATGAATACGAACGCAGATATTCGAATGAGGTCGTAACAGCATTTCCTCGTATGCTGGCGGCTAAAGGTTATACAGAAAAAGCATATCAGCAGGGAATTGATTTCCTTACGAATTTCGACGAATTTGATGGTTATAAGGTCGTCTCAGCCGAGGAGAAGTTCACGATCGATCTTCCACTTACAAACGGGTCTACGCGCAAATTTACAGGCATTGTGGATATGATTCTGAGGAAGAACTGGAGTAATGAACTAATCATTTGTGACCACAAGTCCAAGTCGTTATCTGCATTTAAGAAGGCAGAAAATGCAATGTACATGCAACAGCTTTTATATGCGGCATATGTTCAGGAACAGTATGGAGAATGGCCGTATTCGTGCATGTTCCACCTGTTCAACGAAGGTGGAAAAAAGATGGAACGGTTGTTCACGCTGGATCAATTTAGAAGTGCAATAGGATGGGCTTCAGACATAATCCATAAAATAGAAACGTATGAAGTACTTGACTGGCTTGAATGCAAGAAACAGGATTTCTATTGCATGGAGATATGCGGTGTGCGCAGAGAATGTCCGAACGGAAAGAAATAAGGGAGGATGAGAAGAATTTTGAAAAACTGTAAACCTAAAAAAGAAAAAATAAGGCGTCTATGGTTTGCCGTATATGATATTGAAAACGAAAAGCATATGTTTGAAAAGCTGTCTGATGCACGGCAATTCGCAAAAGAAAATAAAATTAATACAATTTACGAAACTCACATAAGTTCTAATGGACGTGTAACTAAAACAAGAAAATATAGAGTAATCAACGGAGTTGTCGTCAGTAAAGGAATCTAATAATATCTTAAGGAGTGATGTGATTGAGTGCTTCTAAATTAAAGAAATTGTATCCCAAAGAATATAAAATATTAAGATGTAAATGGGGTTCAATGATAACAAGATGCATAAATCCAAACTCTCCAAACTATGCCAATTATGGTGGACGTGGTATAACTGTTTGCAATGAGTGGCGAAAGTTTTCGAACTTCTTTGAATGGAGCTTAAGCAATGGATTTGAACCTGGTTTAAGCATAGATAGAATTGACACAAATAAAAATTATGATCCTGATAATTGTCGATTTATAACGTTAGAAGAACAACAAAGAAATAGAAGAAACAATAGATGCTTTATTGATCCATTTGACGGAGAACAGCTATGTTTAGCCGCAATTGCAAGAAAATACAATATTCCAGAAGAAACATTTAGAAAAAGAATCGATAAATACAATATGCCTTTGGAAAGAGCATTAACTCAGCAACACTGTGAAACAACTCGTTGGCATATAATAACTGATCCAATAGATGGAGAACAGTTATGTTTAACAGACTTGGCTCGAAAATATAAAATATCACCTTTAACATTGCGTTCAAGAATTCAGAATGGATGGAGTCTTGATAGAGCAATCACTGAACCCATAAACAAAAGGATGGTACGAAACCATGTTACAGTTTGAACCGTACCATGTACACTCAAGTTATAGTAACGCATTAACAGCTCCTGACAGCACCATGTCCATTGAGGATTATGCCAAGGTTTATAAAGAACGTGGACACCATATATTGTGTATTTCAGAACATGGAAACCGTTCGAACGTCTGGCAACAGTTTGAACTGGCAAAGAAGTATTCAGACGACACGTTCAAGCTGACACCTTTGGCTGCAGCAGAAGTCTATTTTGTTCCAGACAGAAAGATTGAAATCGATGGAAAGAAGGACAACAGAAACTTTCACTTGATCCTTATTGCTAAGAATATGGAAGGATTCTATCAGCTGAATCAAATATTATCAGAAGCAAATCTTACAGGATTTTATTATCATGCAAGAGTTGACTTTGAACTTCTGGGAATGCTGAATAGAAATAATTTCATATGTACGACTGCGTGTGTTGGTGGAATCATGAAAGATCCAACTTATGAGCAGCTTGCTTGTCAGCTTCATGAGATATTCAGAGACAGTTTTTATCTGGAAATTCAGCATCATCCGCAGGAAATTCAGGTAGAAACGAATCAGAAGATTCAGAAGCTGTATCAGAAATACAAATGGCCGCTGATTTATGGCACAGACAGTCACTATGTTTACAAAGAGGAAAAAGAATTAAGAAGAGAGCTGTTGTTGTCATCCGGCATAACGTATGGTCAGGAAGACGAGTTTCTTCTGTATCTTCCGACGGCCGAAGAAGCCGTCGAGATGTTCCATCAGCAAGGAGTGTTTTCTAATTCCAGAATACAGGAAGCAATGGAAAACACATTGATTCTCAGAGAGTTTGAAGGAGTCAGTTTTACTAACGAAAAGAAGATACCAAATTCCCATCCGGAACTTCCGATGGATCGCAGAAATTTTCTGTTTAAGAAAACAGTATGCAATGAATACATTCAGAAGTCCGGCATGCCAAATCCGCAGGAAGCAGCTGAGATCCATAAGGAAATGGATATGATCACGGATACTGGTACCGCAGATTATTTCCTTATTCTGAAAGAGATAGTTGAAAAAGGCATCCAGTACGGTGGTGTTTTAACAAAGACTGGCAGAGGATCTGGCGCTTCATTCTCTACAAATTACTCGCTTGGATTCAGTTCGATTAATAGACTTCATTGCCCTGTGAAGATGTATCCCGAAAGATTTATTTCAAAGGATAGATTGGTCAATGGTCTTCCGGACTTGGATCTGAATATGGCGAACGTTCCGGCATTTGAGAAAGCCGGAAAGGAAGTTCTTGGAGAATATGGATGCCTGCCGATGATCGCATACGGTACGGTCAAGACGCTATCAGCGTTCAAGCTTCTGGCAAGAGCCAGAGATCTCGACTTTGAAACTTCAAATGAAATATCAAAGCAGATTAAGAACTATGAAATGGATGTAAAGCATGCAATTGAAAACAATGCTGACGATCCAGATTACGATGTAAACGACGATATTCATATCGAGAACTATATAGATGAAAAGTATCTTGAACTGATAGAAGCATCAAAACAGTACCGTGGAATTATCACGACTCTGGTGCCACACCCATGCGCTCATTTGTTGTTGGATAAAGACATCAGGAAAGAGATCGGAGTAATACGAGTCAAATCAAAGTCCGGCGGGAAAGAACCGGTATACGCAGCATTCATTGACGGTAAAACTGCTGATTCCTACAACTATTTGAAGGCCGACTTTCTAAGAGTTGATGTCGTAAAACTAATCTATGAAACGTTTAATCTTGTTGGTATTCCCGTGATGACCGTTGATGAGCTGCTTAAAGCGGCAGAGAACGAACCAGAAATCTGGGATCTATATGCTAAAGGTTATACGATGGCTCTCAATCAGGTCGAACGGGAAAAGTCAACACAGAGGGTCATGCAGTACAAGCCAAAGAATGTATGTGAGTTGACAGCATTCATAGCCGGCATTCGGCCTGGTTTTAAGTCAATGCTAAACACATTCATATCAAGGGACAGGTTTGCGTATAACATACCCTCACTTGATAAGCTGTTGGCCACAAAAGAAATACCGGATTCATTCTTGTTGTATGATGAACAGATTCTTCAAATACTTATTGCGGCTGGCATTCCTGCGGCTGATGCTTATGCTGCGACCAAGGCCATTAAGAAAAAGAAGGCCGACAAAGTAGCTTCGTACAAGGAAAGGTTTAAAGAAGGATTTACGAATTACCTTAAACAAACAGAAGGCGCAGACGAAGCAAAGGCTCACAAGGTTGTTGAGCAGGTCTGGACAATCATTGAAAATGCTGCCAACTATATGTTCTGTGCCGCTCATGCGTTTAGTATGGCTTGTGACAGTCTGTATGCAGCATGGCTGAAGGTTCATTATCCATATGAGCTGTATATAACGTTATTAAAACTATACGATGAAAAGAAAAACAAAGATAAAATTGCCCAAATCATTTCTGAAATGAGAAGATACAAAGAGATAAGACTGATTCCAGGAAAGTTTGGACAAGACAACAGAGACTGGACCGCAGATAAAGAAAACCGCACAATATCGCAGTCACTGTCATCAATCAGATATATTTCCAAAGCAGACGCAAGAGCGTTATATGAAATCGGTCAAAAGAAATATGATACATTTACTGATGTTTTGCGGGCTATTCAAATGAATACGCCGGTCGACACAAGAACGTTAAAAATCTTGATCGAACTTGATTATTTCAGTGACTTTGGACAGTCCGGAAAGCTAATGAATGTATATGAAGAATTCTTTAACGGAGAGAAAAAGCTGACAAAAACTGTAAAATCATTTGAAGCCAGGCTTAATGCATGTCGTGAGTTCGAAAAAGCACAGGAAGATATTCCACTACCGATCTCTCAACGACTGATATGCGAACATGATAACATAGGACTATGCCTGACTTCTGAGCCTGACATGAAACAAAGCTTGTATTTTGTACGAGAAGTCGATACAAAGTATGGAGCCAAGGCTAAGTTATATTCTATTCGTACCGGAAAGACAGGAGATGTCCGAATTCGAAAAGATGATTTTGCAAAACATCCGTTTGAGCCAAATCAGATCTTGAGAATAATCGAAGGAAGAGAGTCCCCAAGATTCTCATATAAGGACGGACAGCGAATTCCTATTCCGGGAGAAAAAGAATATTGGGTATCAAAATACATGATAATAAAGACTGCTTAACTATAACTCCCGACTGAAACTAATAAGGAGAAATGAACATGAGTGTATATTTTAGTATGCCTGGATTCTTTGATGGCGTAACGGATCATTTTGATGAGTCCGGCCGTCTTGTAGGCTTTAGCATGGATGGAGTCTTAGATGGGGTGCAGGATCACTTTGATTCATCTGGACATTGTGTAGGTTTTTCGATGGATGGATTAATCGCTGATCAAGATCACTTTAATTCAGAAGGACAGTATGCAGGATTTACAATGGAAGGCCCTCTTGGATACGATGAAGTGTTTAATTCAGCTGGAGGATATGAAGGGTTTGTCGCAGATGGATTGTTAGCGGATCAAGTTGGGTTCTTTCCCGACGATGGGTTCGTCGACTTTTAAATAATAAGATTTTCTCAAAATAATCTATACGGGAGTTTCCGAGGGGCGCATCAAAAGCGCCCCTCGATTCATTTTTTATAGGAAGGTGTATCCGTATGGGTTATATGCTGCCCCTGAATTTCGTGAAGGTGAGCGTTGGAAGAAGCGATAATAAGCAGTTTGATGTTGCTGTATGCGCTACGCGAATTGTGGCAATGATGTCTACTGAAATTTATCAGGCAAGAAAGACAATAGCCGCAGAAAAAAAGAACGGCACGCTGATTAACGCAGCTGGAACCAACAAAGCAAAATCAGCTGTATTTCTTGATAACGGAACAGTAATAGCTTCTCCTCTAACGGTCAGAAGGATAATGACGTTAATCAAAAAAGCAAATGAATGGCCTAACGGCAAAGAATCACAAGAAGTAAAAGCATACGAAGGCGACGACGAAGATTTCGAAGAGGATGTCGGAGATGATATTTGATAGAAATCTGTGCGATGTTTATATAACAGATAATAGCGGCAATATAATCAAAGGAAAAGTTGTTGAGTGTTCTATGTCAACCGGATATGATATGCAGCCAACATTAAGAGTTGAATGCACAAACATTGTGTTTCAGCAAAAATCCATGAAAGACATAGATCCAGATGTGTTCCAAGCTTTACTGGAGGCTGAAAATGGAGGATGTACCGAAATACCGGAAGAAGTCACAAAAGAAAACACCGAAAAAGTCGAACCATAAACATGAATGGGAAAACTGTGTTTATGAAACAGACTCTGTTGGTTACTCTAAGGAAAAAGGCTTTTATAAAACTGCTGAACTTACAATTGGAAAATACTGTCCAATATGCGGAAAAATAGGAGTTATCGGCGATCAGGATTATCGAATAAACACAAGCCAGAATCCAAGGTTTTTCCATATGGAATGGTCTGAAAAAGCTTTAAAAGAGTTTAATCCTGTTACCAGAACGTTGCCGTTCTTTAGAATCAATCAATTCAAAGATAAATTTGTTGAGATGACAACCGCCTCGTCCAACGGTTCTCATATATAGTTGATTACCTATTTTGATTATGAAAGGAGAGATGTCCTTGAGCTATTATGAGGACGAAGATAATTACGGTGACGAAGACCAAAACGATCTAATGGAAATGATCCGAGCCAACAAGGAGGAGCCGTTTATGGAGATTAAATCTCAGGAAGCCAACAAAAAGATTCACGAATTACTCGATGAGATTGATAATCATAAAACTGCACAGAGAAACGCTGGCGACGCTTTGGCAAGCGCCGAGATGGAACTGAACGAAATTCTCGACGAAGAATACCGTAAGCTCGAAAAGGAATAATATAAAATCTCAACGGGGCAGGGATGGACTCCTGCCCTTATTCTTTAAGAGGTGATCAGTTTGGATACCCCAGCCAAATTGTTGTTAAATGCATCATTCTGTGGATGGAACTGCTCCGAATGCGGGGCTTTTTTTGATGCTTTATGGAGACCCAGGAAAGCTGAAAAAGCATGGAAACCTCCGAGAAACTTTGACTGGTCTTCTGATAAGCCAACATTTGCTTTCTGTCCTATGTGCGGAAAGAAAATGGAAGAGCGAAAATACTAACTGAGGTGAAACCGTGTGAAAACAATAAAGACATGTGATGTCTGCGGAGTCACAAATGAAACAAAAAAAGTTTCATATCGTTCTAAGCATAATATGTTTCTATGTGATAAACATTATATACAGCTAAAAAAATATGATATGATCACAGATCCAACAGCTCGTACAACACATGATAAAAATGAAATTATCAAACATGAAGACTATGCTGAAATGGTTATACGCAATAAAAGAAATGAAATAGTTGCTGTAACCATTATTGATCTTGAAGATGTTGATAAGGTATCTAAAAGAAAATGGAATGTACTTCCGACAAAAACACAAACTTATATTTATTCAAAACACCCAACACATTTAAAGCTGCATCGGCTGATTCTTGATTATTATGGGCCGATGGAAATAGATCATATCAATCGTAATTCTCTGGATAATCGCAAACAAAATCTACGAATTGTTACACGATCTGAAAATGCAAGCAACACAAACGCTAAGCATGTAAGACTGCACGGCAAAAAGTGGGAATACGAAATTGTGCGTTATGGCCAGCGTTTCTATGAATACGGATTCAGCACTGAGGAAGAGGCAACTGTTGCCATGCAGAAGTGCCTAAAAGACGTCTCCAATCGTGTGAATGAACTAATAGACACATTCAATAAACAATGTAAAATAAACCCGTTTAAGGGCGTTTATTGGCACTATGGAAAATACCAAGCTGTGTACTATCACAAAGGAAAAAAATATCTTGCAGGAACATACAATACTCCGGATGAAGCATGCGACGCAAGAGCTGAACTTATATCAAAACTTAACCGCGAATAAGGAGAAAGCGTATGCCTAAAAAGAAAGAGGCTACGCCGACTGAAGAGATTATATTTCCTCAGCATTATTATGTTTGTGGAGCAGACTTAAGCCTAAGAAGACCGGGATTTTGTCTGTTGGAAGTTGTTAACAGAGCCGGTGTTGCAAACATTGTAAACGTAAGTTTGATGTCAGTAGACAACAAAACAAAACGTAATAAATCACATGGGCAGATTTTACGAGAAATATATTCTGCGTTTAATGATTTTATTGCAGAAACAGATCTGCCATTCTGTGACGACTGGATATTTTATGTTCGTGAAAAGATGGTCATGAATAAAAAAGTGCCATCCGAAAGAGATGTTGCCAAGGTTGTTGGGATAATGGACTATTATCTTGACAACAAAGAATGGTATGAAATATACCCGGTAACAATTAAATGTCTGGTCGCGGGGTCTGGCAAAGCTGAAAAGCAGGATGTTGCCAACGCCCTGTCCGATTACGTCGGAAAACAGGAATATAAAAACGATGACGAGTCAGACGCAACAGCTGTCGCAATTGCATGGCTGATTCAAAATCATCAAATTGAGGAGGCTCAGAAATGAGCGAGAAGATAACATATATCTACAGGGTTGAGATGGGTCACCATCCAAACGTAGAGGAAATTGCGTTCTGTTATGCCAGAAATAAAAATTATGCAATAAACAATTTCCAGATGATTTACAAAGATCGGCGGTATAACCTGTTCAGAACATTCAAAGTCGGAATGACTGATTCGAAGAAACATCCAGGTCCGTTCGAACTCCTTCCGAAGGATGAAGAGGAATACATCAGGAAAATAAGATCGACGGTAGGTGAATGGTATGCGGAGCGTAGGAACAACATATCAGGGCTATTTGAAAGTATCGACTTCAGCACCGAACGTGGAAATTCTTTACAAGGAACAGAAGAAGAATCCATTCCTGCTGAAAGAGAACGAGTATCTGGTTCTGATGAATGAAGATGGGACTGTTGCTGACCGCCTGAAATGGCAGGACGGAGAAATGAAACGTGTTATCCCCAAACCGTTTTCGTCTTCAATTCATGGAAAAATAAAAGCAAAAAATGTTGAGCAGGAATGCTTAATGGATATGCTTGATGATCCAACTGTTACAGTGAAAACAATATCCGGTCCTTTTGGAAGCGGCAAGTCCTTTCTTGGACTTGCATTCGCTTTTAAAGCTATCGAAGAAGGCAAGTTTGAAAAACTTACATATGTGAGAAACACAATTGAAGTTAAGAATTCAAACTCAATAGGCTTTCTGAAAGGATCTTATCTAGAGAAGATGGCTGTATGGGCTGGTCCACTTATTGACTTTCTTGGAGGAGTAGACCAATTTGAGCAAGCTATCGAAAGAGGGTCTGTAGAAGTTGAGCATCTTGGTTTTCTTCGAGGAAGAAACATTTCCAACAGCATTATATTTGCAACAGAAGCAGAACATCTTACGAGAGAGCATGTTCAGCTTTTGCTTGGACGAGTAGCAGAAGGATCTATTTTAATTCTGGAAGGTGATTGCCGCCAGATTGACGCAAAAGCGTTTGAAGAAGACAACGGGCTTGAAGCGGCGATTACCAGACTTCAGGGCAATAGGTTGTTTTCTTATATACATTTGCAGGAATCTGTAAGAAGCGAAACAGCAAAACTGGCAGACCTGCTAAATAAGGAGGAATGACTTTGGAAATTATTCAATTCCCGGAAGCTGTTGCAGAAGCTCAAAGTTTATGTCTGCCAGATCCAGATCAAATAACATATTACATTCTTGAAAAAGAGCGGATTATTTATCTTGACTGTGATATCGAATACGATGTTATGGCAGTTCAAAGAATGATTGTGCGGTGGAATCTTGAAGACAAAGGAAAGAAAGTCGAAGACAGACAGCCAATCAAAATGTTTGTTCATTCCTCTGGCGGCTTGGTATTCTATATGTGGCCTTTGATCGACACAATGGAAGCATCTATTACCCCGATTTATACGATCAATTTGTTCATGGCTGGATCTGCAGCTGCGCTTATTTTCTTAGCTGGTCATAAGCGCTATATGATGAAAAATTCTAAAATGATTATACATGAAGGTCAGAACGAAATTAGCGGAGACGCTGTAAAAGTTCTTGACGCAACAGAAAGCTATAAGAAACAACTTAAGAAGATGAAAGAGTTTATTGCTGACCATTCTGGAATTTCCAAATCTCTTATCATGAAGAAGCGGAATAATGACTGGGAACTCGACGCAAAATACTGCATTGAAAACAAAGCCTGCGAACAAATTATCAACACTTTAGAAGATATTTTGTGAGGAGGGTTATCATGTCTTTAACTCCGAAAGAGCTTATACATAAGCTCACATCATATGAAGGCCCATGTATGCGGCTATGCGCATATTGTCCTGAAGATTACAACACAAGAGATGTAAAAGAGTGTGTTGAGAAATTAATCAGAGACAATTACGCTCTTCAGCAAACAAACGATGAAATTCTTGAAGAGCTTGTCAAAGTAAGAAACGCATACAAGGAGGCGACAGGACATGAATATAGAGACTAAAGAAATATCAGGAGTATTTCCAGCCATTCACGGAATGAGAAATCCGATGGACAGCTGGGATAAGTCAGATTCACGATTGATATATCATAACGATGATTCAAAACTAAAATATGAAGTTGGAGAAACAGATAAAGAGCTGTCTGTTCGTCTTCAACGGGCTGGTTCGGAACACTGCAAACACTTAAGAATGATATTTGTGTGGACAGACATAACTGCGCCCAGATACTGGTGGAACGAATTTGACACATATCGCGCAGGAGTCGAAAAGGTTTCATGTTCCACAATGCATAAATTAATGGCCAGACCTTTAACAAGAGACGACTTTGAGCACGACAGCATGAACAATGACTTTCTGGATTATGTAATAGAGAGTTTAAACACAAGCATGGAAGCCTGGAGATTTGAGCACAATCCTGAAGAAAAGAAAGAAATCTGGAGAAGCATTATTCAGGCTCTTCCTCAATCATATCTGCAGAAACGTACTGTCTGTATGTCATATGCTGCACTTCGAAACATTGTAAAACAAAGAGAAGGCCATAAACTTGTTGAATGGAAACAGTTTATTGACTGGGCTCACACACTTGATAACTCATGGATGATATTTGAATAAGGAGAACACTACAATGCCATACGATCCCTTGTTGAGTAAAAGCACAAAATTTGAGTTTCCAAATCAATACGATGTCGATCAAATGGATCTCATTGATTTAAGGCGCAAAATTATGAAGTGGTGCGCCAAAAGCCAGGGAGCGATTGGCCCGTGCCGGGAGTGTGCGCAGAAGTGCAGTGCGGGGATTAGGGCTCTCGAGCTTTACGACGGCATTGACGCCCCCAAGGCGTCAGAGCCGGAAGTCAACAATCCATTCGTAAGAAAAAATAAAGAAGTTCCCATTGAGATTAAAGAAGAGGTAGTAGAGATGAATAAAGGGAAGAAGGAAACCGAGCGCCCGGTTTCAAAATGGTACGAAGACGCAGTTGCTTCCGGCGACCCTGTAAAATGGTGTATGAATAATCTCAATCTTCCAGAGCAGAAAGCAAAGAAACGTGTGTATATGTATGAATACAATCGCTTTGGAATGAGGCGACATAAAGACGACACAAAGCCATCCAAAGAAGTAAAGGTTGCTGTTGGACCTATTGTAAAGGTTATGCCGGAGCCTGTAGTGAAAGTTACGCCAGAACCTGTTGCAAAGATTACAGACGATACGTCTCTTATTACTGCAATGGAGACTGAAATGAAAACTTTGACAGAAAAGAAGCAGGAATACAGAACAAAGATTGACGAAATGACGAGCGAGTATAACAAGATTTCCGACAGGCTCGAAGCAATTACAATGTGTGTTGAGCAGTATAGGAGTACGATATGACAAAAGATGAACGGATAACAGATTTTGCTAACCTCTGGAGCGACTTTGCTTCAGAGGGCGGGTTACGTCTCGTGGTAAATCCTGATCTTATGGCGTATTTAAACGATAATTTCTTTACATCCCCAGCTTCGACAAAATACCACGGAGCTTATGAAGGAGGATTGTATGATCACAGCAGGCAGGTATTTATTAGACTGAGAAATCTTACAGAAAACAACGGTCTGACATGGCAACGCCCAGAAAGTCCGTTTATCGTTGGAATGTTCCACGACCTGTGTAAGTGTGATCAGTACAAGAAGGTCGGTGGTACAGTCGTTACATATAATGGAACCGAAATAACAGGGCCGACAGGATACCACTATGAATACAACAACGACACCATGTTAAAAGGACACGGATCTAAGTCTGTCATGATCCTGTCTCAGTTTATTACGTTGACAGAAGAAGAAATGCTGTGCATCCGATATCATATGGGCCCATACGAGAAAGAAGAATGGACGGAATTCGACAAAGCTATTCGTAAATATCAGAACGTATACTGGACTCACGCAGCAGACATGTTAGCAAGTAAGGTAGATGATATTTAATGCCACCTCATGACCCGGAATTTAGAACACCTTTAACGGTAAACACCGATTATACAGCAGATCCGCTTGGCGAATACGTAACTGGAACTACGTGGACTACTGCTAACTTAGACGAAATTACGGTTGGCACACACGCAAACACCATATACACAACGACCAACAACACGTATGATAATTGGATTACGATGAACAGTCCATATAGAGACTGGGTTTCAAACACTCTTAACATCAACGCAGACGCATCGCACATTGACGCCGAGATCCTCGGTAAGAAAGTAAGAATTGAGCTCGACAAAATTTTAGATCAATATTTTAGAAAACTATATAAGATAATCAATGATGTCCACAACTTTAGCATATCTGAAGATGAATTTATGAAACTTCTGAACGAAGATTGACTATTCCCTGCCTCATTTGAGGCAGGGTCTTTTTAAGGAGGAGATCCATGTGGAAATAGTTTTTGAAAAGGTTCCTCTTGAAGAATATCTTACCTTTTTTGAAACTGGAAATGACAGCAACATGGAACATTGGCTGACAATACAACATGAATTTTTGTTACCGCCGTCATGGTCAGCATTCAACACGTATGAAATGTATTGTCCAAGCAACATCAGCTTAACAGACAATCATGAGTTTGTAATTCCGACAGGATTCAAATGTGCATCTGACTTTAAACATGCTGTTTGCATGCCATGCTTTGAAACAATAAGCGATATCAAGTTTTCAAAAAACGAATTACAGAACCACATTGTCGTTAAAGGAACAGCGAAAGGTAACCGTTGTTTTCAAAACGGAGACAGATTGATCAAAATAAAATTCATAGCTTAACAAGCAGCAAGTGAGGGAACTATATGCTTGGAAAACTAAAAGATCTAACCGTCAATCTTGATGGAACGCAGAATATAACAGTAGTTGTCCAGTCAGATTTCAGAGAAACGTTCGACGAGTTGTTTGGTAAAGATATAGTTGTTGAAATAAAAAGATTCTTCAAACGCAGAAGTCTAGACGCAAATGCTTATTGTTGGTCTATTATAGATAAAATAGCCGAAAAACAGCATATGAAAAAATCTGAAGTGTACAGAAATGCAATACGTGATATCGGTGGTGTATCAGACATCGTTTGCGTTGCCTCAGAAGCCGTAGAGCACCTATGTAAAGGCTGGGAAGCACACGGGGAAGGGTGGCAAACAGAAGCCGTAGAAAGCGCCTTCGAAGGCTTTATGAACGTTACTCTCTGGTACGGTTCATCGACGTATGACGCTGGCCAAATGTCTGCGCTTATCGATTCGCTCAAGCAAGATGCTGACGCTCTCGGCATAAGCACGATGACTGAAAAAGAAACAGATCGCTTGCTTGAACTTTGGGGAAAAAAGAGACATGGCTGATTCGATAATCCAGACAGGAGAAAAGAAATGCTTTATTTCTGGAAGCCAGATCAATCTTGAACAACATCATTGCATCCACGGCTTTGCTAACAGAAAAATTGCTGATAAGTATGGCTTGTGGGTTTGGCTCAGAAGTGACATTCATAGATTACTTCACGATAAAGATAAAGATCTTGACAGAAAACTTGAATGCATAGCGCAGAAAGCTTTTGAGAAGAAATATTCTCATGAAATGTGGATGAAGCTGTTTGGCAAAAATTACTTATAAGGAGTTTGTTATGCCGGATGTAGACAAAGTGATAAAAGGTGTTGAGTGCTGTATTCGTATGACAACAAGTGACGTGTCGTGCGAGGAACTTAAATGCCCGTATTATTCTAAATATGATCAGGCCAGGCTTATATGCTGGACAGACCTTAACAGAGATGTTCTCAATTTAATCAGAAAAGCATATAAAAACGAAGTTAACCCGAAAGCAAAAGATAAGACTCACTGGTATTGCGGAAGCTGTGGTTGCAGATTGCCTCTCAAAAACAAGCCGAAGTTCTGCCATAAGTGCGGAACAAAGATTGGCCAATGGATATTATCAGAGGAGGAAAACGCAAATGAGAATGGATCCGAATGATGAGTTTTTTTATGTAATGCTTTTTGTTGCTGTATTTTTTACTTTTGCAATAAGCCTGCTTTTGCCAATGGATTAACGGTGGTGATCTGAATGATATGCCCTGAATGCGGAAACAAAAAAACAAGGGTGATTGACACGAGAGAAACATCCGACCATCAAACAAAACGAAGAAGAGAATGTCCAAAATGTTCAAGAAAATTCACGACTTATGAAAAAGCAATATGCAGATTTAAAACAGCAGAAGATTTATCCTACAGAGGTAATACAGCATGAATTTAAAGTATGTAAGTCTCAAAGGAAAAGAAATGAGCGTTCGAATAAACACAACATATATAGTTGCATACACATATGATCAGGAAGAAGACGAAACCGTTGTGTGGCTGCTTGGTATTAATGCGCCGGCTCGTTATCCAGGGGATCAGCGTAAAGAAATATCTTTAGCAATCACTTCATCATAATTTACAAAGGAGATGCTAACACATCTCCTCGTTCACGCCATTGTGTTGGAACCGGTATACAATTCAGACTTAAAATCTGACGCCCGAAAGGGATTGCGGGTTCAAATCCCGCCAATGGCACCATGGAGGGTTCACATAGGGGGACGCCCCTTAGAGAAGTTCACCAAATGCACAGATTGGCCCGCTTCCTTAGTCGGGCGGATAAAAAGGACTTGGGTGCGCATAATAAAACCATGAATAAAAACAGGTTCCAAGTTCATGATAAAAGAACTTCTGCCTTCCTTTTGCTTCCGTAACTCAGAGGTGAGAGTTGCGGCCTTATAAGCCGTCGGTCGCTGGTTCGAATCCAGCCGGAAGTACGTTGTCGCGACTGATGTGTGGTTCTTGATTCGTTTCACCACACAAAGAATGACAAAAACTGAAACGAATGACGGCATGGCAACTGTCGGTCAGAAGAAGGATTAGCTATCCAGTTGCCACTATGGGGTGTAGCCAAGCTGGTTAAGGCACGGGACTTTGACTCCCGGACGCGCTGGTTCGAGTCCAGCCACCCCAGTTTAACTTGTAAACTGTTTATATGCGGAGGATCTTATGACAATTGAAGATATAAAAAAAATGAGTAAGGAAATCCTTACTCCTAATGACGTTGCACCTATATTGGAATGCGATCCTAATGTTATACGTTATCAAGCTGCGCAAGATATAAAACAGCTTGGGTTTTCTGCATCAAAGATTGGCACACGAGTGAAAATACCGCGACAGGCTTTTATAAAATGGTTTGAAGGAAATGATAGCCGATGAAAGAATATAAAGCATATACGCATAAGGACTACTTAAAAGAATATAACGTATGTGAACTCTGCGGACGAAATAGGCCTCTAGAGATTCATCACATCATACCTTTATGTGTAGATGGACCAGATATAATAGAAAACTGGATTGCAATATGCGAGCCTTGTCATAATAGACTTACGCCAAAAGGAGTACTAACTAAGCTTGGATTAAAACGTCGTAAACAAGAAGGCAAACAGTTAGGCGGGAAAAAGGGCGTTAAACTGACAACAAAAAAATCAACATTTATAAAACCAGAAATACTAAAATACTCTAAAGATTTTAATGGATTAATGACAGACACCGAATTAATAAAAAAATTAAATATTGCTAGGAACACTTATTATCGATATAAAAAGGAATTACGGATAACATTAGCGGAACAATAGGTGGAACAATACAACAAGTTTTTTCAAATCAATACGAATTTTTTCAAAAAAGAAAAATCCCCGAGCTTTACAACTCAAGGATTTTCAGTCTGGGTGAGAGGATTCGAACCTCCGGCCTCTTGAACCCCATTCAAGCAGATAAGACTATAAAATAAAGCTTCCAGGCATTTATGGAACAATAGCGGAACAATAGGAGTAAAAAATATGATAGCAACATCGATTAAATTTCTTCCAGTTTGTACTAACTGCAGAAAAATAATTGAAGAACGTATAGATTGCGAAGATAACATAGTAACACCCCGATTTTGTCCACATTGTAATGTTCCGTTTAACGCAATTGAAATACCAACAAAGATACCATTCAAAGAAGAATTTCCATCATTCTATGCTCTCTACGACCGTATTTAAGTCGGCGATATCTGTAGACTGATATTTGTGCTGAGTGAATGAAAAGTCCGAGTGCCCGATGAGCTTCGCTTTGTCTTTATCTTTGCCGGCAGCTTTCTCAAGTTTATCAGCATAAGTATGTCTTGCACAATACGGAACCTTCTTGGAATCAATACCGAACTTCTTAGCCATCTTCTTAAATATGGAATCTCGAAGATATTCATCAGTCATCTGTTTAAATCTGATAAAGTCATATGGCTTCTTTTTGGAATAGACATACTGTGGAAATAATAAGTCTGTTCCTTCGACTTCTTTCCGTTGGAGAACGATATCCAGTATCTGAGATGGAATAATGACCGTCCTGTTTCGTCCGGCCTCTGTCTTCTTGCCACCGATGAAATAATAGATTTTCTTTCCGTCTATTTCTTCTTCATGAAGAGCGTCCTTCTTAAGCTCCAACAGTTCACCTGGACGGAAACCAAGATAACACAAGCAGTAAATGTACTCAGCGTACTTCTCTTTACCGATAGCGTTCTTAAACATTTTTACTTCTTCGTCTGTAAGCGGTTCACGTTTTGTGGATTCTAAATGACCGATAAATAAGTTTCGCGTAATGTCTCTATCTAAAATCTTGTGGTCTACAGCCCATGCCCAGATGAGCCCGGCTGTAACCTTCATGTTCTGATGAGTACGTTTTCCGGACTTACACTTATCGATGCATTCCTGTAAGTTCTCAGGCTCTATACTGTCTATGTATATTGAATGTAGCGGCTTAAAATGTTTATAAGCGTATTTATAGTTGTCCATTGTTGAAGTTCCAACACGAGGTTCATAATATGATTCCCACATTTCATAAACCTCTTGAAGCGTATAACGTGCATGTTTGTCTATACGGCCTTCAGCTAAAAGAGTAGGACAGTAAGCAAGGGCAGCTTTCTTTGTAGGGAAACCACTCTTTTTCTTTCTGACAGTATAGAATTTGCCATCAACAATCTTTTTGCCGACAGTTACTATGGCAATCCATGATTTCTTATTTTTTGAAAGAATGGCGGTACCCTGACCGTTACCTCTACCTTTAGGTTTACCTTTCTTGTCAGACATATAAACACTCTCCTTTAAAGAGAGATTATAGTGGAAGAAAAATAGAAATGTCAATCTCGTACAACAATTCAAATAACAGTCTCCCCACTGGATACGCGAGGGCGTGGTCACACGATGAAAACACAGGCGAGTAACGCTTGCGAGTAGAAGAGCTTGGATAGAGAATGCCGCCAAGCGGAACGAGACTATTGAAAAAGGATGGTTCTACTATGTATAAATGGAAAGTACCAATACAATCCCTGATTGACCACATAAAAACAGCAATGGACGTTGATCCATGGGCTAAAGAAATGGCGGAGGAACTACTGAAAATGCATGAACCGAAGCATGTTGAAGTAACGGAACAAATATTCAGCATCAAACGCGGGCACTGTCCGAAGTGTGGCATTGTAATGTGGAACGATACATATCCGCATTGGTGCGGATATTGCGGGCAGGCGGTGATGTGGAATGACAAGTAAAGACTTGCGATATTCCTTAGTGTTGAAAGGGATAAAACCTTCTGAATTAGCAGATCGTATTGGCGTTTCGAGAAGCATGATTTCAAAGTGGCTTTCCGGCGTATCAAAAATTCCATCAAAGCACGAAGATGCCATCACACATTTCCTTGGAGAAGTTACAGACGCTGAAGCAAAAGACAGGCGAAGAATAGAAGAAATAGTATCAACTATGTCAAAAGAAGAAAAAATCAATGCTATTCAATTTATATTAGGAACACTTTAAGGTGGTGACGTTGGATGACACGTAAAGAATGCATTGATAATATACAAAAAATAATTGATGAGAATATGGATAAGATTCTTGTCCGCGTTCATGTAGGCTATCTTATACATGCGGTTAAATACATGAAGAAGCAGGAGCCACTTGAGCCGGTTGTGGACAGTTTCCTGAACAGGAGATGTCCGAAATGTAATGCGGTTTTAAAAGGAAGGTTCTGCTTTGAATGTGGACAAGAGGTGAAGTGGAATGACTGAATGGAAATATGATGGATATACCAAGGTGCATAGCGAAGATAGACGAAGAATGATTGAACAATGGATGTGGAAATGCCCGGTATGTGGCTATACCATATGTAAGCCGTTTGGAAACAAAAATAAACCTGAAATTGATTGCCCAAAGTGTGCTGTAAGGCGGTGAAGCGAAATGCATGATATTGACAGGCTCATCGAAGCATGGGAAATATTTAGGGACAGCAATCCGTATGAACTCTGTAAAGGCATGGAGTTCAGAGCGATAAGTGAACCTGAATACTGCATGGGACAGATGATCGAGGATACCCTTGCTCTGCTGAAAGAGCAGAAAGCGGTTGAACCAAAGACCGGGCATTGGATTTACTTGCAATTTTGTGCAAACGAAGGGGTTTACTGTTCTGAATGCCATACTAAGATGTTCGACAGATATCCGATGAAAAAGAAACTGTCACAGTTTTGCGGACATTGCGGTGCAAAAATGGATGATGAAGTGGAAGGTCGGTGAAGTGAAATGATTATGATTGATATAGACATGCCGGACAATTGCGATGAGTGCCGATTTAATACGGAATACGATTTTTGTAAAGCAATGCCAGACAATTTCTGCGGAAATACGGATGACAAGAAAAGACCGGAATGGTGTCCGCTAAAAGAGCAGGAAGCAGTAAAACCGGAGCGTGAACATTCCGGCGGCGGTACCACATGGTGGAATGTCTGTGGGAACTGCAAAACAGCGATCAATCCGAATGACAAGTTTTGCCATGAGTGTGGGAAGCCTGTGAAATGGGATGATAATAATTGATATTCCTATGCCTAAGAATCGTTCAGATTGCCCATGTAACAATGATTATGTAAACTGTGGAATCAATCATAAAAGTTTTTACGATGATGAAATAGATGATCCTTTTACAAAGAGACCAGAATGGTGCCCGTTAATTGAAATGGGAATCAAAGATGGAAAATGGAAAATGCAGATACTAGCCAAGGAAGAAGGCGACAACATAGTATGAAACGCATCATAATTGTGGCACTCCTATTTGCCATGATGGTTTGTCTGACAGGTTGCACCCATATAAATAACGGAACAGTTAAAAACAAATCGTTTGTTCCAGCACATCGAACATATCAACCTATTATAATGATACAGAATAAACATACACAGATTATTCCACGATGGATATCACATTCTGATTCATGGAGCATTCTTGTCGAGAACGAAGATGGAAAAGAATGGTGGAATGTTACGGAAGATTATTATAATTCCGTGAATATCGGAGACTATGTAGATAGGCGAAAAACAGACAATTAAGATTGCTGTTTTACTAGCTGTTTCGGAGGTGAATACAAAATGAGTTGTGACGATTGCATACATTACCATTGGTATTACAATTACTGTGACAAGTGGGATTGTGAAATGGATGCAAGAGCTTGTAACTCGTGTTTTGAAGCACGAGAAACGCAGAAAAAGTGATGCTATTAAATTACTGTATAACGAGAGGTGACGGAAAAGGTAGACGTGCTACCGGGAGACAGCTACCATCGGAGAGGTAACGTTACTCCGAGAGAAGAAGGAGCTATGGCTCATGCGACCCGCGATCTTGGTAAAGGCTGTCATGTGAGGTGCAAATCCTCACCCGCTCAATCAATCAAACACATCTTAAAAAGGAGAAAATATTATGGATTTGGGAGCCTACGCACAAATTGAAAATCTTGACAAAATCCTGGTAGACAACGGAATCACAGTTCCAAGACTGCGCGGACTTAGGCTGATGAGTCAGGAAAAAGCAATTTCTGCAGACGATATTTCAGAATCTGCCAATCAATTGGGCCTGCAAGAATGTGAAGCTCTCTGTGAATCAGACTTTCGGATCAACGCCTACTGTTTCGAATGTTCAGACAGAACCCGTCGAATCAAGCGAAAGTACCTGAAGTATGACACAGATCATTTCACACCTATCGGAGTCAGATGGGATCGTATTCATGGTAAAAAGCGCAAGAAGTTCAAGTATGTTATTAAAACTGCTTATCGGCGTAATCGTGAACAGCTTGAATTATTCAATCGTTATTGCGGCAGGCCTGACGTTCTTTATATCCATGCAAGAATCGGCGGCGGAAACTGGCCGTATTACTGTAACGAGGTGAAAGATCAGCCATGGTTCATCTGCAGGATTGATGATGCCTTTGATTCCACCTATTGTGATATTTACGCCACGATCAAACCGCCAGAAGAAAACAATGACTGACGTTCAGTAAATAATGATAAGCGGTGGTGGAATAGGTAGGCAAAAATACAAATCCACAGGGATGCAGCAGTAGACGGTTGGCGGGCATGCGAGAGTTGAGACTACGCGCCGAAAAAGCGGCTCCAGTCGTAGAGGACGTAAAAACTCGGAACTGTGGAGAATAAAGCCCGTATGTGAGGTGCAAATCCTCACCCGCTTATAGACTTTGATGTGACAATTTGTTTGAAAGGGTGATATTATGCCAACTATCGTTGATGAAAAAGGTAACGAGCGAAAAGTTGACGGGTTTATTCACTCCATATCGGTTAACGGTAAAACATATGCATTGCAGGCCAATATTATTGCGGTCAAGCCAATCGTATGTCCAAAATGCGGTGGAACAGTTACACTGAAGTACGGCGAGGGCAAATGTGATTTTTGCGGAGTGCAGTATACAAGCAAATTTGAACTTGTAGAAAACTCAGCAGTTAAAGAGAAGAAGTTGTGAACAATACTGAGCGGTGACGGTACAGGCACTCGCCACCAAATAGCTTAAGTAACATATACGGGTCGTTTAACTGCTCCCAACCAAAGACCGGGAGACAAGGACGCTAACAAAAAACCATGTCAGTATGTAGGAAAATCCTACCCCGTAGCCATATTAGTTAAAGAACACATGGAGTAATAATGAATAACATTGATGATATGTGGCCAATTTGCCATGATTGCCCGTACTGGGAAATCTGTGAGCCGCCTTATATTTGCGAAGCCACAAGGGAAAAGCAAAATAAGGCCGCAGATGAAACGGATTAAAGAACACAAACGAGGGGAAACGATGCATCGATTTATTAGAAACATCTTGCGTTTTATCATTCGACATAAGCGTATTAATCAAACATTTAGTCAATGGAAATGGTTCAATCACTTATGCTATGAAGAAGCACAGGCTGTAATCGGAAACAGAGCATGGAAGTAACTTAAAGAACACATAATTTAGCTGATATATGCCGGATATTATCGGGCGGCGTAGAGGTGACTTACGGTGGACCGGTTCGACTCCGGTGCTGTCCATAGTATTAACATATATCGGTAACCGTGTTGTTTAAAATTGCTGTATTATGAAGTAACGGATGGTCAGTCCGGTGATAAAGGGTGAAAGTATATCCGGCTACTGAAAACCACCTGTGTGATAGAGGATACGGGCATGGGAATGGGCCTATGCCCAACCTCGTACCATTGCTGAACATTTTCGTGAGGTCACGAAAATGATACATTGCTCAGCAGAATGTTTAAGGATGTATAGAAAGGTCGGTGGAACTAATTTGTTTGGAGATTTGAATGATTGCTACGGAAAAGGCTTGCAACAGGATATAGCTGAATCAAATAAACTTGAGCAGGAACTTATTGAGGATGGGAATCGTTATATAGAAATGATTGAAGAAGAAAATTACTGTATTACGAAGTAAAAGGTGAGTAAAATGTTCAATGAATATGTGTGCGGAGTAACCGGATTGCCATGCTGTGGATGTTCTCTGTTTTGCCAACACAGAAAAGAATCAAGCAACGATGAGAAGATTGAAAATGCCAAAAATACATTTCAAGCCAATATGCAGTAAATGTGGCAATCAAATATTTAGTGTCATTAACTACTCAAAAGACATAGAAAAGCATGGTTCGAAATTTATCAGTAAGGAAACAATTGTACCATTTAGCTGTCCTAACTGCGGAGAAATATTTGACGGTATTGAAATGCCTATTGCTCTTCATTACGACAACAGAAAGCAGGAAGACTGGTGAAATTGGAATAACAAACAATGAAGCAGCTGAAATGATCCGCAACGACATGAAAATTCACCACGACTACCTGAGCGGACAATATCGAAAAGCATTGAACATGGCGATTAACGCCCTGCTGAAAAAGCAAGAAGCGATTGTCAGGTGCCTGAAATGCAAATACTGGAACAAAGAGCACAATGGACACTGCGCAATAAATCATATATTCACAATCGCTGACTGGTATTGTGCCGACGGAGAAAGACGGTGAAACAAAAGTGATTCAAATAAACATGGAAATGCCAAAGTGCTGTGCGGAATGCAACTTTCTGAAAGTATATAACGGTAAAGACTGTTTTAGATGTCTGCCGGATGGCCGGTATATGTATTACCAAGATAAAATCTGGATGACTGAGCAGCGACCGAACTGGTGTCCGTTAAAAGAGATTATAAAATGCAAAGATTGTAAATATTGTAATAAAGAGATTTTAGATAAAAGAATGGTTTGGTGCAACCTACATAGGTTTGCAAGACCGGAAAACCATTACTGTGCTGATGGCGCATAAACAAGGGAGATGACACGCTATGGCGCATGTTATGACATACAAAGAGCTGAAAACGGTTCAGCCTAAACAGTTTGTATTTGAAGAAGTGCGGCATCTTAAACATAAAATCTATACATTACAATTCAATGGACTAGATTTTACTAACGGAAAACATTATCTTCTTATGGAAGAGTGTGACGAAGACGAATGTCCGGACTATAACTGGAACTATAGGGTGTGGAACGAAATGCCAACTGAAAAAGAAATGAACAATACACCATGGAAGGAAGATCCATATGTCTGACTGGATCAGAGTGCCGGCCAAATGGAGCAAAGCACACAAGCCCGTCTTTAAATGCCCGTTCTGCGATGAAGTTTATGAATGCGGTTATTTCGATCCTTACGATATGAATCAATGCAAAGGATGTGGCAACGTCCACATAATTCCAACTGTGAAAAAAGACAAAACGACAATACGAAAGATAGCCATGAGTTATATGGCAGACTTAGATGAATCAAAAAGATTCAAACAGCTGGTAGCATCCGCTGTTACACAATCTTTCATGAAACATCGGCTCAAATTTACAGAACGCGACATTATTGAAGATGTTGATTCGTATTGCGTGTGGTATGTGTTAAAGAATGGCAAACTGGAGATGTGCGATTATGACAAGTTTGAGTGGCTGGATTCATGATGATATAACCTGGTGCGGAAACGAATGCAGCAACATGTCCTGCGAACGTAACATTATTAACAGGCTGTCGCATGAAGGCCTGTTTTCAATGGCGTTATTCAGAGACACGGAATCGTGTCCTTTGAATAGATCAACCGGCAACGACAACGAAAGGATAGAAGGAAATGAACAAGAAGGAATTGGTTGAAAAGCTTATCGAAAAGTCTGGCGAAAAGAAAGCCGAGAAAGTTCTGAACGCATTTATTGAAACCGTCAAGGAAGCTGTAGCGAATGGAGACAACGTACAGCTGGTTGGGTTTGGCACGTTTGAAGCCCGTGAGAGGGCTGCTCGTGACGCCAGAAATCCGCAGACCGGAGCGACACTGAAGATTGCCGCTCATAATGTGCCCGCGTTTAAGCCGGGCAAAGCGTTTAAGAAAGCTGTTAAGTAAGATTTTGTGCCGGTTGATAAGAGGAACGCTCCGCCATTAAAAGGCGGAGCAGTTCCGATTGCGAAAAAAATTGGGGTGACCTCAGAAGAGAGGTCACCCCTTTTTTATTCCACCTTAGTAAAGTCAGCGCTGATCCATCCGACTTGATCATTAACGACGATTGCGTGCCAGTTGCCGATAGTGCCGACATATTCAAAGGAATCAATTTTATTAGCTTGTAAAATCCTACGATATTTCAGGCCGTTGCCAACTCGAACATTCACTCTGTCTGTAGTTGGATGAACCAACTTTCCTTTTGCCGTGAACTTCGCGTAATACTTCTGACCAAAATCTGCCCTGTTTTTCAGATATGATTCTTCCTGATGTTTAGGCTTTTCATACCTTTTAACGACAATGTCAGAAGCCTCTCTTACGCTTTTAGCAGACTTCAGAGTGTTGATAACTGTCGTATACGTCTGAATCTCCTGCCAAAGATAGTCCAGCTGCATGTTCAGATCTCCGATAGAAGATCCTCTTTGCTGAGCGAAGTTTAACAGCAACTGTTTACGACTGGAATGAGTCCATTGAGCTAGCCCATATCCAGCAGCGTCATTCACGAAATTTGCGTAAGACTTGTCGTCAACTTTTCTCGTGTATTCGTCGCCTGTCATACCAAGTTTCTTAGCATATGAGCTCTGTAAACAGGTTGAGCTTAACCTGCTTTCGACATAAAGATTTCCCATCAGACCGGCAACCCCATAAGGGTTGCCGATCTTACTCATCAGATAATCCCAAATAATCTTCTCACTCATTATTTCTGCTCCGTATGTTCTTTTTGTTCGATGTTAAGCTCTTTAACAATCTCTTCAATCATGAACGAAATGCTTGTTTCAATTTTTTCATCGTCGACAATATAGCCCTGTTCTTTTAAGAAGTCGATTACAAGCTGCTTCTTTTCCTGTCCGGGCTTAGACTTATAAAGCTGTTCAACTGCATATACAGCAGTTTTCACAGCGGCTCGAATCAACTCCATCTGATCAGTAGTGGTCTTAGCTTTAACATTCGGGATAACATACCTCATGAGCAAACCAAATAAAAGAGTGATAACAGCTAAAATAATTTGAGTTAAATCGATAGTCATAAAAAAATCTCCTTTCAATAATTACCTTTTCCGTCTCCAACAATATCGAGGAATTTAGCCATCATATAACCAGTCCATTTAGAATAGGAAACCTTGCACCATTCCTCACCGGGAGAAATGATGTTAATTATAGTACCAAGAGGAATTTGTTTAATTAGAGCTCCTTTAAGACTGGGAGTTCTACGAAGATTAACTGTTCTGCCGGAAGGAGCCACGAGAACAGCCTGTGTGCCAGAAGTAGGAATAGGAGTAGGCATAACTTCTGTTGCTGCGTTTACAAGCTGCCTAGATTTGCCGTGATAATTCCAATTACCAAGCTTCGTATCAACGGTCATTCTGCTGGACATGTGTCTGATTTGAAATGGATTAAGGCTATATACAACGCCGGCATGATAATAATCAGTAAGATCGCCATTGTAATATTTGCCGCCTTTTTTATATCTCGAAGGCAAAGCCCAGCCTTTTGTTCCCTGGCTGCACCCTTTGAGAATAATGTCTCCAAGTTCAAGCTGATTAACGCTTGTACACTTTTCAAGACCAACAATCTCTTTTCTGGCGGCCCAGTTTGAGCCATGAATGCCTGTCCATTTAAGGCCCATTCTACGAATGGCCCCAATAATTAATCCAATACAGTCACAATACCCGTCTGATCCATCGCCAGGTTCACGACGCTTCGGGTTGGAATTAAAGATAGCAAGCACTTTTTCCAGAAATCTTCTAACAACTTCAGGATAAGTCATCCGTTACCACCTTCTTCGTCTGATTGTTCTTCTTCTTCGTTGTTTGTGCGTGTGCCAACATTGGTCTCTGCAGAATCCTTTAAACTGAGTTCTAGCTTTGTTTTATCCAGCATAGCGAACACGCTCTTCTCGTAGATGCTGTTTCTTGTATAAGCCCATACATTTAGAATCATTACGGCCGTTACAATAATCCCCATGTAAACAGAATAAAGCGCGGCTGTTGGCGAGATAATCATGATCACCGAAAGCCACGTCATATAGAAAAACCAAAATATAGCGGTCCATCTGGCTAATCGCTTGCTAAACTGTTTTCTCGGATCAATCCGACAATTAGTCATGCGATCACCTCATTCCAAGAATTCGCCTCTGTCGTTACACTCATCGTAAACGCGTTTAATGTAAGCAAAATCATGTTTATAAACGTCGTTATCCCAGCCATATTTACGGACTAGCTTTTCATAATCTTTATTCTCTTTGAAAAGATTGGCAAAATCCTCATGAGAATGATGTTCATTTTTTCGGCATTGCCTGGCAAAATTCAAAACATGATTCTTGATACGTGCGGCTGCAAGCATATCAAGCCGCTCTTCTGTTTCCACTTGCTTATCGTCAAGTTTGTCGAAACGCTTTTCTAACTCAACGAAACACGCTTTGACAGACGCACAGTTTGACACACTGTCTTCGCGCATTTCTCTCATTTTTTTATCGATGTCAGTTTTCAGTTCAGCTACAAGGTTCTTAAACGACCCTGTTCTCTGTTCGTCAATTTTTCGGAATGGCCAGGAAATTGCTTTCCAGAGCCACCTTAACGGATAGACTTTGATTTTGGAAATCTCAAAGAAAAGACAAAAGATAAATACGCAGATAAGTACAGCCCAAGGTACGTTGTCGGCGATCCATTGACCGACAACTTTGGTAACTTCTCCCACGGGGAATCACTCCTTTTTAAATATTGAGTGAGAACTTCAGCGCGTTGCATAAAGCGCAAGCACAATCCCGAGGGATACTAATCGTCAAATCACTATCTTTATCTATAATAGACTCGCTGTTGTTCTCAAAATTAAGATTGTCTGTTGCGTCTGGATTAATTTATATAACAAGTTCTGAGTTAGTACTCTCTTCTGAAAAGAGATTTGTTATATGATTTGTTTTGGCGTTTATAACTATAAACATATCATTCCTTAGTGTTCTTAAATCGGATGGAGTACGCCCCAATTACAGCCAGCCATCGCTTTTTTAATCTGGCAAACCGACATTGCTCGTTGTCATTCCTTGTTAGCTGTGATCAGTGCAACAAGCAGGATTCCAACAGAAGCACCGATCATCACCGCCGGGATTAGCCACCATGCGGATATCATCGTTTCACCACCTCAAAAGGAAACCGGGAACGATACTGGCATCTCTCCCGGCGTGTGTTCAGATACACACTGATATACACTTAAAGTGTTCTTTAAGTTTCTTTTCGCAGTAGTCCCTAAACGGACACCAATTACACGCAAACGCTTGTGCAGGGCAGTCCGCGTCGGGACTATCTATCGTAAGCGGAGACACTCCTTCTCCAATCATTTCACATCACCACCTTTAGAAAGTGTTCTTTAATTCATTTCCTTAATATGTTTAAGCCACGCATTAATAGTTACAGCTTCCATTCGCATTCCTTCCATTACGGATCTGCTTCGGACTTGATTACTGATCATCATCTTGTCGTTGATCGGAACGCTTTCCCAAATATCTTCATGCTTTTTATACCACACGGCGAAATGCTTTTCTGTACTGTTTCGATATTCCTGATTTTCCTGATCGATCCATTCCGGCTTGTTCATGGTATAATATGCGTCAAAAATCATAAATGCAGTAAAAAACATAACTTTATCCTGAATTCCTCTGCTTAAAAATTCATCGATTAACGCATCGTTGGAATCAAGCAAATTACGATAAGTTTTTAGGATATATTTTGGATCATGTCGGCATACAGAATCATCACGCCATTTCCAAAGATAATATGGAGTTTGACAGTATTTTACATTTGTAGAAAGATTCTGACAGAGAATGTTAAAATAACTGTCCTCATGGATCGTAAGTTTATCATTCCAACGTATACCTTTATCGATCAGATACTGCCGCCGGTGAATTTTTCCATGAACAAAAGTGCTATCCATTTCATGATTGGTATAAATGACTTCTTTTGTTTCCGGATGCCGTGTTTCTTCAGTAAATACAGACACAAGGCTATCGAATCCTGTTTCCATTTCACGAAACACAATCCACAATCCACATGCGTTATAAAACATATCATCTGCATCACAGAACATAACGTATTCAGCTGTGGCATAATCAAGACAAGCGTTCCTTGTTGCGGATACTCCCCGGTGAGGTTCTTTATGATATTCAATCACAAACGGATAACTATGCAATAATTCATCTGACAGAAATATATCGCTTCCATCGTTACAAATAATTACTCCGATCTGATCAAATGGAACATTTTGCTGAATGGCTATACTATCCAGTAATTGTTTAATTATTTCATCAGTTTCTTTATATTGCGGTATAAGAATCTGTAATTTCATTTAATCCTCCTTAAATTCCTACAAAACGACTGCTATATCTACTCCAGTTAGTTGCTATTTTATAATCCGCAAGCAAAGATGCTGGAACATAAATACTTCCATATTCGCCACTTGTATAAGTTGTATAAGTTGAAATTGGAGTGCTAACAAAAACAGAGCTGCTCATTAACCTTACAACAGAAGATCCCATCAAATATAACGAAAGAAGTCTGTAACACTTAAAAAATGCACTACTCTGAATCGTTGTACAAGCTGGAAAACTTGCAGTTGAAAGATTAGAGCATTCGTGAAATGCAAGACTCCCAATGATCGTGCAAACAGGAAAACTTACGGCTGTAAGACTAAAGCAATCATAAAACACACAACTTCCAATGGTCGTGCAAGCAGGAAAACTCGCGGTTGTAAGACTGTAGCAACTGTCAAACGCATAACTCTTAATGCTCGTGCAAGCAGGGAAACTTGCAATTGTAAGATTACTGCAACTTCGAAATGCCGCATTCCCAATATTTGTACAAGCAGGAAAACTCGCAGTTGTAAGATTGGAACAATTATCAAAGCCATAATCTCCAATACTTGTGCAATCAGGGAAACTTGCAGTTGTAAGACTGTAGCAACTATGAAATGCATAACTCTTAATGTTTGTACAAACAGGAAAACTTATAGTTGTAAGATTGAAGCAATTATAAAATGCACTATTTTCAATACTCGTGCAAACAGGAAAACTTGCAGTTGAAAGACTGGAGCATCCATAAAACGCAGCACTCCCAACACTCGTGCAAATAGGAAAATTTATGGTTGTAAGATTGACACACCTATCAAACGCATAACTTCCAACATTTGTACAAGCTGGAAAACTTGCAGTCAAAAGATTAGAGCAACTATAAAATGCATAACTCCCAATACTTGTGCAAGTAGGAAAATTTATAGTTGTAAGATTGAAGCATCCATAAAATGCATTACTCCCAACATTTGTACAAGCTGGAAAACTCGCAGCTGTAAGATTGGAGCAACTATAAAATGCGCTACTTTCAATGTTTGTGCAAACAGGAAAACTTGCAGATAAAAGATTGAAGCATCCTTGAAATGCGTTATATCCAATGCTCATACAAGCAGGGAAATTTACAGTTAAAAGGTTAGTGCAGCTATAAAATGCGCTACTCTCAATATTCGTACAAACCGGAAAGCTTACAGTCGAAAGACTGCTGTAAGAATAAAACGCATATTCCCCAATATTTGTTGCAGTCGAATTCTCATAAGTACTGACAGTTCTTGCTATTAATTCATCTTCTGCGCCACTGCCTGTAGAGATATTACCAATGGCACTTGCAAACCCTGTGTCAAGATCCCATGGGATGGATGCCGCAGCGTTTGGGTCTTTATCCCGTATGGCATTTGCAGTAGCCGTTAATGCAGCATCAAGTCGATTACTATCAATAAGTTTGTCTAATGCCATTAGTAGCTACCTCCTTCCCACACTGAAATTTCTTCCATAAGCATCTGTGCAAGATCATTCAATGAAATAAGTACAATGTTTCCGTCAGAACCAACCTTCATAAATTTATCAGCATTGGCAGAACCTTGATTCTTATCAAGTTTTCCACTAACTTGTTCTTGCAGAGTGGGACCAACTTCCCAGTTTGCCGCTGTCCATGATTGAGCTGTAGGTATGGCGTTAACGCATTGGTAAATATAGTTGCCGTACCGAACTTTATCGCCTACTTCGTAAGTCTTGCTTGCGCTATAATACGGACATGCCGTACCATTAGCAAAAGAGTTCAGCGACGCGGGAGTCAAGGCAAGTGCGGTGGATGTAGACGCAGCACCTGTATAAAGTTTCGTCCTGCCGTAATACGTGGTCGTAGCAAGTCCTGCGTTTGAGATGATAAAGTGAGTGCCGTTGTACCGGAAGGTTAAGGTTTCACCCGCGCTCCATTCATAGCGGGAGATATTTGTACCATGAATTCTGCGGATGTTTTTCGCACCGAAGTCGTTGATTTGCAGAGTCGCTGCACCGTTGTATGTTTGAGCAGCGAGGAACTCGATAATGAAGATATCGCCTTCTCTCAGTTCATCGCACTCTTCGCAGTCAACACGCTTGATCGCGTACCCTCCCGCTGTATCGCACACACAGGAGAAGATCCGTGCATTTCCGTTGTCGTTCCTGATGTCGCTCAGTTCGTCCGTGATCGTTACCTCGGTGATATTCACGTCTTCAACAAGCGCATCTCCGATTTCAATTGCAGTCGTGGCTTTATACAGCTTGCCGTTGCAGATGAACGTATCGCCAATCTTGTGGTTTTCAGTGGCAACGGCGCTCTCGATTGATGATATCATCCGGTTGGTTTTGTCAACGCTGTTTAAGGCCAACTTGATTTCCGGAGCGATATTACCATCCACAGGATAGGTCAGCTGCTTAATAACGCCCGTGTTCGACCAGATGTTATTGGTGCCGAGCAGAGTACGGACCTGTGGCGCCGTAAGCTGATAGGATATGGCGGTTGCGAGTCTGTATGATATAACAAGCGGAGTTCCTGCGTTGTACAGTTCTGCCAGTTTGCTTTTAAAACTCGCAACTGTTTCACATTCTGCCCATCCAAAATAAATTTGATCGCTTAACGCAAAGAAGTAGTCACCACTGATTGCCCATTTCAGCATATTGGATAACCCTTGACCATCATTTGAGTCTCTCATCCATCCGAAGTTGTTCACAAGTTTGAATTTTCCTGCTGATGCGTTCAGCAGAATGTTTTCTGTTCCTGTAAATTCATGTGTTGCCCTATTCACCACCAGCTCCCCTGTTCCGTCAGCGTGGATGGTCAGGTTGCCACCATAAACAGTTCCGGCTTCGGAAGGGAATGTGATGGGGTAGTTTACTGTTTGCGGTGAAACCATTTCTGTAGCTGTGTCACCGATTTCCATCTGTATATCCCATGTTATTGGATATGCAGTTGTTTTTGTTGTATTATCACCTTTCGGTGACATTGCAACAAGCAAATATGGCATCGTAATAATAGCAGAGAATACAGCTTCTTCGTTTTCTTTATTTGGATCGTGAGCTGTTGTTGCTTGTTGTCCAAACCAATTTGCTGTGGCCGTAGATGAACTATCTTCGTTTTTTTCGCCAACCCTAAAATTAGCACTCCCAAATTTATTTGGATCGTTTATTTTTACATGGAATATAACTTTTTCTCCAATCAGATGTTTACATGGAAGAATGACTCTCAACGCAGGATAATCGTTTCCGATGCTCTTGTTTGCAGGATAAGTAATCGTATATCCGTTTTGTGCAAAATCTTTACGTTGTAACTTATAGTCAAATACTGTCTGCCATTCGCTGAAAACAAACAGATTTTTCCCTGTCCTCTGCACATTGCACCACGTCCGTCCACTGATTGGGCAGATGTTGGAATATGGCGCATAGGATGTTGCTTCAGAACCGACTTCAATTTGTACTTTGTCAGTTACTTCCGCGTTCAAATAATTCCATTGCAGTCGAATATAACTTGCATCCGAATACAGACTAAACGTTGCTGTCTTGTTGCTTAAATTTAGCATTTCACTATTCAGATAAGTTTTATTACTGCTATAATAAAATACTCTGACTTTATTATTTCCTGTATCTGTAAATCCGCTTATTGTATAATTTCTTGATACATCTACAGGAATATAATCGATGGTTCTTCTTACCGTATCATTCACAATGTTTTCGCCAGTCTCAACATCAATGCCGCCAACTTCCAGCCCTGACAAAAGATTCTTCCCACCACCTGCCGGGTACGGACTATCCTGCCCGTTCAAGTCCTGTACAGGCTCAATGGCAATCCGCATCTCCCGCACAGGTAGATCATCTGCACAGTTTTCAATGGTGACTACATCAGCATGCGTGTCAATCGTTTTATAGATTGAATCGGCCTTATCAGCTATTTTTGCATCAACACGCTTGAATTCATTTGCGAGGGCCCCGTCAGCAGTGTACGTAAGCTCATTGATATTGCCCGTGTCTGCCCAGATATGGTTAAAGCCAAGGAGTGTACGGACCTGAGGAGCGGTAAGCTGATAGAGCATAGGACTTGCAATCTTATAACAGACTTGAACAGGATGCTCCGCAAGCCATTCCTTTGCTTCTGCTATTGTAAGTTCTGTGAATAATCCATAACGGATTCTAATATCTCTTCCGTTAGCAAATCCAAAGCCTATATCAGCATTAGTATTGCCAATGGCTTGCTCTGTAAACATATTTGATATGCCATCTGTCGGTGTCCCGTAGTAATAGATCGAAGATTCCGGTGTATATCTTACATATTTGTACGTGTTCCCACCAACACCATACCCAGTGCCGCTACCATCTATCTCAAAAAATGCCCTATCCACCACCAACTCCCCTGTGCCATCAGAGTGAATTGTTAGGTTTCCGCCGTAGACTGTCCCGGCAGAGGACGGGAAAGCGATCGGATACGTTGCGCCAATGAACGGAATAAATTCTGTAGGAACGGTGTCTTTTTGTATAACTAACTGAACGGCATTATTCAGTACATAGTCTTGTAAACCCTTGCTTGCGTATGCCCCTACGTAAAGATATTCGGCACCCTCCGGCATGATAACAGTTACTTCGTTCATGTAATCGTTATTCTGCCAGTATTTCGCTGCCCCAATACGGTTTCTTGTTTTCTTTGCATCACACCATCCATAAGAGCAATCGCCGTTTAGAAGTGAAGAAGATATTGCCTCTCCGAAACGTTTGATTACAAACTTATCGCCGGGTTTGCACTTAACATAAGCCACTGCAGTCCCAGAGTTACCCGATCCGGAAATTCTGATAGGATTATACAAATTTTTACCGCTTTTTGAAATTTCGCACCCCGTCCGCCCAGTAATGGGGCAGATGTTGGTGAATGGAGCATAGTCCGTGGCTTCGCTTCCTAATTCAAACTGTGCTTCTTCATCCAGTTCGCAGTACGAAATTCTTATGGCATCAATGCCATTCGGAATGGTTGCTGTTATTGCGTATTTCTGACCGCTTGGTACAGAGTTTGCAGTAGCACCAAGCTGTTCTACCCACGTTTCGCCCGTATATCCATGCACTCTGCGTGTCCATGTATTTTGTTTGCTGATAGCACTAAACGTGTATGTTTCCCCCGCTGTTACGGGGATCAACTGAGAATAATTTCCATTGGCATTACTAACCATCTCTCCACTTGCGTTTATTGCCATTTTATGGACATTTGTAGAATCATCAAGCAGATTCTTCCCACCACCAGCAGGCCACGGACGGTCATACCCGTTCAAGTCTTGCACCGGTTCAATAGCGATCTCCATCTCTTTGACTGGCATGTCATCAGCGCCGTCATCGATGGTTACAATGCTTGCAGGAGTGTCGGCAACCTTGTACAGCGCATCTTCCTTGGAGGCGATTACTTCGCCTACCTTCACCTCGTAGGCGCTACCCTTGTTAATCGTCAGATCCCCGGCAAGTTCCTCGTTGCCGTCCCAATCAAGTGTACGGGCATTGGACTTGTTATCAGTATCAGTTCCGTTACCAACAATCTCTACATATGTGCCACGCTGTGTTGGACCTGGAACATTATCGATAACGTTATACTCACCAAATACATGTTGAGATCTGCCGTTTGCTCCTGTATATGCACCTTCAGAATGTGCATAATTTCCAAATGCAGACGATGATTTCCCTTCAGCGTGAGATGCTTCGCCCATTGCTGTAGAATGATCGCCTTCAGCATGAGATGTTCCGGCTATTGCTGTCGAATAAAGGCCTTCGGCATGTGAAGCAATTCCCCTTGCCTGTGAATATCTGCCTTCTACATGAGACCCAGTAGCTATTGCAGATGTATACTCTCCTTCTGCATGAGAATAATCTCCGCGTGCCTCGACATCCCGACCAAACGCAAAACCGCCTGTTCCTACAGTAGTTCCTGCTTTAGCTCCTCTAATCAGAGAACCATTTATGTCTGTTTTTATATCCGTGTTGCGAATTACTTTGCCACTTGTTCCGTTAAATGCAGCAAGCGAATAGTCTTCAGAATAGCGAGGCCCAGTCACCGCACCGTCTACATTGGACTGCACAACTGTCCAGTCTCCATCGCTTGCGACAGTTCCATCCGTGACGCAGATGATCATGTCACCGATTTCACACATCTCTCCGGCATATATCCCGGCAGTAACTACCTTGTACGTCCAGCCTTGATAGTGCGTTGCTGGGAGTTCCGTCACAGTACCGCCAGTTCCGATGGTTCCCTTGAACACCATTGCGTCGTTAATCTGAAACGCCTGGTTTACAAAGGCTGTCGTTGCGATCTGCGTGTTATTTGTTCCGGCAGGTGCAGTAGGAGCCTTGGGCGTTCCGGTAAATGTGGGGGAAGCAATATTCGCTTTTTTATCAATGGACGTTGATATCGGTGTTCCATTGTAAAATGCGGGTTTTGTTTCGGTATTCGTGCGTGTGTTGAACACCACATAGGCAGCGTTTGCAGGCGCTTCAATTTCCAGATTGTCAGAGACAACACCTGCGTTCGCTTTTGACAGCACGTTCGCAGGAGTATTTGCGTCAACAAACGCCCACAGCCTCGGCTTTGTTCCACCGGCTCCAGTAACCGTGAATACGTCCCCGGGCTGGCACGGCATAACAGCACATGCCCAGTCGCTTGCGCTTTCCGGATCATTAATGTTTGCGGTGCTTCCGCTTGTTGTAATGTAATGGTCACCATTAAGCTGTGCAATTTCAACATCACAGATAGAATCGACAGCATTCTTCGTGTCAGTAATTTCCTTTTTCTTAAGCAAACCACTGATTAGCCGTGTAACTTTTTCTATTGACCAACTCTTAAGAGTATCACTCATTATTCGTCACCGCCCTTATATAGAAGCGATAATCTCATCGATTTCTGCCTCCGTAATAAGTGGATAATCCGCACTCTTCATATAGCCGGAAAGATCAACTTGCGGTCTTCCAATTTCTTCGAATTTGTTCGCATTTGAATTCCAGACATACTCGATGAAGTTGTTCGTTCCGCTACCGCTTGCGTCAGGTACGAAGTAGAACGTGCCAGTTTTTCCTGTTGCAGGAAGAGTCTGAACAAACTCAAATGTAATTCCAGTAATTCCGCTTAATGCATTCGTAATCGCAGTACCTACAAATTCAGTTGTTGCAATCTGCGTTGTGTTCGTACCAGCATTTGCGGTAGGAGCTTTAGGCGTTCCTGTAAATGTTGGACTTGCGATGTTTGCTTTTCCTGAAATATCTTGATGAGCTGTAATTACAGTGCCAAGGTCAACAACACCGCTTGTACCTTTGCTCGCACCGTTCATTGTGATGCCTGTAATGGTTCCTTCGTTTGCCGTAGCTCCTTCTGCGATGCCATTCAGTTTTGTCTTGTCGGCTGCGCTCATCAAGCCATCTACAGTAGTTGTAGCTGGGTCATATGTCGTATTTGACCACGGGACTTCTACGTAGGCTTTTCCATCAGACAATGCAACAGGGTATTTCTTTCCAGTTTGGCTAAACCCGATTTTGATTCCACCAAGCGTTGATGCTGTTGCAGTTTGAAGAGAGGGGAGAGTGATTTCAACGTTTGTTCCATCACTACCACTCAGCGTAATTTTATTAGGGTTCGTTCCATCCTGCGTGATGGTATAAGTTGTGTTATTATCGGGAGGAGAACTCCAACTACCGTCTGCCTTCAGGTATTTATCCTGATTTCCTTTTGTAGGGGCGGGAACAGCACCGACAGTTCCGTTGCTGCTTGCATTAGCTCCACTAAAAACGGGGATATTAACAGCTTTTCCGGTTGTCTCAAGAGCTGTGTTGTTTAGTTTAACGTTTTCAATAACGTTCACCTGAGCACCAGCAGCAATACCTTCAAGCTTCGATTTTAAAGCAGTTGTAAAGTCTTCCGTACTAAGTCCTTTTCCTGTTTGTGCCTTCTGGAATGTGTCCCAAATAATTCCAAGGAGGTAGGACAATTCATTCTTGGACATAGTGAAACCTTGTACAGCCATTATTTTCACCTCGTCAATTAAAGATTGTTAATAATATCTCTGATCTCTGACCTTGTAATAAGAGGAAGCTCATCCTGTAAGCCTAACTCTGATGATGTTTTATTTCCAATCAATGATGTGCTGTTAATTTGTGGATGATGTATTAGGTTATTATAATCATTTTCGTATATCATAGCTCTTTTTTCCAACTCAATTTGTATATTGTTACTACTTGTTCCAAGGTCAATTTGAATATTCTGATTTTCTCTTTCAACAGCAATAGCAATGTCCAATTCTTTAGACATTTCCGATCACCTCTGCAACTGTAAAAACAGCAGGGGACATAGGAGTATATGGTTCGTTTTCACCATAATAATTTGGAAAACGTATATCCCAAAAATAATCGCCAAATGGTAGTTTTTTTGTATCTGCATTATTAAGTTGAATAACAATTTGAGAATGAGAAATTTCAAGTATTTTTTTGATCACAGTATTTGTTTCAAATTGAGTTTTCTTTACAGAAAACAAGACTTTTTCGCCATCAGCCGGAACGTCTTCTCCCGTTAAAGTTATGGTAAAAGGTTCACAGTCTCCTCTTGTGATTGTGATGTTTGTTCCATCAATCTTAATCATATGAGTCACCTCAATGTTTCGTATAACAACAAGCAGGATTCCTACCGCGGCACCAATCGTGGCCGCCGGAATAATCCACCACTAAGATGTCGTTCGTCATCACCTTTCATAGGTTCAGGATCGACATGTACAAGATCGTGGTGGATATATTCCATATGGCCGTTTACGATGCTCAACTGCTCGTTGATGATTGTAACCTCTGCTGTCAGAATGTCCAGGATATCCCACACGGTCTAGCACAGACCGTGGAACTATATTTTGGTAGCAAACATGTCAGTGATACCCTCAACATGGGCGATATAGTTTCCGTTGACAACTTTGATGATTGCGTGTTTTATGTTGGATTACCTTTCTTTCATTATTTAAGTCATTGTGGCTGTTACATCACCATTGAGCTTGAGAATATCAATAAAGCAACTCCCAGCTCCGGAATAAGCCAATGTGACAGTTGTCCCGTTAATGGTAGCAGTAAGCTGTTCGGATGCGTAAATGTCCCATGCAAATGCCCGAATAGAACTACTATACAATGATATAAGTGCTACCCGTTCTGCGTCTGCTCCTGTTGCGAACACGATTGCTCTGGATTGATTGCTCAACGTGACAGAAACCGGATGATCCTTCACAACAGCCGCATTGAATACAAAGTTTGGCTTGTTCAGCAGCAACTCAGCCACGCTTGTCTGCGCAACGTTTGACCCTTCGATAACTGATTCGCCAATAGCAATGGCATCCGTTGCCTTATACAGTTTATTATCGCAGATAAACACATCCCCAACAGCGTGACTTTCTGCTGCAACAGGAGAATCTGATTCTGCGATCATGCCATGTATGGTCGTAGTCTGATTGTCGAGAGCAGTTGTTGTGTCCACCGGATACGTGATCGACTCGATATCTCCAACGTCCGCAAAAATATGGTTGAGCCCAAGCAAGGTACGGACTTGTGGTGTTGAAAGCTGATAAGTACTTATAGTTGCAAGAGGTGCGAGCACTTGCGCTCTGTTCTTAGCAAGCCATGCCTTAAGTTCGGCAGCATTGGCAAATATAGATCCGTTGTCACATAGGTTAAGATAATTAGATATCAATCGTATATGACCGAATGAGTTGTTAGCTGTTTCGCTCCAAACAAATTTGTCTGAAAGCACATTTGATGCATTTCCTGCGCCTGCCATACCAGCAAGGTTCGACACTGACAGTTGGAACCTTCTGCCACTTGATGCTGTTGTTATTACCCAGTCTTCCGTCCCATCAAGATTCCACAGACCTCTGTCCACCACCAACTCTCCTGTCCCGTCAGCGTGGATTGTCAGTTCTCCACCGTAAACTGTTCCGGCGTCGGAGGGGAAAGAGATGTCGTAGATTTCGCATTGAGAGGGTTCGTAGGCAGTTGCAGTGGAGCCGAATTCAAGTTGAATAGCATAATCGCTCAAATCCCCATCGTTAAGCAAAGCAGAAAGATTAATTCCGTCTGTATCTTCATCAAGCGTAAATGTGATGGAATTAGAATAATCCTTAGTAAATATCGTACTATTTGAACCGTTTACATATCGATTAATATACAAACCGCTTATATTTCTATATGTGCAACTAAACGTATATGTTCCTTTTTTGAGCGTTGTTCCTATACCATCATACCATGCTCTTATCCGAGATGTTGAAGGGCGTGTAATTGCACTTGATGGAATCAGATTCTTCCACGTTCTTGTCACCTTCGCTCCCGTCCGTCCGGTAATGGGGCAGATGTTGCAATATGGGGAGAATGTAGTTGGATCACTGTCTGTCAACGCAATCAGCATCGGTGAAATTGTCATGTTAACAGTGGCCCCTGAACTAACAGAAATAGTTACGGTATCAATTACTTCGTTTCCGCTATCAGGCCACCCAGATTTTACTATGTTCTGAGTGCTCATCATCCAAGAATGTACGTTTACCCCAGACCTTCTAAAACGAACTGAGACACTATCAGATGCCACACTATTCAGAAATGCAATTTTGTTAGTTGATGGAGACAAATCAACAGACCCATTCAGTTGAAAATCAAAAGCCGCTGTTTTTGTCGCCGTTCCATTTACCGTATAAACGCCATCTTTTACTGTAATAGTTATGCCGTTGAGTGTTTTTGTCTCATCTTTAGGAGCTGGCAGTTTATTAATTATGTCTCCCACAGGCCCCGGAGCGTCATACCCATGTAAGTCCTGCACAGGCTCAATGGTAAACTTCAACTCTTTGATAGGCAAATCGTCCGCTCCGTCATCAATCGTGATGATACTAGCAGGGGTATCGATGGTCTTGTAGGCGGCATCAGCTTTCTTGTCGATAGCTTTGTCGATGTATTTCTGCGTTTTTCCTTCGTATTTCGCCCAAAGCTCTGTACATGGCCAACTAACCTTAAGCTTGTGTGGCGAACTCACACGCATCTCCGACACTGTGATCGTGATTTCCTCCGGTTCTGCAAGCTCGTAAACTACCTGTGCACCGGTTGTGGGTGTAGTGCCATCCGCATAAAACTCATAGGAGCTCCACCAGCGTCCGTTCAGCATCTCTCCAGCATATGAGGCAATCGACTTGTGGGTCACCCGCAGTACGCCACTGCCGCCCGGTACGCCTTCCACCTCGCAGCCGTAGATCCCTACGTTGCTTCCGACAAAGCCCCATGGGGCGTTCCCGGATGCGGTCAATGTCGGAGCGCCCGCGCTCATCTCTGTGATCGGGCAGATGTTGGAATACGGCTCCCACTTCTCATAATCACGATCCGATTGATCCAACAAGATCATCGGGTTTATTTTCGCATTGTAAAATCTTATAGACTTGAATATACCGTAAAGATAGAACTTTGTTTGAGCTCCGATTGAGAAATAATGGCCCATCGCTCCATAAGACTCGGCAATCATGGTACCACCGCTAGAGTTGCGAAGCATAACACCAGCGTCGAGTGCGCAGTTCGTACACAAGATATAATTTCCTGCAGGAAGTGTGACTTCGCCAAGCTTGGTCTCTCCGATTACGCGTGAAGTGCCGTAAATGGACAGATTTCCGTCCGAATCTTTTGAAAAATTTACACCATAACTGGTTGCCCCACTGTATTGGCTTGGGTCGAGCTTATTCCGTCCCTTCCCTGGCCCCCACGGCTTGTCGTAGCCGCCTAGAGGCTGCCTCGGCAAAACTTTCGCACGGACCCCATGCAGCGCGGCAAAATCAATCGCGTCCGTAAGCGTCAGCGTAGCCGAGTTTTCGACCGTTGTTTCCATGTCTACCGGCGATGCGATCGGAGGCAGCTGATCCACCGGAACAATGCCTTCAGCGTCCAGCTCCGCTATTCCGTTCGGTTGTCCTTTTAAGGAGATCAAAGAAGAAAACTCCTGCTGCGTTTCAGCATGCGCAATTGTACTGTCAACTGGATAGGTCAGCAGGTTGATGCTCCCGGTGTCCGCTTGGATGCTGTTATTTCCTAGAATCGTCAGAACCTGACTTGCTGTAAAGGTATATGTCTTTTTACTCGCATCCGTCAGCCATGCGACAATCTGTAAAGGATGCTGTCCGAGCCATGTCTCAAGGTCGGAAACGTTCAGAGTATTGTCTGACGAATAGCGGATGAGAATGTCCTGGTTGTTTACAATGGATATGCCGAGTACTAATCTGTCGAATTCTATAATAGTAGCCTGCATCTCATTGCAAATAGGTCTTTTTTCGCTGCTGTTGATAAACCGTTCGGCCCCTTTATATGTGTTGCTGAAATAATTGTACTCGCCGGAGTTCATGCTAACATTCAGCGCCCAGCCTTCAGGAACCAGGCTTCCATCTACCTGTTTCATTTGCCCGTCGTAGTTTAGGATCATCCGATCCACAACCAGCTGCGCTGATCCATCCTTAAAGATTGTCAGCTCTCCTCCGTATACGGTTCCAGCCTCAGTGGGGAAGGTAATTGGATATGCGACAGAATCCTCATCGCCGGATACGGTGATATTGCATCCAGTCCATCCAGTAATATTCCGCACATTCGCTGTGGAAACTGTCCCGCTCCCAGCCTGCACAGGCTCGATAGCAATTCGCATCTCTTTTATCGACAGATCGTCTGCTCCGTCGTTAAAACTGACGATGGCGGACGGAGTATTGATGGTCTTGTATATCGGGTCTGCCTTCTTATTCAACTCTGATAGAGTCTTATCCGCACTCCACGCCTTGTGCGTATCCCCGGCTCCGGCGGTGTCGTTGATCACAGTATCCTTAATGAAAGATTCTGCGGTTTTGGACTTAAAAGATCCGTGCTTGCCGATTAAAAGAAATTGGTCATCTTTTAGGACATAATGAATAGGAGTTCTGCTGTAGTAAACATTCTTCCCATCTGTCCAAATATTCATACCAATAAAATCTGTAGGTTCAGGCCACGCTTTGGTATACCACGTCGATGTAGCTTTGTCCAAAACATAATGATGAATCTGCTGAGTATAATCACGATGACTGTAGTAAATATTCTCTCCGTCAGTCCACACATCAGCTCTGGCAACTTCATCGAGTCCGTTCCATACTTTAACGTTCCATGTAGAAGTGGCCTTATCGAGAACATAATACGTTGAGCCGTTATCGTAATAAATGTTCTCGCCGTCGGTCCAGCTCCATTCCCCACTGAAATCAGTTAATCCGTTCCACGTCTTTGTACTCCAGGTGGAGGTAGATCTGTTCAACACATACTGATCTGTTCTATTACTGTAGTAAACATTTTCTCCGTCGGTCCACACGTCATAACCGTAAAACGAGTTAAGCCCGTTCCACGTCTTCGGACTCCATGTTGAGGTGGACTTATCCAATATGTACTGGTTCGTTCTGTCGCTATAATAGGTATTATCCCCATCATACCAAACATTAGAGGCATCAAAATTACTCAATCCATTCCATGTCTTTGGACTCCATGTGGAGGTGGACTTATCCAATACGTATTGGTCTGATCCGTAACTGTAATAAACATTGTTTCCATCACGCCAAATACCATGACTATCGAAATCTGTCAATCCGTTCCACGTTTTTTCGACAAAGCCAATCTCATATTCCCTGTTGATCTTTTTGTCGGTTTCTTTTGCGGTTTTGTCAGCAGACCATACAAGATCTGTGTCTCCGATCCCGGCAGTATCGTCGATAGTTTCGTTTCCACCGGCGCCGCTCCGAAGCCGCAAATTCAGTACCGGGTTTTCTGGCGTTCCTGTTATTGTGGCGGATGCCTGGGAATCATGCGGCACATCCTCTACGGTGCCGATCGTAATATTTGGAGTAGGACCTACAGGCCCGGTGGGTCCGGTAGGTCCAGTCGGCCCCTGAATTCCTTGAATCCCCTGAGGCCCCTGAACTCCCTGCGGACCACGAACGTTGCCGATAAGTTTTCTTACTGTAGCCATTATGCGGTCGCCTCGCTTTCTTCGTATTCCCAATAAATATTTCCAGTTTCGCTGTCATACACAATATTTGGAGCAGTGTTTGCATCTTCATACACGACATACAGATCTCCGTTTGATTCCATCACGAGAGAGAACAGTCCTGCTCCGCTGACAACAACACCGCTTTCTCCGGCAGGACCTTGAACCCCCTGCGGCCCCTGAACTCCCTGTTCACCCTGAGGTCCCTGAGGTCCCGCCCGGCCAGTTTCGCCCTGTGGTCCTTGAATGCCCTGCGGTCCCTGAATGCCCTGTGCGCCGCGTTCTCCTTGCGGGATACCGAAATGGATGTTTTTATGACCCCCGGTCGTACTCACTGTTGTGGTAGGTGTGTATCCGGCCGGCAGTCCTTCCGCCGTGGCCGTCAGATCCAGGATCTCGTCTGCGTAGTATTTCGCGTTGTTGTGGTAGGTCTCGTCACCTTCCTGAACCGGCACGCCGCCGCGTTTGCCGGTAGCCCAGGCTTCCGCAGAATTTTTAAAATCTTCGGCTCCTGACTCTGCGGTTTCAGCTCCAGCTCTGGCTGTCTCCGCTGCTGTTTGAGCAGTTTCAGCTCGACCCTGAGCGGTTTCTGCTGCTGTTTGTGCTGTCTTCGCAGCTTTTTGAGCAGTTTCAGCCGCAGACTGAGCTTTTTCCGCTAAGCCTTGAGCAGTTTCAGCAGCTTCTTGAGCCGTTTCGGCTAATCCTTGAGCAGTTTCGGATAATGATTGAGCAGTCTCAGCAGCGGCTTGAGCATCTTCAGCTAAGCCTTGCGCTGTCTCTGCTGCAGATTGAGCTGTTTCAGCTGCGGATTGTGCGTTTTCAGCCAGGCCTTGGGCGTTTTCCGCAAGATTCTGAGCCGTTTCGGCGAGGCCTTGAGCCGCCTGCGCCGCCCGTTCAGAGACGAGCGCAGCGGCAGCAGATTTTGCACTTTTTGTTGCCTGTGTGCCTGCGGTTCCAGAATAGTACTTTGCATTATTATGATGTGTAGGATCAGTAGACGGTACATCGACTCCAAGGCGTTGACCAACAGCCCATGCTTCTGATTGCTGACTTGAAGTTTCAGAATTATCGGCAGACACATGAGCATCGTGAGCATTTTCTGGCATTTGAATAAGCCGCTCAACCCATTCTTCATATGTCAGATCGATTCCAAGATCGGCAAAGTATTTCTTTGCCTCTTCATAGTCTGAAACAAAACCAAGTTGTTGAACAAGGCCATCAATATATTCGGCATACAGCATGCCACCTATTCCTGTATCAATTCCGTTTCCGATCCAAACTCTCACAACGCCACGATAAAGAGTGACAAATTCCTGAAACTTTGGGTAAAACGTATATTCAGCCATTATTCATCACTCCTGTCTGTGTATAATATTCTTACCGTATTAGTTGTAGCGGTAGTTCCGGAAAGGCTTTTAAGCACACAATGATACGTATGTGTGTTTATGCGCTCCTGCGTTGCAACAACATTAAGCGTTTCCTTCCTACCGTCTGTGCAGTTTTTCCATTCTCCTGAGTTAACACTATATTGCCATTGATAATATACAGCACCGTTCGCAACGACTTTAAATGTGACCGTGTCCCCAAGATTATTTGCTGTCTGATTTGTTGGCTGTGTAACTATGGCAAACGTTTCAGGACTTATAACTTCACGCAGATATTGAATACCACTAGAAGAATTAAGCTCGTATGATGTGTGACGAGTACCTTGTTTTGTATAAACGTTAACTTGAACAGTAAAAGGTGCGTCATCCGCAAATAGCAGGCCTTCGCCTTGCGTAAGCGCAAATTCAACTGATGTAATATTTTCTCCTTCGACAATAAAACCATTTTTAATAGTTTTTTCAAACATAATAGCTTCTTTCTGCTTATAAGAAAAAATTACTTTATCAATTTCATTCGCTGCGAACGGGATGACAAAACGATGAGTTATTGTTTCACCAGGGAAGAACATGTAGCCATCCCCTTTCTTTTTGATATTTAGAATGTTACAAAATCGTCTAACGCTTCAATATCAACAATCGGCATATCAAGACGATTATTAAAGTCAATCTTAATCTTGTCTTCGTCCCAGTCACAATCCATAGACAGAAGCTCTTCGATATCTTCTGCAAAACCTTGCTGATCTTCAGGCGTCTTAAAAACAAGATTGCCATTATCATCCTGTACAGGGTTATATTTTTCGAAAAGCGCTTTCTCTCTCTCTACTTCAAAATCCCATTGAGTCTGAAGAAGCTTTTTCAGCTTAAAAAATCCATATGAAATATCCAGAGGAAGTTTCTCATTCTCATACTTTTTAATAACCTTGTATGCGTTTACGATGTTTTGCTGTTTCATTTTCCTTTACTCCTTTAAGTCCATGTTACCCTTGCTACGGTTGTTGAGCCCCATTTGCAGTCAACTGTATTACCTGAACCTTTCGATAACGTAAAATTTAATCTCCCCTGAGAATCGTATGATTCGCCTGGCCATAAGACTTTAAACGATGCAGATGTAGTGTTTTGTTCGGGAGTTACACATTGCTTTCTTGCAAGATCCCATCCTGTTTTTTTGTTATCGCTTGGAGCTTGAACAACATATTTTGCGCCAGTGTTAGATTCAATACTTGTATCGCTTGGAAAGTACTTTGACTGAATAATCCATTTATCACCATAGCCAAGCGATTTATTAACAGTATCACTGGAACTGGCCGCAGCTCCTTTTAGCGTGACCGATTTAGCTCCATTATCATGACCACCCTTATAAACAGATGAAGCATCAGCTTCTATTTTTAAACCAGTGCTCGCTGTTGTACCATCAACAGTGTATGAAACGGTATATGTCTTTTTGTGATCTGTTCCCCAACCTGGATTATTTGCAGATAATACAAATTGATATAATTGCGTTTCTATTAACTTTGGTGTACGAATGTTGCCAAAGACAAACAACGACCCTCCAAGCCAGGAACACGTTATATCTGTTTGTGTTAGGTCACCAACCTGAATATCTTTTCCACCATATTTGTAGAAAGACATAGCGGTAAATTTTTTTGATCCGCTGTTCCAGCTACCGCTTGTTGTTACTGAAGCAGCTGTATTAAAAGACCAACTTGCTATGCCTCCATTGTTGTTAGAAACTCTGATAGTGACACGTCCGTTGGAATCTTGAGAAATACTTCGAACTGTCTGAAAACGAAGTTTGGCAAATAGTTTTTTCCAGTCGTATAAGTCGCCTGTTACAGACGTATAAGTAAAGTCATTCAAACTAACTTCATCATAGCTGTCATCTGCTTTCTTAATACGAAGTTTAGATATTGTGACAATACCATCCTTAGTAACAGAAAATGGAGCATCTTGAGGAGACGACGCTCCGGCCCATATGGCATACATATGATCGGATGGGGTTGAAAGACCACTTAATGGATACAAATCTGCTGAGCCATCCAGTGCTACATAACTCGTGCCTGAGCTTGCCGAAAGCAATTTCGGACCGATTGACCACGTTCCGATATTTCCTCCGCTTGCGTGAATATCTTTTGCAACCAAATATCCATCTTGTCTGACATAAAAGTTTGCAGAAGATGCGGTTGTGTTTCCAGCCCAGAAAGCAATATCTTTATCTGCGGATGTTTTTGCTATACCAGTTTTATTGCCCTTTAACGATGTTGCATCAAAAGTCCATCCTGCAATCGAACCGCTTTTTGCCGTCATAGCTCCAGCAGAAGAGACTTGGAATGGACAAGATGCAGCTGTTGAACTATAAGCACCGAGGTAAATTGCCCCGTCTTTCGAGATTAAAAATCCAGACTCTGTAGACGTGGCAGATGTCTTAGCTCCGGTGTAAATGCCGTAAGAGCTATTTACATTAATTCCACCAATAGATCCACTTGATGCTGTTATTTTGCCGGAGATGTCAATTGTTCCATCTGGTTTTGCTATAACATAGCTTCCACTCGCTTTACCGATATTCAGACCGTCAGTGCCGAAATAGCAACCGTCAACATTAGTAGTGTTAACAGTGGAACGACCATTATAGATATAGGCGTTTGTTTTGTTTGATCCTACTGTAAACAACTTTCCGGAAGTTCCGATTTCAACAGCTCCGGTTGAAGATATTTTCATCTTTTTCCCAGATGTAATATTAATCGTGCTGTCAGCCGAAACATTGATTGAGCCACCGTTAATATCCATTGTGCCGGCAACTGCATCAATCTTCATAGTGTTGGTACCAAACTTAGCCGTAGCACCATCCTTAGAAACAGTTAAATAACCTCCAAGGTTTACACCGTCTGTGCCGATGTAAACGCCTGGTGATGCGGAAGTCATGGAATCAGTTCCAGCGTACATAAACCGCCTTATAACTTTATGCTGAGCGTTCTCCTGATAACTTATTGTCAGTCCAGCGACTTCGCCTGTAAGAGCCGTTACTTTTCCTGTAATATCCGTATCGCCGTTTGCGGCAATGTTGAAGTTCGGAGATGTTACAGTAAAGTGACCGGCCTCGCTTGCAACGATATCGATAGAACCACCGCTTGCAATTTTCATATCGCCGCCTGACTGAACTTCAAAATGTCCTTTGCTTTCAACAAATAAATCAGCTCCGGACTTTATGTTCATGTCAGATCCAGCATAAACATTCATTTGGCCGCCGGTCATAATGTTAATATAAGCTGGATTAACACCAGAACCAGTTGTTTCTTTGGCTCCAATTTGAATATATGAATCGTCAGGCCCAACTTCAGAGTAAGAACCGTCAGCATTATGGAGACCGGTTTTAACTCCACCGGCAGGTCTTTCTCCGCTTACTGTGGCATAAAGCATTAAAGCCCTGTTTGAGCCAATATCCAACTCTTGTCCAACAGAAGCGTGAATCATATCAGTTGTAATGGTGCCAATAAGAGCTTCTTTTGCAGAAAGAAATGCCGTTACAACTTCATCAGAAGAAATTCCTTTGCCTGTGATTCCTGTACGCCAGTTCCAGTCTCCCCAAGAGTCTCTGTCGCTTGCAACAAGAATCCCGTGACCAGTAAGCATAAGAGCTCCAGATCCATCGGTTGCTTCAAAAACAATGTTACCTTTTTGATCTGTGTACCAGTTTGAAGATCCGCCAAGAATAAGTGCTTTATTAGCTTTAATGTTTCCTTTTAACAGCTCAGAAGAAAGCGTTCCGACAGAACTTAAAGCAGCGGCTCGTTTATACACCGATTGTTTGGCTTTTGTTTCATTGGCAACTTCTGCTATCCTTGCAAGAACATCGGTAAAATCATGCTGATTAATAAGGGACAACTTTGTGTTAATCTCAAGGGTTGTATCCCATGGATGGTCATAACACTTGTTGATAACATCTATATAAGCCCATTGATTAATCTCAATTTCAGGATCAACAAGATGGATTGCATCTGTTATCTGTATGTCAGGCCAATCCACATCGTACAATTCTTCAACAGCATAATTTTGATTTCTATTTGCGCTATATAAATCGATATAAGAAATATCATATGTTGTTTCCGGCTTGGAAATTTCTTTAAGATTATCAATGGCATCGTTATACAGCCTGTCTTCATCGCCTTCAACAAAGTTATCTTCCTGCCAGTATCCTTCTCTTAACAGGTCACCAAGTCTGTCTGTAAGTTCATTATCTGCGGCTTTAATCGCGTTCTGAGCCTCGATAAGGCTTGCGTAGTTAACTTCAAACACGGTATCTGCAAGATTGGCAAATTTCTTCATTAGAGGATTAATGCCGACAAGCTCGCCGTTGTAACCAGTAAAATCTAAGATGCGATATGGCTTATTACTTAAATATAAATAATCTGAATAATCTTTAATGCGAAGATAATGAGAAGATCCAGGCTGAGATGGTGTTACAACGCGAAGATAGTAAGTATCTCCATACGTAGTAAACGTTCCTGTGCCAGACGCAGACCTTACACCTTTAAAAACCTTATTGATGTTGTAGCACACAATATATGAATTATCTGGAAGATTATACTGGTAAACAGTCGTTTCATATCCTTTAATGTTTATTGTACGATACCAGCCTGTAGAGTCTTCTTCAACGCCTGTGGATGAATTAATCTTTCCAGGGAAATATGTTAATCCATCAAGCTCGTTCGATACAGGAAAGTCAGCAGCTTCATATGAAACGACTTTTGTCGAAACCACATTCTGAATATCATCATCCTGCCATAACAAACCTTGCACAGTATCAACTGTAACTGAGCTGTTCTGCGGAATGTTTTTATCTGTTGTTGCAACCCAGAAAAATTCATAAGGGCTTTTAAAAGCATAATTGCCAATTGTCATTGAGAAATTAGGCGTATAGCTGTATTTCTCATAAAGCCCATGGTAAATCATATCTCTTCGTCTGCAATAATAAGCAACCTTAGAGAACTGAATTGCCGTCCGCTGATCTTCAGCTGTCTCCATTTTAATCCAGCCGCCATTAACGCCATGATACAGCGCTTTAGTTTTCAAGTTGAAGAAGTATGCATCATTCTCAATGTTTGGTTCTGTTTCCTGAAGATACACTCTATGCCAGCTGTTTTCTCCACGAGAACCATAACAGAAATATAGTTCACCTATATCCATAGTGTTGTTGGAATATTTATAATACCAACCGTAAGAACCTTGAACAGGCGTTGTGCTTGGAGCGGGCTCGTTCCTTTCCGCAAAGAATGTTGGATGTTTTTCTGTCTGAATAGTTGTTTCATTCTGAAGAGACATCAATACAGCTTCGTCTGCTACTTGTTTTGCAGAAAGCCGTCCTGACATTGACATAGAACAAAACAAATAAAACCTATCGTCAGAAGAAAGGTTTAAGTCGCCTTTGTCAAGCCATATTGCGATGCTTCCAGGTTCTGTATCTTCAAGACCGTAATCAAAATCCTTTGGCTCGCCTTGGCCGTTAACATAAATATTACCATTATCATCCATAATGTTTTTAACATAAGCAATTTCCCATGTTACAGGATCTGTATTATGGACAATATAAACAACACTGCCGATTCCTGTTAAAGGATCTCCGTTATCTTTAAGTTGTTTGGCGATATGCCATTCGAAATAGTTTCTTTTTGCTTCATCATAATCAGTTCTGTACAGTACGCCGTGATCTCCTTTGGTCGTATCAAGATTTAACACAAGTTTACCGTCCTGAGAACCATAAGATCTTACAGCAAGCTTTGCCATACCAGTGTTTGATTCAAGCGTTTCGCTTAACAGCTGTTCGTTTGCGATCATTTCCTTGGCAGAAGTCTCGCTTTGAATATAATATTCCGGCATGTTTTGCTGATAAGCAGCAAGACGCTGAAACATATTTTCAGTCAGAAGTCCTGTCTTATTGTAATAATCAAAATTAAGAAGGAAAGGGAAGTAGTTTTTCTTTATTTCCTTGCTTGCCGGAAGAGGAGTAGGAGACCCTTTCCTGGTCTTATAAACATGATAAGCTTTACCTGTGGTTTTGTTCCACACATAACTTCTCGACATGAAATCAAGTTTGCTGAAAACAAGTTCGGAAGAAGAAGTCAACGCATCTGTTGCCATAAAATAATATGCAGCTCCATCATCATCAACAAACTTGAACTCTGTCCTGGCCGGATAATCGCCAGAAGAAAGAAGATATTCTTCATGAGAACACGTCTGAATAGAACACATTCCGTTTTCATCACCGTATGATCCATAAGCATAAAGCCTGGTGACCATCGTTTCTGTGTTTACCGTGCGAACAATGTTCTTCAGATTCTTATCGTAGTGAATCTCAAGAACATCCAAATCATTAAACACTTCTTCCGGGATCTCGCCGGGCTCAAGCTCTTTCGAAAACGGATTCATGGGAACGATATCAACAACCCTTTCGTCGCCGTGATAGATCGGCTTTGCATCAAAAAGATCGCAAAGGTCCTCAATGAGCCTAAACGCACCAGTGTTCGTAGAAGCATTTAATGAACGCTTTTTGATGGTTGTTCCGTCGTTTTCATAAAACTCTGCAACGTGTCCAATAGTCCATCCGGTCCCTTCAAGAATCGTTGTAAGAATTTGTTCCGCAGTTCCGGTGTTATTGCCTTCTTCATCTGAGAATTCAAGATCAAGACTCTTTGTTTTTAAAAGCTGTGCAATATGTCCAGCAGTAACTTCAACATTTTTTGACTTCTTATCGTGAGTTATTTTCGCTTCAGAAATAAGATACCAGTCTGTTTCTGTTTCCGTTTTCAGCCGAATCCGATAATCCGCAATCAGAAATTGAAGACGAAAGTTTTCTTCTTCTCCGTCGACAGTAAAGCATGTTGAAGGTATTTTGAACGTCAGCTCTTTCCAGCCGTTCCGTTCTGTTCTTACGAATACATCATGAGCTTGTCCTGATATATCTGTTGTATTATCAAATAAATTACAGATAATGTTATTCTCATAGTCGCAAATATCCAAGCATAAACTGCGTGAAGCCTTTAACATCCTTATTTCACCACCTTATCACGCGTATGTCGGCTTAAAAAGAAATTTAAGACTGGTAATATCCATAGTAGAATCAGGAGTAATATATATTTCATTCATTGGAATAATCATCGTTCTTTCGCTTCCTGGAGACATGACTGTTCCGTTGACTGTTACGGTATGTTTGTCCGGTTGAGACGTTATTTTCATCCACTTATCTTTGATGAAAATGTATTTTCCAATAACATTTTGATTCAAAATATTTAAAACAGTAATTGTATTTCCTCCGATGTAATTAATATAAATATCTCTTAGCGCTGGATATGAGGAAGCAAGACTTAAAAATCCGTAATCGTGATACAAAAATTTAATCTGTGTTTGGCCACCGCCTGTAAGAATCGTCTTGCCGCTAATTGCGTCTATATAAACTTTTTTTCCAACGTCTGTTGTCACGGCTTTAGATATGGCTACAAGACGCATAGATTGTCCTGTAGTGGCATTTGTAATCACAATGCCTTCTCCTACATCCCCGGCAATAGAAACGCCTAAATGGGCCGTTTCTTGCCCTGGATTGCATAATACAATCGGAATAGGATTTGCATGATCAGATTGAAGGTTTGTAAATTCCTGCTGAAGATCCATTCCTTCTTTATCGAACACAGCAGAGTTGGACATAAGAACGTCGTGATATTGTTCTGATCTTGTGTTTGTTATGATCTCAGATCTTGCAAACGGATACATGGCTTTCATGTGTATTGTAACAAGACCGTTTTCATAATTTTTGAAATCAGATTCAACTGGGTCTGTAACCGTGGCATCGTAATAACACCATGGACGCCTGTCGAAAATAAGTTTTCCAGACCTGCCGACTTTAAACAAGGCGTACACATGAGCCATAATACCTCTATCAATTTTAGAGTCTTCGAAATAACATCTCAGAGTAAATTCTTTGGGAGAATACCAAGAACCGTAAAAGTAACCGCCGTCATGTCCTTCAAACGTTTCAATATGGCTCTCTGCGTCTGCAGGCTTATAAACAAACGTATCTTCGAGTTCAGGTACATAATATAGCCCAAGGGAACCTATATCTGTGTCACAGAAAGAAAACCCACCGGTCAAGGTATTCACCTGCCTTTCAATGCAAAATGGTAGGGGAGAGGAGAAGAAACTCCTCTCCCCAGTTAGTTAAAATGCGTACCGTCCTAAATTGAAACCTTCTTTATTGAGTTGCTTTGTGATGACTTTTCCAACGCGACGGGCAACATCATTAAAGTCGGCATCGTCTTTAAGTTCGGCTTGATTGATAGTGACATTAATGTCTCCAATATTTGTGTTGCCTCTCGTGAAGTATTCGGAAGAAGGAGCATAGCCTGGAGCAACATAAACACGGTCGAGCACATCAGTAAGAGCCTGAATTGCCTTCGTGTCGTAAGCAGACAGAATTCCTTCAGGTTCAAGCTTTGTCCCATCGACCCACGCAGGGCCAGTAAAGTCAATAAGCCCGCCATGTTTATATACCTTTGTAGCCCATGTCGGCTTAGTGTCCATTCCAGATCCGCTTACTGAGTAATATTTATCTCCAAGCGTGCTCTTCAACTTTGTTTTCGCAGCACTCTTATCTTTTGCGTTGATAACATAGTTTGTTCTGATTCCACGTTCGTCATACACTTCAAAATATTTATCAGTATCCGTAGTTGTTGGAGTAGTAGTAGTCGTTGTTCCTCCACTACTGCTTCCGCCAGATACATTAATTGTAATCTGAGGAACGCTGGATTCTTCTTCTTTCTTTCTTTGAGACTCATAGAGACTTGCTTCGCTGCCGACAATAGAACTGTACTGATCATAAGCCTGATCAATAGCAGCCTGTGCGACACCAGCTGTGTTGTCTTTATCTCTATACCACAAATATTCAAGACCTGTTGAGTATTGTCCGTAATTATAGGTCGGGTCTACAATAGGTTCAACCTTGTAGGTCCAGTCTTTCATTTCGGACATTTTCTCAAGAACTTCGTGATTGTCATAGAATTCTGCGTTATCAACAAGCGATGCCTGATAGTCATCATACATTTCAGACCATTGACGTTCGAGACTGATCTTACCAACGTCAGAAGCGTTGATATACTCTTGCGACTGCTTCATAAAGTTAAGGAAGTCATCCTTATTCTGCATGAAAGCCGCTACTTCTTCCCAGTAAGTTTCGGTTTCGCCTTTCATCTTGAGCCATGTATCATGCCATCCAAGTTCCATTTGTTTACGAGTTTCATCTGTAGCGTTCTTATATGATTCAGAATTTTCTTTCATCCAAGATACGTAATCTTCATAGGAACCACCCATGATCTTGTTCAACTCGTCAGCAAAGTTTCTTGAATCTTCAAGCATCTCATTTAAATCTTCAGTTCGTACCTGCACCTCATCGTCGAGCGCTTTAATCTGATCGTCAATCGCTTCTGTTTCGGCTTTTGCCTGATCTTCTGTGATAATACTCCAAGAAATTTCTTTCTGAAGGTCTGCGATCTTTCTACGAAGCTCTTTAGCGTCCTTGGATCGAGTAGGATCAGCAGAAATAATAGCAAGCTGTTTCTGATATTCCGCAAGAGTCTCATACTTATCTTCTGCATCAATCGCCCTTTTACGAGCATTAAGACGCTCATTGATAAGAGACTTCTCTTGGTTCAGAGCTTTCTTTTTATTCTCGATATCCTTTTTAACAAGATTGAACTCGTCCGTATAACGCTTCTTAATTACTTCGAGCATGCTGCTCTGAGTAGCAATCGTGCCAGCAAGCATATCTCTTTCAAACTTTTTACGAGCTTTGATTTCTTTATCCAAAGTGTTCTCTATATTCTGTTGCAGTTTACGAATGGCATCCTGGTTCTTCTCAATTAGTTTGTTATTCTTCTCAATAGTGTTATTTGTTGAAGCCAGCTGTTCTTCCATCTTCATGATTTCAGCATCGATCTTGTTATACAGCTGCGGATCATCTCTTGCGGCATCTCTCTGCTCTTTAAGCAGATCGATCTGTTCCTGAATAAGATCGGCCCTGCGCTGTTGCGCGGCGTTATCCCATTCGAGAGCTTTACCGTAATTGGTAAGTTCTCCAGCGTTCTGATATCTTGTTTCATCGTACTGAATCATTCTGAGTTCATGCTGAACTTCATTATCTTTAGTGTTAAATTGTTCGACAGTGTTTTCAAACTTGGTCAACCGAACCTCTCTTACCAAGGAAGCATAATCGTTTTCGGTTGCAAGAACAGTCTCCCGAAGAGACATAATCTGTTCCCTCAGAACTCTCCACTGTTCAGAGCCTTCACGCAACTTTCCACTGTTAAACAGTGCCTCCATCTCGGCAAGGCTGTTCCTTTGGACCGCAAGTTGATTACCCATGAGATCGCGCTGAGCTTCAAGCATATGCTCGTAATTTGTATAGTCGCCTTCTTCTTTGTATCTAGCGGCCATAGTTTGAACCATCTTAAGTTCATGCTCAGCAGTTCTTGAAGCGTCTTCATAACGATTTGTAAGCTCGGACACATAAGACTCTTCAATGGCCGTATCGTTTTCTTGGATAGAAGCAGTAACCTGAGCCAGAGCTTCCTGATACTCGTAGATCGCCGACCTGGCATCAAGCCATGCCTGAGATCCTTCTTCGAGCGTTTTCATCTGAGCTTGAAGTTCATTAATAGAGCTTTGGTAGAACTCAGCTCTGCCGCGGTTCAACTCGCTTTGCGCAGAGAGAGCTCCGCGATATGCACCATACTGTCGATCGTTTTGATAAATGTTGCCCCATGTGTCGAGCATGTTTTGTTCATGCTCGAGAGGAGCAAGCGCATTCTGAAGATCTGTTGCAATTTGAGAAATCTTAGCTTGTTCAAGCGCATGCGTTTCCTTGAGCATATCATTCTCAAGTTCAGCATTTTGTTCTTTAATTTCCCAAATCTTATCTCTCACAGTAATCCAATCAGAGCTTCCTTCTTCGTATGTGGCAAGAAGTTCTTCCCATTCAGCAATCTGCTGATTGTTGACTGAAATATCATTTGCATAATTTGCAATTTGAGCTCTTGTTACAGCTTCATATTTTTCAAATTGTCCTTGTTCGAGGTAGTTTTCCGCTTTAAGCTGCAACATCGTCGAAGCATGAGAGATAGGTTTATCTTGGTTCGCTTGTTTAGTTTCTGTGATGTTAATCTTTTTAGAGTTGATAGAGTCAATTTCGTTATCAATTTTTGCCATTGATTCTTCAGCAGAATCAATAGCTTCTTGACATTTATACCACTCTTCAGTGCCTTCTTTCAAAGTAGATAACTGTTCTGTCAGAGCGGTAATATTTGCACTATATTGACTCTTCAATCTTTCCTGAGCAGCAATTTCATCGTTAAGAGCGTTTAAATATCCTTGATAGTTGTTAACTTTCTCATAGCGAGTTTCACGCTCTTGAGCCATGGTAACATCGTGTTCACGACGCTTAATGTAATGGCTCTGGCCTTCAATGATGGCGTCGGTTTTGGATTTTCCACCGCCACCTCCACCAGATGAACGTTTGTTATACGGGCTCTTGCCGCTACCAGATTTAAGTTTGCCAACGGATCTATCAACAGATACAGAGGCGCTGTCACCATTCATTATCTTAGAAATAGTAATAAACCAATCAAGCAGGTGTCCAGAATACTCTTCTGCTATTGCCGCATAATCAGAATCGATAGACTGGAGAAGTGCAACAAACGCTGAATAATCGATGTTTCCAGTTTGTGGATTTACGATCAGATCAATAATTTTATCAATCTCAATCGGATCTCCGCCAACAGAAGCACTAATGTCATCAAAAGCGCCTTGCAGCATAGATCTGAAATTCTCTTCAGAAAACTGTTCTTGAACAGTGTCGTTGAGTAGATCAGACATTCTTGCTGCTTCATCTTTACCCCAGGTTCTAATGTCGTCTTCATCAAACCCAAGATATTGATTAAACATCTTTACAGCAGTCTTATCTTTAACAATCTGTTTACCAGTTTTGCCTTTTGATTGTTGCGCTGCAGTTATTCCGTCCTGATAATCTTTCATCTCGTCTGTAAGACGAGCCATTTCTTTACGTGCGGTTACGCCGCCTTTATTAAGCCTGGACAGAGAATCAGCATATGCGTCTGTATATTCTCCGGCTTTCTTTGTTGCCCTCGCAGATGCCCCGGCAAGTTCTGCTCTAACGTCTTTTTGAACCTGTAAGAAGCGAGAAGCTTCATCTCTAGAGCCTCCAAAGGCTTTAGAAAGCTGATCATAATCATTAAGGTTTACTTTAACACCAGAGCTGGATTCGTATTCTTGTATTTGCTCTATCATACGGAGATATTCATCTCCGCCAGATACAGCGCCAACATAGTCCTGATAGTATCCAACCCTGTCAGCATTACGAAGTTCGCCTATTGTGCCATTGCGAGCCGAACCAAATAACATGTTAAATCCATTAATTCTTTCAACTTCAGAAAGAGCCGGATTACCGTATGCAGCATTAGCATATAAACTCTGAGCATACAGAAGGTTTTCTCCTTCAAGTCCGGCAAACGGATCATACTCGTTTGGCTTCGTAGGACGATATCCATGATTCTCACGCCACGTTATACGGTCTCGAGCGCTAAGAGACATGTATTCGTCATATTCTTCTTGCTGAGCACGATAAGCTAATTCGTTATTCTGAACGATATCCGCTATCTGCTGGTTGTCGATGTAAGAAGCAAATGCCTCACGATTTTTGTTCTCGGCGTCAAATTCTCCGTTGAAATAAGCTTGAGCGCGAGCAGCAGATTCACCAGTGGACAACACTTCTTTAAACCCGTTAAGACTGTCAGAAGCATCGGATGCTGCCTGACGAAGAATGTTTAGAACATCAGCTAATTCGTAACCAGACGCTTCAACTTCAGAAAAGTCAAGCTGCCCTGCATCGTCAACGGTTACGCCCATGTCAGATAGCTTCTTAGACAAATCCGCCGAAGAGTTAATTAGTTCTTTCCAGTTGGATGCCTGAGAACCATTAACGGAGTTCATCAAGTCATCCCAGTTCTTTACTTTGTTTGGCGTAAGAGAACCAAAGATAGCTTCGGCAGCTAGAGCCGCTTTATTATTCTGTTCGTATTGAACTTGTTGATAGGCAAACGCACCGCCAGCAGTTTGAGAACTAAGCCTGGCTCTTTCAAGCATTTCCGCTTCACGAGCGTCTTTAGCAGCTTGTTCCGCTTCCTGACGAGCAAGTCGTTTTGTTTCTTCGTCTAACTCGTTGTATGTTCCGTTCTCACGAGCCCACAGAACTTTCTGACCATATGTACCAAGTCCACCAACCGCGGCGTTGTAAAGTTCATTATCGCTTTCTGCAGTAAGAGTACCATTAACAATTCGAAGCCTTGCAGCTGTTAGTTCAGACTCTGTACGAGTACGTTCAGTGCCAACATATCTGCCAACGTGTTCCACGCTGCCTTCATTGGCATATTCGTATCCACGGGTAGAATGGCGACCGGTATCATCGTAATAAACATCAGATTCGATTGCACGATATCCAGCAGCGCGAGCAGCTGCATCTATAGCAGCACGCTGCTCATCAGTTAAACCGTCAGCATTATACAATTCAGCCCATGTATTACCATTAAGAGTATTTCGAGCGGACTGTGTGTTCAATGCAAGTTGATAGTTATCGTTACGATTTGCGTAATATTGCTCGCGAGACATGCCAAGAAGAGCCATGGCAACTTCGTCGCGTTCTGTTTGTGTACCGTTAACGAGTTTAGCGTTTTGCTGTGCCTGATCGAAAGCTTCTGTCTTAAGAGATGTTTCCACTTCAATAGCGATATGGCCGTCTTTTTGAAGTTTCTCGAGCTTAGCAGCAGTTCCTTCGGCTACTTTTCCGGCTGATTCAAGCTGCTGAACTCCTTCAATATCTACTTTAATCTGAGCGCTTTGTACAATGTTATCAAAGTTCTGTTGAAGTGTTTCAAGCTGTTTTTGTTCTTCCGGACTAAGTATTTCTCCTGCTTGTTGACGTTTGATTAAAGAAGAATATTCGCCCCATCCGGCAAATTGAGCCATATACGCATTTGCAACCGGTTCGCTATAGTTTGCTAAACTACCTTCAGATATGATCCTCTGGACATCATGCATTCCCTCAAGTTGCTGACGTGATGTTAATCCGGAAATACCATATCTCTTGTTGTTAACTAAAGTTTGCGCATAAGCCTGTTCTTCAATCGATGCGGTCTGTCCATTTTTGCCGGTTAATCTGTCGTATAACTCTTCTCCAACAGTTTCTTTAAGATACTTCTGTTCGTCTGCCGTATAAATACGGTATCCAGCAGCAATCTGCTCTGCGGTTTGACCGGTATAAGGATTGTTCTCACGATACAACTCTTCATAACGAGCCATTCCTTTTTCAAGTTCTTCAGGCGATTGAGTTTCTTTGTATTTCTCTCTGGTTCTGGTTAGTGCTTCTTGAATTGATGCTTCATATGTATCTCTGTTTGCTTGTTCTTCTGCTTCTGCCGCGGCTAAGGCATCATCCCAAGAAAGATATCCAACTTCGCCTTCGGCGATAGAAGTAAGCATGGACTGAGCTTTTTCGGCTTTTTCCTGTTCAGGAACAAAGCGAGCACCACGAGCTTTGCTGTTTGCATATAAAGTATCAATAATCTGATTATAGACATCAGGATTAATGATATTTCCGTCTTCGTCGTATTGTATAGAGTTTACAAGCTGAGCAAGTTCTCCGTTGTTTTGCGTTAAATATTTCCAGTCTCTTCCGTCCGTTGTTTGCAAGTAAGCACGAAGTGATACTGCGTCTGAAACACCGGCAGATTCAAAATTACGAAGCATTGCGTCAGCGGCTAATCCATATGCATTAGATTTATCCGTACTCCAAGTAGAATATCCTGTCGCAGCGCCAGCATGAAGAACATCCTGAGCTATCTCTTGAACTTCTTCCTCTTTAAGAGCAGGAACCGTCGGGAAAAGAATTCCTCTGATAGCAGCAGACATTCCCTCATCGTTTAGCCCTTTAAGTTCTTCCGCGTGTTCCTCTAAGAACTCCGTATCTTGTTTCTTTGATTCAATAACGTAATTTTGGAACGCGTTTAAAGGGTTGTCGGCCTGAAGGAAGTCGTACATATTGCCAAAAATGCGTTTAGACTCGTCTGCAATCGCTCCGGGTATGTCAGGCTCTCTACCAATTGCATTCGATTCTATTATTTGACCGCGGACGCCCTGCATTACGGAATCGATATACGCATCAGTTACAAGAGATGCAAGATTGTCATCTACATAACCAAGCTTAGATAAAGAAGTTTTAAGCCTTTCACCATAGGTAGTAGAAACAATATCTCTGGCAAAAGCTTCCTGGCTTTCCATGTTTTCATTGAAGCCAGCATCGCCGCCAGACGTCATAATCAATTCAAACAGCTTTTTTACGTTGCTACCAGCTTGAGTTTCAACTCCATTTTCGTCAACAAAGTCATAAGTAGCAAGATCTCTATACAAATCTTGGATGTCCGTATAAGGAATTGGAGTATATTCATCTCCTTCTTTCTTATACGCTTGGATGAATTTGCCTTGTTTGACCCATTCATTTATTCTGTCTCTATAAACATCGAGAAAATATCCTGGGCTAACACTGCCATCACTTGATAACCCACGGGAAACAATATCCCGAACGTAATCTTCAACTCCGTTGTGGCCCCATCCGATCGTCCCGTCGTCTGCGTAATGTTCGGTTATATAGTCATAAAACGCTTTTTCGTCTTCGGTGTATGTTCTTCCGTCACCGTTTTCATATCGTGACGCAATCAAATCAGATAGGTCTACGCTGGTGTATTTTCTAAATTCTTGCTCTGTTTCCTTCTTAGCTTTAGCTTCGATTGCTGCAGCATAAGCGTCAAGCTTATCGCTGACATTTTCGAATGTTCCGCTTAACCCAAGAGCAGCTCTTTCAGCTTCAGAGAAAGCTCCTGAAATAGAAACATCAATGTCTGATAAAAGCTTATCAAATGTAGATACCTCTTCTTCAGATAGTCTTCCGTTCTTGTAAGACTCATACATATTCTGAGCCTTTTCAAGATTGGATCTTGCTGTTTCTGTCTGTTTCTTATGTCCGTCAATGGCGATCTGTTCAAAGTCGACATTGTTGTCGCCTTGTCCAAGAGCCGTAAGTCCCGCATAGGAGCCAAGACCGATGGCAGCACCAACAAGAGCTCCGACTCCTCCAAACTTAAGGCCGTTTAAAGCCCCGACAAGGGTCATCACGAGAGGCAGAGCCATTTGTAATCCGCCTAAGGCGTTTACCAGATTATCTACACCATTAATCATTGTTGTTATGCCGGAAATAAAATCCTGAACATAACCTTTATCAACAAGGTCTTCAACAAGAGCGTCAAAAGTATTTTTAAGATCAGTCAGAGAAGCTTGTAAACTTTTAGTATAAATCTCATATTTCTGATCTGTAATACCTTCTGCATTTTCTGATAAAGACATATACTCACTGACTTTGCCTTCTGACATACCCTGCATAATTGCGGCAAAGTTAGAGTACTGGCGAGTTCCTGCTATCTGAGAAGCAAGCTGTTGCTGAGTTGCGTCTTCAAGAGAATCCCAAACTTGTGACAAGTCGTACAGAACATCATAGGATGAACGTTTATTTCCTTTTTCATCATAAGTGCGAATTCCTTGAGCAGCAAGAAGTTTTGATACATCAGATCCGGAAATAGCATTTCCGTTTTCATCATAGATAAGCTCGTTTGTGCCTATCTTGTTCATTCTGCCGAATATAGTGTTAAGTGTACGACCTGCTACATTTCCGCCAATCTGTGTTGTAGATGTAATCGCAGTCAGCATTGAAGCAAGCTGAGCAAATGTTGTTCCATCTGCAGCAGCTGCGGCACCAGCCTTTTCAATACCTTTCTCGATTTCTGAGGCGTTTGTTGCGGCGTTGTCGCCAAGCGCAGTAACAACATCTGCAGCAATCCGTGGGTCTGTAACAAGACCTGTGTTCATTGCAACCGTAATCAACTTGGTTGCAGCGTCAACCTTTGTGCCGGAAACTTTAGAGAATTTCGAAATAACATCCAGTCGTTCGTCAACTTCTTCGTCGGATAAGCCCTGACGATAAAGCGTTTCAGCAGACTGCGTTATTTCAGCTACAGAGATTTTCAGTTCTTTAGCTTTAGCAATTAGACTGTCTCCAAGTGTAGACATCTGTTCATCGGATTTCAAAGTAATCATCTGAATAGACGTCATTGTCTTATCGAATTCTTGTACAAATTTCTTTGCTTCGGTCAATGCTTTTTGGAAAAGCTGACGACCAAACCGACTAGCAAGATTTGTTAAAGACTTTGTGAGCGAAGTTCCAATTGATTTAAACGCGTCTTGCATAGACAATGCGCTTACAGAAGTTTGTTTTTCAAGATCTTTCAGACGACCCATATCTTTATTAAAAGCATCGTCTGAGATAAGCCCGGCATTATGTTTGCTTGTTAAGTTGTCACGAATATCAGATATTTGTTGCTGATATTGACGAGACTGTTGTTCATATTTATTACCAGGATGCCGCTTGTTTTCAAGATTTTCAATCTGTTTATCAAAGGTTTTCTGGTTCTGATCTTGCATTGAAATTTCAATGTTCTGACGAGAACGATTAATGGATGTAAGATCTTCACCGATTTTATCAGCGCTTTTCTTGAATTGATCCTGAAGGTCTTTAGAGTATTTAGGATCGCTGGACATTTCCAGTAGACGCTTTTGATCAGCTTCAACTTCTTTTATTTTTTCATCCCATTTATTTAAAGCTTCAACTTGAGCGTCATATGTTCCAGATGCTTTCTGCTCTGCGTTCCCGATGTTTTCGAGAAGTTGTGAAGTAGAGAACATGGACATTTCGCTGAAATCTCTTCCTGCCTTTGCGACAAGACCATTTCTTGGCGAAATAAGATTGTCCATATTTCTCTTTTGGTCATCTGTAAGATATTGATAATCAGCAGAAGCTTGGAAGTCTCTGATTTGCTGTTCGTATCGAGCTGCAATTGCATCGTTACGATTAGCTTTAATGATTGAATCAAATTCTCCTTTGTTCTGCTGTTCATAGTTTAAAATTTCTCCGAACAGTTTTCCAGAGAACTCCTGAGCTCTTCCCATGAGTTGCCCATAATAAGCTTGAGCAGCCTGGGCGTCCCATGAGTTTCCGCCGGACGAAGGGCTTAGAGGCCCGCCGGAAGGCGGATTATTAGGAGGCCCACCAGGAGGTGGATTATTTCCACCCCACGAAGGAGTAGTTCCACCATAAGGAGATGGAGATTGAGCCTGAGGTTGAGCTGGAGTAGTTGGAGATGGAGTAGTTGGAGGTGGAGTAGTTGGTTGTGTAGGCGTTTGTTGCTTTTCACCTTTTGTCTGCTTTTTCTTGTTTGGATGATTTGCTTCGTTTGGGCAATGTCCCATAGAAGCAGGATACGTTGTTCCACAAACTCCACATACAAGTTCAGGTTCTGGCTGTGCCTTTGGAGCAACAGAGGGAGCAGTCGCAGTTGCAACCGCTTTCTGCATTTCTTCAGGAGATGTCGTTTTTAGCCCTAAGAGACTGCTTCCTTGTAGAGCAGCCATAATCTTAGGTGCATTCTTCTTTCCAACTCCATTTAGCTCTATTAACGCGGCTAAATCATTATTGGCTATAGCTGAAACAAGAGCGTCTCTTTGATTCGCATCGAGAATAGTATCTCTATTGCGGACACCAGCTTCCTTGAGCAACCTTTTAGCTTGCTGTTGAGGCGTTTCCTGCGCAAGCATTTCCTGAGCTGTTTTCTGTTCAAAAGGAGCTCTTGCTTCCTCAGGAAGCGTTTTCGAAGTCGTTACAGTTGCGTTCTTAACGGCCTCAGGACGCTGGAATGTTTTCTCCGGCTCAGAAGCCTGTACAGCAGCTTGAACGCCGGCAACGAAACTTGCATTGCCAACAAGCTGGTCTACAGAAACACCATTCTGTTTGGCAAAATCATCAAGAGATGCTTGAGCCCAAGTAGCATTCGCAAGATTTCTTTCCGTTGCGCCATACTGCTTAAAGTTATCAAAGGCCTGTGCTCCGATAGCTTTAAGCCTTTCTTTTTTCAACGCTCTGCCTTCAGGAGAAGTTGGATCAATAGAACTCTCAATTTCACCTACGGCTTTTTCGTACTGCGCTTGAAGCGCATCAACCGTCTGATTGCTTGCAACAAGATATTTCGATTCAAGAAAACCTTTGCGAACTCCTCTCATCATCTGAACAAACTTACCTTGTTCAGAATCAGCAGAAACGCCTTCCGGAAGTTTCACAGCATCAAGCACTTGGTCCCAATTGTAAATGCCACCTTCAGGATCTATTCCTTGTTGGCGAGATTTCATCCGGCCCATCAATGTTCCCATAATTGAACCTTGGAACAAAGACGGTAAGCCAAGCTGATCTACGTTTTTATCACGTAGATATTCTTGAGATTTGCCATTCCATATCCTTACGGACTCATCATTTTCGCCTGTTGTCTGAATAGCATCGTTTGCATATTTAAACATCCGGGAGAAAGAAAGACCTCGATCAGCTGCATAGGCTTGTTCATTGGTTCTTTTCCAGCTCTCATCAGTTTTCATATTTGTCGAAACGACATCGTATTGAGATTCATAGTCTTTAATGGCTTGAGCAAGATTTCCTCGTATTTTAGGATCGTTTAATCCTGCGTAGTATAAAGCAGCCATATCAGCTGAACGTTCAGCTGCACCCATCATAGCATGTTCACGAGGAACGTTCACAAGATAAGCTGCTGCATCATCAGGATTGGACAGATCGTATCCGCCAACTTTTGCGACAGACTGACGTGTTTGCGCTTCTTTTCTCGCTTCTTGTTTCTTCCACGCCGCTTCAAATTCAGGAGTGCCAGGTTTTGCTCCCCAGATTTGTTCAACTTCTTTATCAGAAGCATTTCCGATAATTCGCATGGCTTCGGAGAACTCTTTGGCTTCTTTCGGATTCATATTATCAGAAAGTCCGAAATATCCGTTCAAGTCTCCATCGAAGTCTTCACCCTGCAGCAGCTTAAGGATTGGAGAATCCGGAGCAAAATAAAGTCCTTTCGTGTCTACAATGCCAGAAGACTTCGCAAGTCTTTCAATCTGGCTTTTTGTTGCTCCTCCGTTTTTAATAAGCTGTTCAGCAGACACGTTATTTACTGTTACATTACCGGTTTTTGTAGCAGGGAAACGAATAATACCTAATTGTTTGTTTAATGACTCCATGGAAATAACCTGGTTATTCCCAAGCTCGAGAGCGTTTTGCTCAGGCGTAAGCGCAATTCCAGCAGCTTTTAAACGATTGTTGATAACGCTTTGCGGGTTAGGCGCAGCCATTGCGAACTTAAATGCGCCTGTAGGCAGCAACCTATCGCCTTCGTTATATTGCGCCCACATGCCGGCAATATGATCACTTATAGTTTTCTGAGCTTTTTCGGATTGAAGATCTACACTTTGATCTCCTTTAAACAGAAGATCTCTGACGTATTGATCATCGTCCATTCTAGCAAGCTCGTCGAAGAACACTTTATTGAAATACTGTTGAACGCGAGGATCTCTGAATCCTGCGTTCATAGAAGAGTTAATAACTTGCTTTGAAAGCCAACGAGAAGATGTGTTGGCGTCATCATATGTCGTTTTTGCAAAAATTTCATCACGGCTATAATCTCTTGAACGCATTTCATTCATTTGTTCCTGAGTGATCTTGCCAGATTTTACGTCGTCTTGCAAATGAGTCTTAAAGTTTTTTATGTTATTTACATCTTCAATAACATCTGTGTCTTTTGATACACGAAGATCATTGCCGTTAATTCCGGCTCCAGGAATAATCCAATCTCCGCCAAGCTGAGCAACGGCATATGCTTCGTTTTTAGCTCTATGAGACTCAATGCTGTTAAGCCTTTTCGCAAGCTTTTTCCCGCTTAAAGTTCTGTTGGCCTCTTCAATATCTTTCTGAGCCTGGGCATTAATTTCCGCAACTCGTCGCTGAGCCTCTTCGGTCATTTCAATCTGTTGAAAATTCCTCGCTCTCATGTCCATCATGTTGATGGGCACATAGGTTGCTTTGCCATTGAATGTTCTTCCTTGGAATCCTTTACTGCTGATACGGTCTGAAATCCAGTTAGAACCGTCCATGTCGGCTTTTCCGAAACTACCAACAACAACTTTCATATTAGGAGTTCCGAAGTCCTCCATAATGCGTTGACGTTCATTTTCGCCCATTCCTTGGCGAATCATCTTTGCCGTTGTGTCATTTCCTCTAAACCCAAATGTAGTTCCAAGCCATGTGGCCAGACTTTCACCTTCTGTCGCCATGTTGTTCTGATTATACATGGTTTTTGCAAAAGGTTTGAATGTGTCAAAATGGCCACTATGTCCGTTCGAATATCCTCCGTTTGATAAAGCGTCTAAACCTGCTTTACGAACTTTAGCAGCCGTAGCTTCATCAAGCGGCTGATCTCCCGGCCTGGCGTATTCCATTCCAAGAGCTTTGCGGCCGATATCGTCAACAATAGCAGCCTTCATGAATTCAGCATGAGTCTTACTGATTCTTGTACGGATATAATCTTCACCGTTTACCTTATATCCATTTCTGAACAGATCTGCATACTGCTGTTGAAGTTCAGCCCGACGTTCTTTAGTAAGTCCAGGATCGCCAAGTTCATCTGAAAATTTCAGATAGAACATATTGTCACTGAATCCGTTTTGTCCTACACGCTTTGCATTAGGAGATGACATGACCATCTTATAAAGAAGGCTGTCGTTCATGCTGATGGTATGAAAATCATCAGGTGTAATTGATTTTCCTGTAGGACTGTTTTTAGCAGAAACAGGACCGTTTATACGAGAAAGTTCTGTCCATCTACCGTTCTTGTCCTGAACGATAGGGTGCATACCAGAAATTTGAGCACCATTTTGCATCATGTCGAGAGTATATTCTGCGAACGCTCTCGAAGTTTTTCTTGGAGAATGATTAATGCGTCCAAGATATTCAGCGTTTCCTGATGCTGCGCTGAATGGCATAAATCCAGTTCCGAACCTTCCGGGGTTTAGCCAAGACCCGAATGCATCATGCATTGCGTAGGCAGCCGCAAGTGTTCCATCGAAAACTTTATTGCTGCCGCGCTTGTTTGAAATGTTTTTCCAGAAGTTTGGATTCTCAACGTTGTCGATACCGTACTTTCTTTCACCTTGCGCTGCACGGGTCATATCGTCCATGATAAATCCGGCCATTGCATCCATCATATCGTGATTGGCTGCATGGTTGAAATAGATCTTCTGTCCGGATTTGGAAATGATACCAGCTTTTACAGCAGCATCTGCCGCGTAACGATTGTTGCGAACAATACGACCAAGAGCGGAAATTTCATCAGTAGATAAAGTTTCATTTGCGTGAGAAATCTGTCCAAGCTGACGAATTTGTCCACGCTCCGCGTGCGGTTCGATCTTCTGGAAAGATTTTGGGAGCATTTCACGATAGGATTCAGGCTGCTTTAAGATTGGAACCTGAGATCCTCCGGTGATAGCTTCTCTCATATACTGAGGCACGCTCATCGGCACATTAGCCATGAGATATTGCCTCATATTTTGAGGAGTATACACTTTCGAAGCATTCGGATGCGTTTTATTGAGCTTCTGAACAATTCGTCCATATTCTCCAGACCGCATGTAGCGATCAACAATTTCATCGTCTGTAAGCTTCCGGGACACTTCGCTTGAGATGCTCATCGCAGTTGTCTTGATGCCTGTGGATAACTGGGAAACAATACCTTCAAGTCCCTTGCTGAAAACTTGGCTCATACCAGGGCCAAACGAATTGAGAAGTTCTGAAACAAGCGTCTGAGAGTTTGCAAGATCTTTAATTGATCTATTAGCTATTTCGACTTTGCGCTTATAAGACGTACTGAGATCCTTTTGCTCATAAGAACTCATAGCGTGTTCCATTGAACTGCGAGTACGACCAATATCTGTCAAACTTTTTTCCCAGTCAGCAAGTTTTCTTATGAAGGCATCATTGTAGCCGGGCAGAGACTCTGTTGAGGGCGTAACGTCTTTAGCGACCTGCTTTGCGTCCTTTTGAAGTGTGGATAATCTTTCTTCTATAGCATCGACCTTCTGATTCATTGGGTCGTCGTTAATATCCACTTGTAAAGTTAAAATTTCAGAATCCATAAAGAAAACTCCTTTCTGAGTTTTGTTTGAAAAATTTATGATTAAGCCTTATGATAGAAAGGTCTTATTCTCAAATTTGATTGGAGATGATTTTTTGAGCGATTACATACCTTGGGAATTTGAGGAAAACAGTTGCTTTGAACCGTCTTTCGAAGAACTAAAAGAGAAATACAAAACACATCGAGCACAGATTCTTCCACAAGAACAATGGGGACCGTTAGTCGACGAATGGCTTAAAGAACATTTTGATCCTGATTCATGGTTTATTCTTCACGTAACACCATGTGCAAACGCTGATTTATATCGAGCGGCGTTAAAACAAAAAGGATTTGCATTCAAAGAAATAAATAACAAAAACTGTGATACACCAATATATCTTGAAACACCGGTTGCAGGATTAAATGTTGATCAAACGTCGTTAATTGAAACAGTAAGAGATATGGAGAATAGGGAAGGAGTTCTGTATTACAGAAACATTCCAGCTCCAATTGTTGATTTGTTATACAAAGAAGTTTTTGAAGAGCGTCTGGTTTATCCTGAAAGATTCAATTGATAAAGGGCGGAGAATTAATCTCCGCCCTTTTCGTTTCTTTTACTCTGATTGGTTTTTCGCTCTGGCAAGTTCGACCATGCTTTGCATCAAGTCGTTTTCCTGTTCGAGCATTGCTGGATCTATCGTGGAGTTGATAACTCCATCAATCCAATTAAGAACAATGTTCAACTTGGAAGCCTTCGCGTTTCTTTTTTCCACTTCCAGCTTTAAAACATCTTCAAGGTCATACCATCCTTCCAAATGCATATCTGGAATAGACTCAAGGTCATTCAGCTGGTTCTCATGTAAAATAGTCTGCCATTCAGGTTCCAGATAATAAAACATGGATTCTTCATCATATCCGATAGTCAGCTCTTTTGCCTTTGTAATGTAATCAATATAAAGCATATAATCCTCCTTATCGTTTGAGCAGCCTGCTTAACCAGCTCTTCTTCTTTGGTTTCTTCTGTGAGTTTTCTTGTACGTTAAAAACATACTTCTTTTCAGGAGCTTCAACAACAGGTTCTTTCTTAACTTGCTGTTTAATAACTTCTGTCTTTGCTTCTTCTACAATTGCACGATTGTTTAAAATCTCATTTTGATTCTCAAGGTTGTCCTGCCGGATCTCATCAAGAATAGCCTGAATTTCTGCTTCTCTTTCAGCCTTTTCCTTTTCAGCTATGTTCTGAAGGTTGATGGCTTCTTCCTGTTCTTTCTTGGCCGTCTCTCTGAGAATCACTTTCTCTTCTTCAGCAGCCTTCTTGTCAAACTTGTAGGGATTTTTCGGATTTGTGGCGCATAAAGCCTTAGCCTCATTAATCATACGGCGTTCGCTAATCTTCTGATCTGCACTATGCAATTTCCAGACGTTATAGTAATTTTTAGCCCTGAAGAAATAATCAAAAGCTTCAGAGTCTTCAGGAAAAGGATTGTCAGGATTTAATCCCATCCAGCAATGTACAGCATGGACAAACAAATTATTTCCTTCATCTCCAAGTTTATATCCTTGTATCATCTGCCTGAACAGCCGATACATTGTATTATTATCAGACATATTGTGGCCTCCTTTTTACATGAGTCCTTCAGCCCAGCTGGTATCGCCAAGAATCTTCTTTTCAGCTCTCTTCTGGGCTTCTTTGGACGATTTGGTTGCATCGATAATCTGAATCTTACCCATAAGGCCCATAACACCTGCGTTGCTTGCACCGCCATGCTTAAGAAGCGGGTTAGCTCCAGGTACGATTTTAGCTGCATCTTTTGCAAATGCGTTGCCATAAAGATTGGAAATAGACTCAAAGTTGATTCTCTTTCCAAGGGCCTCTAAAACAAGATTAAACCATACGTATGTCATATCATCGATCTTACGTTCATCTACTTCGCCCAGGTGAGCTGCTACTGCTGCGGCTGCCTCATCGAGGCTTAATGTTTCACCTGGGCTTCCCTGTTTTTTCTTTGTTGTTCCTCTTTTTCGTCTATATGATTAAGACGTCCAAAGATTTTGAAGATTTGTTCAATATCCTCAGCCGTCATATCTTCATAGTGATCTCGAACAATATCCGAGCCATCAAAGACTGCTACAAGAAAATCGAACAATAATTGATCCGCATCGCGCTTTTCATCGATTACACCTTTACCGTAAGTAAGAAGCTCATTAAGCGGAACAATCTTTAAAACATTATAAGCCGAAGCCATCTTGTTTCTAAAATATTTAAGCTTGGTCGGCTTTATTTCTATAAGCTCATCACCGATCTTAACACAGTTTTCAAGCGGTATCGTTTTAGGAGCTTCTTTATCGAACTTGCTTTCTTCAGGAACTTCTCTGTTCAATTCCGTATCTACAGGCTCTTCTCTTGTCATTTGAGTATCTACAACCTTTGCTTGAACAAGCTGCGTGTCAATCGGGTCCTCTTTTGTTAATTTGGATTCTTCCGGTGGAATTCCAGGGCTTGTATCTGGAATTTTCGGATTTTGAGCACTTGGTTTTGTTGGAAACGGTATTGGTTTCATAGACCTTCTCCCTTCAAAAAAAAAGGGGCACTGCAAATGCAGTGCCCCGTATTATCTCACTGCACCTTTATCAAACCTTCAAAGCAAGACAATTAAGCAACCTTCTTGTAGCTGATGGAGTAAGCAGCCTCGTCGGACTCCTTAGCATCCATGGCCGCCAGGGTGAACTGGAACGTGGACGCTGTCTTATAGCTGGCATCGAAACCGGGCTGCGCGGTCACACGGCACTTGAACACCTTAACGGTAACATAGCCGATGATGGAAGCATCGGTGCAATCGTCACCGTTGCCATACACAGGATACTGCATGATGGCTTCGCCCATGGCGGAGCTACGATTGTCGATACGAGCTTCTTCAACTTCGTCAATGTAGTAGTAGGAGACAGTCACCTTAGCGCCAACATCGCCGGTAGCAAAGGTCAGCTTGGTAATGTCACCAGTCGTAGCAACAGAGAACTTGCCGGCAGACACGGTCTGGGCAGTCTCTTCCATCATACCCCGTTCGTTCGGATAGGGGATAGAGATGGTCCCGGTGATCGGGGTATGGCTCAGTTCCACTTGGTTCTGGCCGTCGACATCCAGAGTTTCAGTATGCATCATCCGGAAGGAACTATTGGAGCTGAACTTAGTGGCATTGGTCATAACGAACAGATCAGCCTCGAACTTACCGGAAGTGATCTGCATTTCAAAGGTGGACTGTCCGGGCAGATAAGCCACGGGGAACAGGGACCAGCCAGCGTTCACTTCAGTGTAGTTGATCTGAGGGGTAACGGTAGCGGCAGTCAGCTCGTCGAAGTAGAAGATCCTACCATCGCAACGTTTGAACCACAGCCGCGGCACGTCGGCAATATAGCCAGCGAATTTTTCAACGTAAGTCGCCATAGTTGATCGACCTCTTTCGTATAGATTTATATCAAAACTTGTCAGCCCTCCTACAAGCATCTAAGTGTTGATAACACAAAGAAGCCTTCAATAAACCTTCATATAGTAAAACGAGATTGTGTATCTCGAATACCCTGTTGTTCTTGTTCCAAGATCCCAGTCTCCTGCAATCCAGAACCTATAACCTGTTTTATAAAGATATCTGTCTTTAGTTAACAAATATTTAAGACGAGACGCAATCAGCTGGGTTCTTGAAATAAGCATATCATCTTCGTCGGTGTCATAAAGATTTCTTGTTTTAACATAAATGTCAAACGTCATCATGTTTTTACGGACATTTGGAACGTCTGTATCTTTGCCAGCTATATCTCCGTACACAATTCGACAAATCTGATTTGTTAAAAGTTCGTTTGTATATCCAGCCCTAATAAAATAATACTGAATAAAATCAGTTATCTTTGTTTTTGCCGGAATTTTCATCAGCTTCTTCAGTTCGCAATCAGGAAAGATTACTTTGCGGATGATTTTATTCCAGGCGTTTACCCATCCAATCATATGTCATCCTCCTGTTACATTACGAATTCTTTCTGCTGTGTAATCTTTTACAAGCTGAAGCATTTCTTGCTTTCCGGTAGCAATCGCCTCACCCAGTTCTGCCCTGAATAAATCAGATAACATAGTTCGAATTTCGTTGATTACGCCGGTTTCTGGTTTTGCGTATCCCGGAACAGGCTCGTCCCATTGTTGAATTGGTGTTGGCGAAGCGTATGTAGATCCGTCAGGATTGTGAGATACACCATGATCACCACCAGCCAAAGGGGCCGGCATACCGGCATCAACAATTTCAAGAAAATTACCGGGGTTTCTTTCGTCAAAATGAAAAAACAATGTAAATGTATTTTCATTTACTTGGATTTCGCATTTAAAAGCGTCGGCTATTGCTTCCATTTCCGCTCTTTCTTTTTCGAACGCGTTAGCGTCTTCGTCCGGAGCTTGAATTTCAGACGCATAAACCATAAATCGTTCTTTTCCAAAGTTTTCTGCAAGCTGTTCAAATCCAGAAATCTTTGATTTTATAATAGCGATATAATCGCTTTGTTTAGGAGCGCTCATATCTGAATCCCGCCAGACGCCTTCTTGGCCTGAATTTTTAATGTTCCATATGTGCCTGTAATGTCAACACCAACTGGATCAATATCGACAATTTCATATTCATCGATTCCCCAGATGTATCTATCTCCAATTGTAATTTTCTTTGTGCTTTCGTTATATTGAACAATCATCAAAGAAAGAGCATTCGGAGAAATGCCCGGCTGGCCAGAAACGGCAGAATATTCTGGCCTGCCATCATATCTATAAGCGTTCACGGGAAGATTATCTACAATTTTTTGTGTTCCTCCCGTTCCGCTAATGCGATATCCTTCATCATCTGATTCCGGTGGAACATATCGTTCTATGTTTAATCTTGTGTTACATCTCACAGCACGGGTCGGGGCGTTGTTAGACTCAAGATGCACGGCCCAGTCAAGAAGATAGATCGTTCCATCTGGTTCGATAAGCATATCTCCCTTTTTGATACCACTCTCTACGTCAGCCCTGAAGTTCATATTGTTATCCGTGTTTTCATAACGACTCTTAGTAGAGTCTGGATATATTTCACCACGAATGAACTTCTGTTTGTAGCCTTCTTCAAATTGGGCATACCAGTCAGGAATCAATTCAAATGTCATAACCTGATTCGGTAGATCTTGATTTAAAAAGGCTCGAAAGTCGGCGGCCAGAGTACGCGGCACCTTAAATCGTTTGCTTGTTTCCATTGGAACGTAAGGAATAGGCATACGACCGCCTCCTTTTTATTTAATTAAACCGCTGTTAATGTCCTTTGCGATAACTTCGCTAAAGCTTATAGATCCAGCGGAAATTCCACGATAAGATAACGTCTGAGGAAGACGCTTAATCGCATTTGCCTGATCCAGAAGTTTATGCCGGATATGCTGAAACCTGGACTTAGTTTCACTATCCCATTCGTCTTTTTGTTTGCCTGTAAGATAGTAGAACGCATCCTCCGTTTCCGTGATTATTCGCATAAGCTCAAGATTCAGAAGATCTGTATATTGAGAAAATTCATATTCTTTCTCAATTACAGTTTCTAGATTCTGATTTTTATATTCAATCTTTACAGTAAAATCACTCATAATCTTTGTTCACCTTTCGCCTTTATTCCCCAAGTGTATAGCGAACCATTTTGTTGAACTTAATGCGTCTTTCGTTGTACAAACCATTTAACGTTTCAGCCAAATTCTTATAAGGCTTATCTGCGTTTGTAACCGTTAAAGCATTTGTTGTATAACCAAACGCGTTGTTTACATCTGTTTGCACTCTTTGAAAGAATTCAATTTTACAAAGAATCAGAATGTAAACTTCTTCATCAGCGAGAAACTCACGATCATAGAAAATAATCTCATTTTCATCGACCGTCTCAGTTATATATTTATCCTTGCTGAATTCGGAAGCACGGTTGATATCCACGAAAAAATCGCGAACGGCCCGTTGTACGATTCTGATATAATCTTCCGCTAATAGCGGTTGGGGCGTGTCCTGCCAGGCTGTAAGTTCCCGCAGTTCGTTCGCCATTTCTGTGATATTTAGCATATCAACCGACTCCTTTAATTAGTCGTCCTCTCCAAGCCAATCTTTATTCGGAGCCTTGGTTTTCAGAATCTTCAACTTACTCGCAGGAAGATCCATTGTCTTGGCGATCATATAAACAGCGTGAAGTTCTTCGGGATCGTCAATCTTATTAAGCCAAGCTTCAAAGGCTTTCAGAGGCTTTTTCAGCCCGGAAGTGATTTCGTCGTCATTCATGTGAGGAGCAGAATTCTCGTCGGAATATCCGCCAAGATCCTCCAAAGAAAGATCTTTACCGTCGTCGGATACCGGAACAAGCATTCTTGAAGAGAAATACTTCCTCTTCTGGCAAATGCTTTCAATGTAAAAGATGTCATTAACAGATAACATCTGGAAGCTTCCTGCCTTAATGTTAGGCTGCTGTCCAGACGTAAGCGTTACACCGATGTCATATTTACACCGATTGTATACGCGAATCTTTTTCTCTCCGTCCATTTTCCTTTTCCCTTTCTATGAAAGTCAGGGAGAGAGAGGCATTAAGCCTCTCCCTCCCGATATTTGGAACATTGTGTCCCATGGAGCATGCATTATCCAATGCAATAGGCTCCGATGTTGGGCTTCTGGCCGACGACGAACGCAGCGCCGAACCACTGATCCAGACGCACTTCGTAAACCATGTCGTCGATATTTTGAGAAGGCATCGCATTCACGGGGCCTTCGTTGACAACCTTCAGGTTGCGCATGTCAGCACTCACACCGCCGGGCAGAATGTACAGCCAATCTTCAGCCAGGATAGGCGTAACAGCACCTTCGTCGTAAGCGTTGGTCATGGCCACAACATCGCAGGCGTTGTACTTGCCGATGAAGCCATTGTTGTTATTCTCATCGATCATGTTGCCAGAGAACTGAGTGGTATTAGCATTGATTGCCATGCCAGTCAGAGGAGCCAGCTGGGCAACAGCCGCATTGTCGCCAAGAATGGTGACAGGACCGAGCCGACGGAAGTAGTTCAGCTGAGCATCCAGAGTCGCCTTCACGATACCAGTACCGGTGCCGTAGAAAGGAGAGCCGAAGTTGTCAATCGCATCATGCAGGACAGACTCGATCAGAACCAGCTTCTTGTTGGTCATAGCGGCGTTGGCCTGACGGATCAGGTCGGCCATGTTCACACGGCCGGCACGCAGGTCAACAATGTTGATCGCAGGACGAGCAGAGATTTCCTTGGTGTCAACCAGAATCTGGCTGTCCGCAACATAACTGCGAGCGGTGGTAGCGCCCTTGGCCTGAATATAGGCCTTGATGCCGCCAGTCCGAACTTTGAAAGCAGCCTTGTCGCCGTAGCCAATATTCTTGGTATCAGCAACCAGCCCGAGGAAATCCAGAGACTTTGCCTGAAGCTCGTCCACCGTGTAAGCCACGATCTGGGCGATTTCATGAGCGTTCTGGGGATTCAGATCCTGAGCCAGAACATTGATGATCTGAGCGGCCTCTTCGACCTTGTCAGATTCGACCCGTTCGTTACGGGCCTGTGCCGCGAGCACTTTAATCAGTTTGCTATCGCGGGTAACTTTAATATCAGCCATGTTCGTGCACCTCCATTAACCGACCGTGCCGTCAGCCTTGACACCATATGCGGTGCCAACAGCGGGCGTGCCAGTCACTTTGTCGGTCACGAACTCTTCGCCAACCAGCAGGGGATGGGCGCGGAGCTCATCGCCGACAGCAGTAGCGTAAGTCCGCTTGTCATAAGCGGCGGAATCGTTGATGTCAAAGCCGTTCTCGACGAAATAGTAACGGGCATTGAGCTTGTCAACAATAAAACGATAAGCAGTCACGCCATCATAGATGGTGGTGACTTCCTTACAAATGAGCTTGGTAGTGGTATCGGCACTGGGCAGAACCAGCTTGCCAGCGTCGGTGCTGGTTCCCTGAACCATCAGGAGACCATTTTCAACAGCACCGGAAGCGCCATTTACCAGCTCGCCTTCATACACGTAGCCTTGAAGCTTGCTCATGTATCCAGCCATGGTAAGTCATTCCTTTCGGTAAGATTTTAGGCCTTCTCAAGCAGAGAATATGTGGTATTGGGCTCTGCTTTCTCAAGCAGGCCATATTTCTTCTCAGTATTGATACTGCCAATAAAAGGATTAAGCTCCAGCTTTTCAGCAGAAGCGGTCAGAGTTTTCCGCTCTTTGAGAGTTTCAATCTCTGCTTTCAGAATGCTGACAGTTTCAGCCAGTTCGGCAATTAACTCTTCAGCAGTCTTTTTCTTCGTGTCTTCAACAACAGGAAGATCTTCGTCGGCAGCGGGATCGTCCGTACCCTGTTCGTTGGTAGGGTCTTCGGTTCCGGTCTCGCCGGACTCTTCTGTTCCAGATGTAGGGGACGTTTCTGTAGGCGTTTCTGTAGGCGTTTCGCCTGATGTATCGCCGTCGCCTTCTGCAATCTGGATGCTGCCGTCAGCTTCTTCGACAAGATTGCCTTCAATAGGCTGACCTACTGAAGTTTCGATAGTTACGGTTTGAGACACGTCTTTGCCGGTCTCGCTGTCGTAAGCATATGTACGATGTTCTTCAACGGAAACTTCACGAACATAGACTTCAGCGTTTTCCTTGTCTTTCTTGCAGGCAGCAGATTCTTCTTCCGCAGTTTCTTCAACAGCTTCTTCAGCTTTTTCAGATTCCGCAGTTTCGACGGCTTTTGCCGCCTCTTCCGCAACAGCGGGCTCCGTGGCTTCAGTCTCTTCGGCCACGAGCTTTTCGACTTCTGCCATTTCTTCATCACCCTTTCTGGTGTCATCTGCTTTTCGTTGTGCGACAAACTCAAGCGCAACAGCGTCTTCGCAAGCAGGGAAGGTTACAATGGCTGTACCTTCCAAATAGTTGTTTTCCGACGCGTCGATCAGAGTAGTTCCGTCTTCCAGTTCTTCACAATCGCCGCAGGCGATTTCGAAAGACACTTTCAAGCTGTCGTCCGCAAAAAGTTCTGCAATTGCCTTACTTAGCTTTTTGTCACGTTTCGGGATTCTTGCATAACCAATCAGATAACTGCCACATTCAAAGTCTTCTTTTTCAAACTGATAGAAAGATCCGATTTGCGTCGAATGAAACTCGCCTGTGCGTGCGTCATACAGATGACCAAGGCGATTATAGTTTCCGCTCTTTAAAGCACGGATATCGGCATAGAGCGGCAAACTCACATACTTCTCAGAGTTCTCCACGATCTCATCAAGAAACGCGGGAGTAACCCGCACGCCGTTAAGATTCGCTTTCGGCGTTTCGAAGATGCGAGTCTTCACAGTCATGAAAATATCAGACTGTTGAATTTCGGAGATGACAGAAGCAAAGCAAATATGCTTATTCATCTTGGATCTCCCTCTTCTGCTCTTGTTTATCCAGTGGTAGGAGACAAAGGACAAATAAGAAGCGAATCTATATCAACATCCCAAAGGATGGAGATATTTTGTTGTTCTATTGAAATAAAGCCGGGACTTACGTATAAAACTGCCCGGCAAAAATCTCGCTTTAAAGGCAGCGGCAGCCTTGGTTTGTTGATGACCATAAACATTAAAGCCGACTTATTTATCGACGCCCGACGACGTCATGTGGATTCGTCCATTGATCCTTCAGGTGAGGACGGCTTCGGCTGCTTGCCTCTCTGAGCAGCGTCCGGGTCACTTGTCCTCTCTGAGTCGTCCAACTCTGGACGTCCTTGTTTTTGTTCTGAATCTGATGTTGCAGCTTTTGTTGCACGAGGGGTAAAAGTCTTGTCGGTTCCGTCTTTCAGTTCCTGCTCACGGCGTTCTTTCTCGCGGTCAATGGAATAACCGTTGGCTTCCATCATTGTCTGAGTAGACACTACGCCGTTCTGCCAAAGCTCGCTGCATTTTTCTCTCAGAGCCTTTTTACCTTCCATGGAAAGAGGAGCAAAATGGAATTCAGGAACATCTTTTAAGTTGTATGTTCCGTCCATAAACTCTGTGAGTCTGGCGTTGATCTGTGTCATCATTTCACAGAACTCGTCTCTGACGGCATTGATTCGTGCTTCTACAGTTTCCATGGAAACCTGGGCAGAAGCAAAAGTGGAGCCGTCTTCCGACACGCCAGACACAATAACTCCGCTTACGCCGCCGGCAGACAGAATATCGTTATTCACTTGTTTGTATTTGTCCCATTGGAACAAATCGTTCAAATCAGGCTGAATAACTTCTGCTTTGGCCAGATAGTTTGTGGTAACAAGCGGAAACCCACTCATGCCTTGCTGAAATAACTTACGAACCTGTCTTAATTCGGTTTCATCGGGAAGAATATCGGCGTTCTGTTTTTCATCGCCATAACGAACATGAACAAAACTTCTGATAGCAAGGTTAAGAGTTGCGTCTTCATATTTGGAGATCAGCTCTTTTTTTGCTAAAGCAGAAAGACAGGAAGCAATAAACGGAATGGCATACCTGTGCCAGCTTTCTTTCGCCGTCTGGAAAACGAACGTATTTTCCGGATTAAGTTGAGCATATTGGGTACCTTTGTTGAGCGCTTCCTGAATTTCTTTTGGATAACCTTTAAAATAAGTTTCCAGCTGATTATCTTTAATCCAGTTCTCTTTGACGTCGTATGATTTAGTGCGCCACTCATTGAGAATGGACTGACAGTCAAAGTCAACAATTGGCTGACCGTTAAGTGTTACATTACCGATCCTCCACTTGTTGACCGGAAGAGTAATGATGTTGCCGTCCATAAGATAGACACATACATTACTGTACTTCCAGATCTCAAGCATAATGCCTTCGATCTTTTCTCTGAGCCGCATACGCTTGTATTGTTCCTCGTAAAGAGCATAGGTCTTTTTCTTGGCTCCGGTTAAATACCACGGCGAGCACGTTGAGAAAGGAACGTATACATGCTTTATTATGCCCCGAATAATTGGATCAGCATCAGAGTAATAATCGGCGAGCTGGTACAGACTTTGAATGTTGTCCTGTTTATTTCTCAAAATGGAACCATAGTCATAACCAGACAGTTCGCCGGAAAAAGTAATATTAGCATTACTGAAACTTTGAATAGCTTGTTCGTCTCGGTCGTTTGACGCCCCCACAAAAACGTCTTTCTTCTCAGGACGAGACGCTACCACGGTTGTGGTTCTTCTGAAGAACCTATCGAAGAAACCCATTGGGCATCCCGACCTTTCTTTTTAGAATCCGCTGACTACACCTATGCAAACAGGCCCGCGTTTAAATCGTTTGACGTTTTCTTTTTCAAGTTCGCAAATATAGTCGTTACCCATAGCCAAGGACGAATATCTGTCCTTATGCATGTTCGCTCTTGGTACATCGTAAAGAATGTTTCCGTTTGCCCCGGGTTTCGCAACTATATTGCCCATCTCGAACTGCAAAGCGTCAGTCTCGATAAAGTTGGCGATCTCTTCCATCGTCATTCGCTTGGAGATATCGTCAATCTCAGACTGTTTCTGCTGAATTGTTCTGTAGTTCATAGGAAGCTCAATAGTGCGCTTCTCTATAGCTACGCGAAGATTGGTATAGATTCTCTGGTTCAGCTGATTGACAGCCCTGAAAGGATGCAGTACAGCCTTAGCTTCAAGATTTGTTATCGGAGCGTCGTCCACAACGAGAGGCGGGAATTCCCTGCCGGAAATCGGATCAACCCATTCTTTATCGAAGAATCGGTCCAGGCTGTCTCCAAGACCTCTGGCGTCGTATACGATTTTCTCCGCGTTCGGAAATTTGATATGGCAAAGCTTTCTTAATTCTTCTGCGAGAATATCGAGAGTCTTTCCATGAAAGCTTCTGATATGGACCAGCTTCTTGGAAAAAGTACCGTCAGACCGTTCTGTAAACTTAATTACAGTAATGATACTGTTATCGGCATTCTTTGCTTCAGAAGTAGCTATATCCAAAGCAAGGACATATCTCGATTTGGAATTCTTCGGCTGTTCCATCTCGATCTTATCCAACGTTCTACACGTTTGGACAAGCTCATACGGAAAAGCTGAGTTGGAATTCGATCCAACAAATTTGGAGCCATATTCCATCTGGAACACCAAATCAGGCATACGTTCTTTTTCTTTGAGGAAAAAGTCCATATCGGTAATTCCGTTTGCCGCTGCCGCTCTGTAATCCAGAGAGCAGGCAAATACGGTTTTATCTCCTGTGGCCATTCTTCTTACGTCTGCAAGAAAATTGGCGTAGTACTGATTACTTTTTTCGCAAGCGGAAGTAATGGTCATGGTCTTGGAAGGGAAGTCCTTAAACCCATACGCCCTGCAGTTGTAACGGGTCTCATTACGGGTAGGGGCGATAATGGATTCAAGCATCTCCTGATCGACATCGAGTGCCTCGTCAACAATGACAATCTTGGCACGACGTCCTCTGGCGCTTTCCAGAGCCACAGACTCAATTACGCTTCCATTTTTGAAAGAACACTTTGAAGAGTCTTTCGCCACCTGCACCAAAGTACGGGCATTGGTAGCGGAAATCTCGTTCGCAATATTCTGGTTCTGGTCGGCCAATTGCTTCAGTTTCTGCAAGGCCAAAGTTGCTTGTTTGGCCGTAGCAGAAACAACAAGAACATTGGTTCCCGGGTAAAGAACGCAGATAGCGCTTGCTCCAAGAATCGCAAGCCATGTTTTACCAAAACCACGGGAACAAGTGTCTTTTGAGTCAATGCAGTTGCCGAACTCCCGCATGATTACATGCTGTGCTCTGGTCAACTTGATTGGGGAAAAGGCATCTTCAATGAAAACATCAAGATGAGTTCTGTAGAAGATGATTTGTTCCTCTGCGGCTTTCCAGTTTGTGATGACACCGGGTCGAATGATCATTCAAATCACCTCACACGGTGTCCAGCCCAAGCGATTCGACAATATACCTGAACTCTTCAATGGTTCTGTCGACATCATCTTTGGGCCATTCAATTTTCCTTGTACAAGGATAACCGGTAGTTTCAAGCTTCATGGTTAACTCAGCCCATGAGCCTAAACCACCTTTCTCTCCCGGTTTGCGTTTACATGCTGCAAAGTTGCCTGTTTTCATCAGCAGGTCAAACTGAGCAACGGCATCCTTAACAACAGAGAAGTCACATCTTCCTGCCATGTAGTCGTTCTGAACCTTGTCCACAAGAAGAGACGCTTTGGCTAATTTCTTAGCGTTGTCCCTTAAAGATGTGTCATTCAGTTCAAAATCGTTCTCCAAACCGGAATAATATTCTTCAAGAAACTCCAATTCACTAGGCTTGAAGTCTCCGTTGAATTCGTGTGAATAAGTTTTGACATTAGGGTCTTTTGTTTCGACTATGTGCCCAGCCTCTTTAGCTTCCTCATAGGTTGTAATCTGAGGATTCTGTGAATTGTCCACATATTTGTAAGTGTGCGGTCCCTGCATAACAGACGGAACATGCTGACAGGTTAGTGTATCAAGAATGATAGCTCTCCGGTCTTCAGAAAGCTTTTGATAGTTTTCGTTCTTAGCCGCTTCAAGCGAAGCTTTCTTCTGGGCCGCTTTCCAGATTTCATCAGTAAACTCACGGTGGTTCTCCCAGAAGTAGCCTCTCATCTCGTCTTTGGTTCTGCATTTGCCGACACACGACTTGCACCATATGTCTCTTCCTGCCTGGTCTATCCAGTCACGATTGGTGTAAAAATCAGTAAGGCGTTTAACCTGATTGCATTTCAGACATAACCTTGTGGCAGGAGGAGCTTTTGCTGTTTTGCGTGGTTTGGCGGTTCTCATTTGTCAACACTTCCGTAGAACTCAGCCAAAGCCAAAAACAGTTCAGGAGTCTTTTTGTATTTGTACTGAGGAATTTTATATTCGCCAACCTTCTTGACGTAGACAAAGCGAATACCTTTTTCCTGAAGGAAGTTTACTTCTTTTCTCCATTGGGTCATATATTCGCAATCAAATGCCTGTTTAGGTACGACTCGTTCAGCCATCATAATCTCTCCCTTCTACGGCCTTGTGAGAATAGTCTCTCCCTTATATATGTTTTCGAATGTACGCGATTCACTTTTGTATGGTTTTGATACAAAAAGAGCGTCATGACGTGCAAATGGTTATCGTTTTCTTTGATTTCTATGGATTTGGTTTTTATTTCTGTTTAAACGGAGAGGAAAGACCGAATTCTTTTTTGTTGATTTTCAAGGGATAGGGTTCGGAAAGTGATGTTCAATTCAGTTATGAGATTTGTAGAGAAGGAAGAGGGTTAAAAAAAGATTTAGAACAAGGATGAAGGTAAATTGAATTTGTTTCTTAAGAAAGAAAGTTGGAGTTGGAGAGTAGGAATCGGATTTTGGTTGGGACTGATGTTGGGTATTGGATTTGGAATTGGGAGTTGGAAAAGAACAAAAGTTAATTTTCGGAGAAATTCCAAAATCTTTTCAGCGTAAAACACGCACAAGAAGGAGGTACACACATGACCACGTACTACAACGAAATCGTCAAAGCCAATCTTGTAATTGCTGCTGACGATGCTACTTACGCTGTCCAGTTCGACGAGGAATGGCGTCGCGGCAAGACTTGGGAGTTTGATCCCATGTCCGATGCGGTTGGACAGTGGAAGCACAAGCGCACGGGCAAGATCCGTGTTCGCTTGAATCCTGTGAAAGGCACGATGGTGTTCCCGGAGGACGCCAATCGTCGCCTGGATTACGTAATGTCCATTGATGATGCAAGAACTTTCTGGAAGTTCATGCACAAAGAAGTGCACTTCTGGTTTGCACTGGACATGGCGAACCAGGGTGAACTGCACGGCTTTGATGCAGATCTTCTCCGGTGTATGGAAGACTGCGCAGGTTGCGCAACGAATGTCAATCCCGCCTGATGATGACTGTTTGGTTAGCAGTCGAAACGGAGCGTAAGCTCCGTCGTGGGAAACCACAACAAAATAAGCCGAAAGGCAAGGAGGTAGTAGCTATGTCTACTCGTAAGTTCGTTTCTATCATCGTTTCTGCTCTGGTTGTCTTTTTCCTGATTGTTTCTTCTGTTGGTCTCGCTCTCGCGGATGACTCCGTCCGCTCGGTTGCCGCCGTCGTCACCGGTTACAAGACTTCTTCCTTTGGAAACCTCGAAATTGAGGTTGTCGACGCCGAAGGAAACATTTGGGCTTATTACGCCGACAAAGCCCACATCGGGGATCTGGTGATCCTTACGGTCTTCGACTTCGAAGAACTTTCTTACGAAGACGATGAGATCGTTGACGTTGTTACTATTGGTCGTCTCAGCAATCACGAGATGGTTCAGTGGCTTTGCCGCTAAGCACCTCGTTCACTTCGACCAGGAGGGGTAGCACACCCCTCCTGTTTTTGTATCTAAAGAGGAGGAGAGATCATGGATTACATTCAGGTTCTTACTAACGAAGGTGTAAACCTTTGGGACGTTGCCGAGTACATACTGCTGTCCGAGGAATCTCGGGACGGTAAGCAGGACGCGGAATGGGAAAAGCGTTGGCAGAAACTCTACACCTGTGGAGGAACCGGCTATGTCAACGTCATCTACAAGAATCATCTCGATGACAAGCTGACCAGCGATCTGCTGCTT